ACAAAAGGAGAATCCTATGTATTTTCAGATGTTTTAGTAAATCCATTAACAGGTAATCATTTTAATAAAGACGCTGCTAAAATTAATAAAAAGTATTCTAAAGCTGATTCTTATAAAGAAGAACAAAATGCTTTAGAATTTTCTATGAATAGATTATCTATGTTAAATGAGATTGTAAAACCTAAAGAACAATCTACACAATTATTTAATGGTGGTCCTACTAATAAAAAATATTCTACTATAGATGATCAAACTAATTTTCCTATGGAAGAATTAAGTGTACCATTATCAGATAACTGGTTTTACGATGCTAAGACAGATCAATTATACGATCCTCCTTTGCAACAACCTTCTCCTATAGATACAAGTCTGATTAAAAAACCAATGGCTGATAGAAGTAATCCTACTTTAAATACTGTAGATGCGCCTATAACCACTGATAGAACTGATTATGTAAGTCCTTTTGATAGAACACCTAAAAATACTGAATTTAATTATAATACTGTAGCTTTAGGTTTGAAAGGTTTAGGTTTAGCAAAATCTATAGCGGATTCATTAGAACCTGCTGAAATAGAAAAACCTATTTTACCAGATTATAGACAATCTGATAAACAAATGTATGCTACTAATATTGATTATACCCAAGCTAAACAAGATGCTTTAGCAGCTTCTAATTTAGCTGGTAACATTAATAGAAGTGCTTCTGGTTCTTTAGAGCAATACATGGGTAGACAAGCTGGTAACTATGCTAATTATGCTGACAATATAGGTAGGATATCTATGAAAGAAGCGTTAGATAGAAATCAACAGTATGTACAAAGAGCAGGCTATGAACAAGGTAAAGCATTAGACACATCCAATAGATTGTATCAAAATAGAATCGATAATCAAATGAATAGAGCTAATGCAAACTTAGCCGATCAAAAATTATTCACTGAGTTGACTCAAATAGGTTCTGAATTTAATCAGTATCAAAATTATAAAGAAATGGTACAAAATAATAAAGAACTTACACAAGCTTATATAAATGAAGGACTTGCTATTTTAAATTCTAAAAATACTAATTTTGGTTTTTCTGAAGATTTTATTGAAAGAATTAAATCAGGAAAAGCTAGTATTGATGATTTAGTTAAATTTGTAGCAACCACTCAATCTACTAAAGCAGAAACTAAAACAACTGACTAATGGCTATTACAAGATTTGATAAATTTACTCCGAGAGATTATAACATGGAGTGGTATGCTCCTAAAGAATTCATGCCAAATTTTGAAGCATGGTCTGAGTTGTTATCTACTCAACAATCTAAATATGATCAAGCTATATTAGCTAGCCAAAAGTTACCTAAACATTTACAGCATAGAACTGATCTTGCTGGAGAATATAAACAAAAGGTTACTTCTGGAATAGATGATATTAGTAAAACGTATATGGAAAAAGGCTTAACCGAAGGAAATCGTAAAATGCGAGACTTCGGTTTAGCCTATAGCCAAGATTGGCAGCCTGGTGGATTAGCTTATGAACTTGAACAAGAGTATTCTGATTATGCTACTGCACAAAAACAAATAGATGATTATTATAAAGACAATAAAGCAGAGCATTCTGTAAATAGAAGGTTTTCATTAGATGCATTAGGTAAAGCTGCTAAACAAGAATTTAAATTTAATCCTGAAACAAATATGTATCAGAGAGCTAATATTTCAGCAGACTTACGACCTTATGTTGATATTATGGAAGAAGCTCAGAAGGTTGTTAGAGACATTAAAGAAAATGGATATACTGATATTGTATCAATGTCTCCAGCATGGTTTATGAAAATACAAAAAGAAGAAGTAACTCCTGAAACAATTAAAGAAGTTACGGAAGCTTTAATGCAACAACCTAAATACGCAGAGCAAAGACAATTAGAATTGTGGGGAGAAAAACAAAAATATACTCCAGAACAATTGGTTGAGTTAGAAAATAAAGCTAAAGAGAATTTAAAAACTAATTTAGATAGTGTTATATCTGAAGCTGAAAAATTAAAGAGTACTAAAAAAGGAAAAGAAGCTTTGCAAACAATGTTACAAAAACAAGGTTATTACACTGGAAAAATTGATGGTGATTTTGGTAAAGAATCTCAAGAAGCTTATGAAAAATTTATTCAAGATTCTCAAGCAAAAGTAAATAAAAAAATAGAAAATGTTACTGCAGATTCTATTTTAAATGATAGAATTTTAAATAATTATACTGAACCTTTGGTAAGAGCTTATGCTAGACAAAAAGTAGAAAAAGACTTAGTATTTAATAAAGAGTGGGAAGTTAAAATAAATTTACAAGCTCAAAGGGAAAATACAGGAGCTTTAGTTACAGCAATTCAATCTTTAAACAGTCCTGCTCAAAGTGAAGTATTAGTAAGTCCTGGTTTAAGCAGACCTATGGAAACTATTGATGATTTAAGAAAAACTTACAGTAATACGTATGATCAATCTAAGAAAGCATTTAATGATATAGCTAATATATCTGGTCTCACTGGATTACTTGGAACATCTGCACCTAATACAATTCATACAGTAACTGAAATAAGAGAACGATCTGCCACACCAGAAGAATTTAAAAAGAATTTAATGACTGTTGGTATAGTAGCTGATTCTGATAAATTATGGGATTATTACAATTCTCCTTCTTCAGAAGGTTTAAAGAATTCTTATTTATCAATGCAACAAGCTAAACATGATTTAAATGAAGCTAAAAATGCAACAATTGGTTTGTTTGGTAATTATTTTAATACACCAGAAGGAAAAAAAGAAATGGCTTTTATCAAGAGAGAGTATGGATTAACTAATAAAAAAGATGATGAAGTAATTAAAATGATACTTGAAGATGATCCTAAATTTAGCACTAAACCAAAACAAGCATCTTGGAGAAGTGTAACAACAGGTATGGAAAACCCTTCTCCTGCAACTTATGTTAATGAACTTGATAGATTAAAACAAAAAATTAATGAAGCAGCAAGAACTAATCCTGGACTATTTCCAATATCATTAAGAGGTTATGCTTTAACAGCTAAAGAAGGACCATTGGCAGATTTAAATGGATTAATTGTAGAAGATTTAAAAACTGGATACACTTTAGGTTATACAAGTGATAGTGGAGATGGTATGAGATTTGCTGAAGCTACGCCTACTGGAATAGGTGGTTCAGTAGATTTCGAAGATGTAAATCTTGAAAATATGGATGTTAGATTTAATGTAGATCCTAAGGGTGTTACTTATTATATAACGTCTAAAGAAAAAGGAGAAAAAGGTAGAAATGTAGTTAGTGTAGTAAGACCACCTGAATCACACAAACCTAAATTAATTCAATCAGCGTTGGAATTAAAAAAACAAGCTGAAGAAACAAAAGATGTTGTTTTAAGAGATCAGGCGGAATTAATGTATGCAGTTTTAACAAAAGGTGAACAATATAGACAAGCAGTTCAAGATCATATAGAACTTACTCCATTTAATACAACTAAATTATCAAGTGTAATTGATCCTAATTCAAGTACTGCTTCTCGTACAAGAACCTTTAAAGAAAATAAATATCTTAGTGGAATACCTGTAGGAAATGAGATTGAATCAGAAAATATGCTTTATCAAAAATTTAAAGTTTTAGATCAAGCTACCGGAGAACAAAGTTATATGATGACTGTACGTACAGATAAAGGATATTTACCAATTAAAAATGAAAATGGAGGATTATATTATAATTCTTCACAGGCAGCTGAACATCCAATTATACATGAAGAAATGATGTCAAGAATACCTGTAAATGTAAAACAACAGAATGTGAAACAAACAAATGTTTCAGAAGAAGATGCGGCAAAGTTAATGTTACTTTTAAACAATAAATAAAATGCCTGAAATTACAATACCAAGTACAAACACTAAGTTTGATCCTAAAGTTAGTTTGTTTGAAGAAGCTAATAAACTAGGAGTTAAACCGTTAGTGTTAGCTGATAAAAAATTTAGTGTAGATTCTCAATCGAACACTTTAAATAGTTTTAGTAATATAGATGCTTCTGAATATGGAAAAAACACTTCGCTGTTTGGTTCTGATTCAGAAGCATCAGCTATTTTAAATGAGCAGCGAGCTCAAAATCAAGGAGCTGGTGAACAATTATTAAAAGGATTAGGTCATCTAACTTCTACAGTAGGAACTGAAATATTAAAAGTACCTGGTTATATAGGAGGATTAGTTGCAGCACCAGCTATGGAAGGTTCACTTATAGAAAATATAGTAGATAATGCTTGGGTTAATGCTTTTGAAGAATTAGATGAAGGTATTAAAAATCAAATGCCTGTATATTTAACCAAGGAAGTTCAAGAAGGTGGTATTGGTAGAAAATTAGCTTCGTCAGCATGGTGGGCTACTACTGGTGCTGAAGGTATCGGATTTATGTTATCAATGTTTGCACCTGGTCAAGCTTTAAAAGCTTTAGGTGTTGGTGCTAAACTAGGAAAAGGAATTCAAGCTATAGCAAAAGAATCTAAATTAGCAAAAATAATTACATCAGAGAAGTTTTTAAAACCTACATTGAATGGTTTAGAGATGACAAGTGATGGCGTTTCTAAAATAGAATCTACTGCTGCCATAGCTTTAAATACTTATATAGAAGCTGCTGCTGAAGGAGCTAATACATTTGATAATGTAAGAAAACAGTACTTACAAGATAACCCAGATGCTTCCGATGAAGAGGCTAGAAAAGTTGCTAGTGAAGCTGCGGCTAATGTAGTAAAAGCTAATATAGGTGTACTACTTCTGTCTAATGGATTGGATGAATTATTTTTATTTAAAGGTTTTGCCGGAGGAGCTGAGAAAATGGCTGAAAAAAGTGTTTTAGGTAAAATTATGAAAAATGGTATTATAGATGTAGACGAAGCCGGTAAATTAAAAAGAGCTGGTTTAAAAGAATTTGTTAAAGCAGCTCCTTTAAAAATAGCATCTAATTTTGCAAAAGAAGGTTTATTTGAAGAAGGTCTTCAAACTAAAATTCAACAACATTATGAAGATGTTGCTAGTGGTAAAACTAAAGCTTCTTTTACTGAAGATGTTTTAGGTAATTATTTTGAATCATTGTTTAACGATCCTGCGATGCAAGAAGCTGTTGTATTAGGTGGTATACTTGGTTCAGGTGCTTCAATGTTTAGTTTAGCTTCTGATATTAAACAAAAGAATGAAATGTTATATGGTAGAGAAGCATATACTCCTTCAGCGATTGGTAGATTTTTTGGTAAAAAACAAAAAGAAGCTACTAAAGGATTAGTTAATATAATGAATGAAAACTTTATTAATTCTACAAGAAGTATTTTCGATATTGCTGAAAAAGATGCTGATGGTAATGTGATTAGAGAAAATGGTAAACTTAAAATTAATGAAACTAAATTAAAAGATTTAGTTGAACAAAAAGAAGGATTACTATTATTAAATCAATTACATAATTTAGCTGTACTTGAAGGTAATAAAGTGGAAGAAGAAATGTTAGGCGATTTATTATCTTTTAATTACTTTATGCCATTCTTACAACAAGATGGTGGTTTTGAATTATTAAACCAACATATTTCAAATCAGCTTGTTGACTTAATGGCAAAGAAAACAGAAGATGCTGGTGGAGGTGTACCTACAGAACAAGATAAAGAAAAGTTAAAAACTAAGCTTTTAAGTAAAGCTAAAGAATATAAAGATATATATGACACTGTCCATAAAACTACAAATACTGAATTTTATATTCCTGTAGATAATCCTCAAGAATACAGTGGTTGGAAAGAGACAGTTAAGAATAGAAAGATACAAGCTCTAGTTACTCATAATTCTGCTCAAAAAAGTTTAAATGAATTAAATGAAAAATATCCAGAAGGTATTGATGAAAATACATTACCTCCTGATAAATTTATCGAATATAAACTTACATCTAAACTTAAAGAAGAGTATCAAAAAAGAGTAAATGATGCTAAAGAAACTTATACAAAACTTTCTTCAGAAAAAGGTCTTAAAGAAGATTATGAAAAATTCAATAAACAAATACAAGAAGATCTTAAAAAAACTGAAGAGATTGTAAAAGAGGAGGCAGAAAAAGATGAAAAGATAAAAAATAAACTATCATCTGTTAATTCTTTAAAAGCAAAAGCATCAAGTGTTGGATATGAGGAAAATGAAATGGTTTTATTAGAAGATGATTACGGAGATCGATTTAAATTTAATCCTTCTACTGGAGAAGTTACTAATGCGTTTGGAAAAACTATTGAAGATTTTGAAGATATGTATGTTGTTCCAAAAAATCTTGTTTCAAAAGAACAACAAGATTTAGAACAACTAAAAACTTCAATGGAAGTAGCTGAACAGTATAAAGAAGTTTTAAATACTCGTCAAAATTATAAAGAAGATTTTGATGTAGAATCTGTAAATAATTCTATTAAAGATTTAATAAATGCTGTAAAAACTTTATATGCAGATAGGCTTAATGGTAAACAAGGTAAAACTAAAAAATTATTTAGATTACCTAAGTTAGATAAAGGTATATCTGAATTAAATAAAGCTATCGATACTTTAAATAAAAGACTTGAGTATCTAGAATCTTTACCTTTAAATGATCAAACAGTTAAAGATAAGACAATAGAGTTACTTACAAAATTAGTTAATTTAAGAAATACCTTAACTAACATATCTAAATTAAGCGATATATCATTTGGTATAGCAGTTAAAGATACATCTTTATTAAATAAATTACATCAAACTTTTCCAAATGCGCCTTATCTATTTAATAAAATAATGGATAAGAAAGATGCTAATAAGGTTTTAGGTTCTAAAAATACTACTTTAAAAAATAATGTAGTAACTAATTTTAAAGATAATTTAGAAGATTTAGATAAAGCTTTAGAAATTGTAAATAGCGTTAAAGATTATAGTAAATCAGGAGAAGTGTTTATGTCTACACCTGAAGGCATGGATTCTAAAAATTATACTTATGTAACTAATTTAGAATCTGATACATTATACGAAAAGCTTAAAGATTTTGATTTAAGTAATGACTACTTTAATGATTTTCATACAGCTTTAGATGAAGTAATTTCTAAAAATTATCATGAAGTATCTGAAAAAGTTCTTGAAAAAACAGTACACTCTTCTCAAAAACAAGATGTAGATACAGCAGAAATTACAGAAGAACCAGCCGATTTAGATAAAATTTTTGCACAAAAAGCTTTGCCTAAAACTCCTTTTGTTACTACAGGGGTGTCAGTAAAATATGATCAGCAAGGAAAAGATGTAATTAATAATGAAGGCTATCCTGAATTAACACCTTTTGAAACACAAAAGAGATGGTTTAATACTATAGATAAGTATGCTGATACTTTACAAGATTATCAATTAGTACCAGTTACAGGAGCTACAAAAAATCCTGAATTATTAGCTGCAATACAATCTGGGTTTACAAATCCATCATTACTTAATGATACAGATGTATTTGTATTTTTAGTTGATAAAGATGGTAACTTTGTAAAAGAAAATGGTAAACATGTATTTACTTCTTTACGAAAACCATCTACAATGTTTCCAGAAAACGGAATGGCTAAAGTAGCACCAGATTATACTATTAATTTATATTTACAATCATTAGGTGTTCCTGCAGTAGATTCATTTGAAAAAATTAAAAATCAAAAGATAGGTAACTTTGTACTTGGTAAAAAAGCTCGTGCTAAATTAAAAGATTTAATTGATTCTGATGCAACTGGTCAAACATTATTAGTATTAGCTAATGAGTATGCTAAAGAACAGTATGAAGCGTTTATTAATGAAATATTAAATAATACTGATTCTAATGTATCTTTGAAAATAGAAGGTGTTACTAAGGGGTATCAATTATATAGAGTTGATAAAAATGGTAAAAGAATTAAAAATAAAATTCAAGATGTATTTAATAATATTAGTTTTACAAACTTACCCGGTACTAATCAATTAAAAGGTGGTAAAATAGGAGTAGTTGTAAATGCAGATGTTAAAGTAGGTAATGAATTTTTGAATCTCCCTAAAGGTACTGTTTATTTTCAATTTGATAATAATGAAGTAATTACTTTAGATTCTAGAACATTAAATGATAAAGAAGTTTTAACAGTTATTTATTTACTTTCTTTAGCTGATAATAATAAAGATTTAAATACTATTACAATACCTAGTAAAAATGGATATACTTTTAATGGAAAATCTATTGGTAAAAATATTCCAGTATTCTTTAAAAAATCTAAAACTAATGAACAAGCGTTTTCTTTATTAGAAACACTTATTAATTATGGTTTAAGAAAAGATACTAAAAATAAAAAAGGAGAAATCTATATTCAATCTGGTAAAGTAGTGTTTACTGATTTTAATGGTAACTTAAATGAAATACCTTTAAGTAAGTTAACAGAAGCTATTAAGAATAAGAATAGTTCTGAAATAAAACCTTTAGTTGACTTTTTAAAACAAAAAAGATTTAATGTACATAATCTGTTAATAAATAATAATCCAACTTTTATTTATCCCATTTATGAAAATGGTAAATTAACAGTTAATGAAAATAGATCTTATTTTGAATTTATGTTTAATGAAGTGTTGACTACAACAGCTATGAGTAAAGATGGTTATCCTAGAAGATTACAGCGTAATGTAATGTTTGATTCTAAGTTAACTAAAATGTCTAAAAAAGCTCCTGTTAAACATGCAGAGAATAAACCGGTTGCGTTAGAGACATCGGAAAAAGTAACTGAAGAATCTATAATAAATAGACAAATTTTAGGTTGGAAAACACAAATAGAAAAATTATCTCCAAAAGAAATAAAAGATATTTTAAATCATCAATTAAACAATCTTACTGGGTTTGCTGAATTATTGATTAAAATAGGTATTCAACCAACAGAAGAACACGTCAATACTATTTTTAATGCTGTTTATGATATTAAACCTAAAGTACCAGTTTTAGAAAATAAAACTAAATCAATAGATGATCAAATAGCCGATCAAAAAGCTGATATAGAAAGAAGAAGAAAAGAATCTTTTGAACAAATAACTTCTCCAGAAGATTTCAAAAAATTAGGATTAGAACAAAATAAAGATGAACCACCTTATTCTACAACTTTAGATGCTGGAGATGAAAATTTAGAAGAAACTTTATTTGCAGATAGTAAAGAAAAACTTATTGATAAAATTAATGCTAAATACGATGCTGAAATAGCTGCTTTACAAAATAAAACAGAAGAAATTTTAAAATATAAAAATATTGAGGTTATAGATACTGAAAATATTGTAAACGCAGAAGGTAAAAAAGGGGCTGCTCAATTAGATAGAGATAATAATGTTATTAGAATTAATAGAAAAATTCTTAAAGTAAAGTTTGAAGAAAAAGCATGGACTAAACCAAGAGACTTAATTGAAGTTATCCACGGTGAAAAAGTTACAAGTGCTGCTCAAGCTTTACCAGAAAATCAGTTTTCTAATTATCAAGAATTTGAAAATTTTGTTATGGAACATGAATATCAACACTCTATTTATACTAGAGAAGATTTTGATAAAGAGTTTCCTAATAAAACAAAAGGTGACTATGAATCTGAAATTAACAATAGAGCTTTAAAAGAGTTGGGTTTATCTGAAAAAATAACTGAACAAGCTTCTTTAGAAAAACCTAAAAAATTATCAGCTAAAGAAAAACTAGATAAGTTAAAAGGTGAAAAAAAATCTATTACTTTAAGTAAAACTCCAACAGCTGATAAAAGAATAGATAATGAATCGTTACTTGATTATTACATCAAAAATAACATTGTACAAAAAAATTGTAAATGAGTTGTACTTACACATATCGCGGAAAACAATATAGCAAGGTTGGGTTACTGAGAGTATTATCTCAGTCCCAATCTGCTATATCCGAAAATGCTAGAGAATTTTTAAGATCTAAATTAGGAATGTTAGATCATGAAATAGAAATTGTAAAAGGTTTAATTGATAATAAATCTTTAGGTCGATTTTTAGAAGATGGTAAAATATTGTTAAGTAATTTAGCAGATGATTCTGTAGCATATCATGAAGCTTTTCACAGAGTATTTAGAATGTATTTAACACCTGAAGAAAGAAAAGCTATTATAAATGAAGCAAAGTCTAAAGCAAATATAGATAAATACAGATCTATTTATCCTGATTATACTGAAGACGAATTAGTAGAAGAATTTATAGCAGATGAGTTTTCAGATTATATATTAAATGATCGTCAAATGGAAACTCCTAGAAAAACTTGGTTTGATAGGATAATTGATTTTATTAAAAAATTATTAGGTATAAAAAAAGATAGGCTAGCTAAACTATACTCTGAAATTAAAGATGGTAAATATTCAGGTAAACCATTAGATGTTAAATATAGATATGCTAAACAAGCTGATAAAATACAAATAGGAGAAAATGAATATTCTTCTGAAATTAAAAATGATTTTATTCAAGCTGTAGCTAGAGAATTTATGTCTGAAGTTTTTAAACAAGGTTCGGTATATGATTTAGTTAAAGGTAAAATTGATAAATCTGTTCAAACAAAATTATATGATGAATCATTTAGATTAATTGCTGAAGCGCTGGTAGATACACATCCAGATATGATTTCAGACTTTTTAGATGACTTTGAAAAAGGTCCGATTGATAGTTATTTAGCAAATCAATTTAAACAGTATCTTGAAACTATTGTAGGTAAATTTGAATATACTTTAATAGAAGAGTCAGAAATAAAAAACTCAGAAGAAGGAGTGGGGGAAGAAGAAGCTGGTAGACCTAACGATGACTCTGCTCCGGCATGGACAGCATCTATTGAAATAGATCCTAAAACTAGCATGTCAAAAGCAATAAAGATGTTATTAGCATCTTTTGTAAATAGTAACGAAGAAAGTTCTTTAGGTTTAGATTTACCTGTTAGATGGTCAAATGCTTTTAATAAAATAGCTCAACATTTAGCTGGTGTACCTACACAAGATTCTATCAAACATCTAGCTAAATTAAAAGAACCTTGGGTTAATGATTTAATTGAATACTTGGGTGGAGTAAATCCTGAAAACTTAGATACATCTACGTTTAGACTTAGAAATGATTTTATTAAAACTTTCTCTAAAACTCAGCATACTTATGTAATGATGCATGTTGAAAAAGAAGGTATAAAATCATTTGATGCAAATCAAAACACTAAAGAAAAAAAGAAGCTTAGAGAATGGAATGATAACATGATACTGGCTATTAAAAAAGCAACTGAATCAGGTAGTTTTGAACAATGGCTACAAAGATTAAAAACAGAGATTGTAAATGCAAAAGTTGTAGATATTGATTTATATTCAGAATTGCTTGGTATTGATGTAAATGATGAATTAAAAAACGTACATTTATATAATCAAAATGGGCAGCAATTTTATTATTCAAACGCAATGAAAAATATTGCTGAAATGATATTAGATGCTGCTAGGTTAAATAAGTTTTCTGATACTAATACACCAGAATGGTCAAACTTATTTAATAAAGCTAATTTTGATATTGAAGGTACTATAAAAAAATTAGCAGCTGTTCAGAATGAATATGAAGATGCTGTTGATTTAATGGTATACAGTAGAGATAAAAAACTATACGGTATATCTTTAAATACCTACACTACTACTACAATTAATACTTTAAATTATGTAGCTGATATGATGAATCCAGAATCTTCTCTGGAAGAAAAATTAGCTATAATTGAACAGTATTTACCACATGTATTAAATTATCAAACAGTAGATAAACTAAATGATGGTTCTTATGTGATTAAATCTAAATGGTTGAATCATATACTTAGTGGTAAAAAGATTAAAATGGTTATAGTAGATGGTATTAAAAATGACAAAGGTGATAATGAAGCTCTATCTGATATAAATGAGTCAGATCTTCATTCTGCTACATTAAATTTAGCTTTGCAAGGAATTAATATATCATTTAAACACTCTGATAGAAGTGTGTTTTATGGATATAAAATGGAGAACGGAGCTATATTTGATTATCAAGAAGGTCCGTATAGAAACTCAAACGAAATAATGTCGTATTTAAAAGCTGTATTAACAACACAATTAAAAGATGAAGTTAAAAGAGCTAATTTAAAAGACATTCCTTTAATACAATATTTTAAAGATAAATATAAAGATTCTCAAATACTAGATCTTAAAAATATACAAAATTTAAACCCTGATTCAAAAGAGATCCAAGATTTAATATCTGTAGCAATTGAAGATGCGTATTATGATTATAAAAAAGAATTAGTAGATTGGGGTGTAATTGATGCTACAGCTGCAACCCAAAAAGGTTTAAGTCAAGACTTAGTTGAGTTTCATAATGGTAATTTAGATCTTACTATAGCATCTGCGTTTGCTAATCAAATGTTAACTCATATAGAAGAAGTGAAAGTTTTTCTTGGAGATTTTGCCTTTTTTAAAGGGGCTGAGGATTTTTATAAGCGTATGTCAACTACATCAGGAACTGGTGAAAATCTAGTTAATGATGATATTACAAATGCTAAAATTCAAGAAGCTAATGATATAGAGTTTCAATTATATGAACCCAGATCTACTCAAACAATTACTTTAAAATATGATAAAGTAATTAATGGTAAATTTACTTCGGTTACTTTTAATGAAAAAAGTGATTATTCATTACAAGACGCTACTGATTTAACAATAGCCTCTCCGTTAGATGGTGAAATGATTTCTAAAGTACAATATGGATTTGAATGGAATATGTTAAAAGATTTAAGTCAGATTTCTAAAGAAGAAATAACTGAAGATGTTAAAAAATCTATACGCAAACTTGCAGAAAACTATACTGCTAATTATAAAGAAATGAATGAAAACGATGGGCAGTCTTGGATGAATATGTTTTTCTTTAGAGAATATATGATGAGATTAGGTAACTGGCCTCAAGAAATGGAAAATTTATTCAGAATAGAATTAAAAGTATTATCTGCAAGATCAATGTATGATTTAAAAGATATTAAAATTACTATCGATGGAATTGAGTATAATGCTTTTGATTATGGTTTATGGGATAAAGGTTGGGTGGATAGTGCACATACGTTAAAATCACAATATGCTGGACCGACCCAAGCTTATAATGATTATAAAGCAGCTATTCAAAAAGACATATCTGAAAGAATATTTCCATATACTATTTATAAAACATCTTATCATGTATTATGGCCATCAACTGTGATAGGTACTAATTTAAGTCAAATGCATGCTTTTATGTTAAAAAATAAAATAGACGTTGGTCACATGGGCTCAGCTAATAAAAGCGGAGCTATTGATGCTAAAGCTGTATTTAAAAAATATAATGATAGACTTACTACAGATCAACAGTTAGTTGCTGAAAATGGATTAGATTTTTACGATGCTTATGGACACTTCAATGATTTTGTATTTGAAGGTGAATTTGGAAAGCAATTACTTGACGAAGTAACTTCTGTAGCTGATGTAAACTTTTTAAAAGATCAGGTTAAAATTGGCAATTATGAAAAAACAGAAATTAAAGGTTCTACACAATCTTTAAAAATAATGTTATCTAATCTGTTTAATAATGGTGAAGAAAGATTTAAAGGATCTGCTAAATTGATAAGTGATTATAAAAAAGTAATAAATCAACTGGTCAATCATTCTATAAATGAGTTGTTAGAAGAAATAGGTAATGAGTCACCAGAAGCTTTAGAAAAATTAGTTAAAGTAATTAAAACAGCTGCTGTTGATAGAAACAATCCTATAAATATAATAGAAGCTATTGAAGGATTTATGTCAAGTCCTTACATAGAAACACTTCCTAATAAATCTAAATTAGAAAATATATTCTATTCTATTATTACAAATAATGTAATTTCTTTTAATAGACCTGGTAACGCATATCCTCAAGTAGCTGCAACAGGTTGGGAAAATGTTGGTGAAAGAGAGATAACTCCTAACGGTATTAATGAAAGTAAATTAGTAAATTTCTATTCATTTGAAGTAGATGAGAATGGAGATATTGTAAAAGTAAATCCTGCTGAGATAATTATACCTTTACCTAAAGCTTGGATAAAATCTGTATTAGAAGCGTTTAATAAAAATAGACAAGTTAAAAGTACTAACTTAGTTGAAGCAATTGAATGGCTTAATAACAGAATTGAAAGTGGTAAATTAGATATATTTGTAAAAGGATTACGTATTCCTAATCAGCAACTTAGTTCAAATGATATTTTTAGAATAAAGAAATTTAATTTACCAACAAATGCAAACTATGTAATAGTGCCTTCTGGGATTGTTACTAAAGTAGGTGCGGATTCTTAGTTGAAGTTCGCGTAAAATCTGGTTAATTGACGGGGAGTTCCTTAGAGACTTACACACCAAGTATAGACAGTAATGTACTATATGGTCAAGATTAATTATCTTGAGTATGGTAAAAGAAGTAAGTATTGGATAATCCGCAGCCAAGATTCCTTTATAGGAATAAGGTTCAACGGCCAAAGTCGTAAAACGTTCACTTAAAGTGTAACAAATCATTTCACATGAAAACAAAAATAAATAAAGATTCACGAAACTTATTAATCGCAATGTTGTTAGGTGATGGAACTATCTCTAATAATTTTGTATTTAAACTATCTCATGCTATTGAGCAGAAAGATTATCTTGCTTGGAAAATTAAACAGTTAAATAATCACGGTATAAGAAATAACGGTATTAAAAGTTATATATGTACTTCTGGTTATAATATAGGTAAAGAAGTATTATATAGTCAATTGAATACCATTCCTTTTATAAAATTACTTAGAAGAATTTATTATAAACCAAAAAAGATAATTGCTAATAGAAGAATGTTAAATCGTTTAGATGCTAGAGGTATTGCCATCTGGTATATGGATGACGGGCATATAAATATTCATAAAAGAAAAGATGGGACAGTGCGAGGATTTGCTATTAAAATAGCAACCTGTCAAAGTAGAGAAGAGAATCAAATTGTAATAGATTATTTCAAAGATGTTTGGAATATAAACTTTTATCAATTTTCCGAAGGTCGCGGTACGTTCTCTATAGGTTGTGGTGCTAATGAAGCAAGAAAATTAATAACTATTGTGAAACCTTATGTATTAGAAATACCATCAATGTGGTATAAAATAAGAAATGAAGGGACAAAAGAAAGATTCAATCTTTCTTTAGTAAGTAGAAATACTGAAATTCCAGACTCAGATTTATTCTGGGAAGATATGGTCTAAAGCCTTGTGAAAACAAGGATATAATTTTTCGACATAGACAAACTTTCTGTTTATTGGAATGATTCTAATAATTTATTTAATAATAAATTTAAAGAATATGATTTAGATAATAATGAATATAGTAAAGAAGATTTATTTAATATTCTTTTACAGTTAGAAACTAAAATACTATTACATCCTAGAAATGCACACATGTTGTTTATGCCAGTAATTGATGACTTGCTTAAAAAAGATGCGTTTAAACAAATTGTGATAGATGGTCAAGGTAAAACTAAAGATTCTACTACATTTTTACAAGCTTTAACTCCTCAAAAAAATGTTGAAAAAGCAATTCAATTTATTAAATCAAAGTTGGGCGTAGGTGTTGTAGCTTTAGATATTACAGGTCACTCTGTATTTGGTTCTGAAGGATTTAGAGTAGCTCGTGCATTTAAAAATCCATTTAATGACTTTAAATTACAACCTACTAATTTATTATTTGAAGGTTTAGAGGGAGATTATTCTTTAAATTCTATGTATGATGCTAGTAATCGTATTATATCTGAAGTTCAATCTCAAACAATGAACTCTCAGGTAGATGCTGGTAAAGATCCTTATGCTGTACTATTAGGTATTAATAATCAGACATTAGGTATAATGATGTATCTAGTTAGACGTAGAGTACCTGTAATAACAGTATTAAAATTTTTAAGTCAACCTTTAATTCAAGATTATTTAATAGAGCAACGTAAAAATGAATCTTTAATTAATAAACAAAGAGGTGAAGAAATAGATAAACAAATTTTAGTTTATAGAACTTATGCTAAATACGGATTAAAACGTAAAGAGTTTGATAGAACTATTTCAATTACCGATGCTGATTTAACAGCTGGTTTTAAAACAATGGATGATAAACAAGGACACTTTTTTGAATATTTCTTACAGCTTGTTGATGAAGTATCTGCTTTTAATGATTTAAAAAATGCAATTAGTGTAGATACTAAAGGTAAAAAAGATAAAGCTGCTGTAGAAGCATTTGAACAATTGTGGGTAAGAGTAGAAGCTACTCAAATAGTAAGTCCTGAAACATTAAATAGAATTCGTCAAACTAGTGTATTAGCTCCTTTTTTCAAAGCGCAGTCATTATATAGAAGAATTTACTCTCCATTTTATGCTGTTGATAATTCTGTATTTGGACCATTACTTCACGATCTTAAAGACCTGTATAGTTCTCGTCAAAAAGGTGAGTATCGAAAAGAAAAAGTAAGATCATTAATTGATAATGATTTTGTTTTATTTTTATTACAAAATTATAATGATGATTTTACATTGGAAGGTTTTAATGAACTGTTTGGATTTAGTGAAGAAGATTCATTAGCAGAACAAATAAAAGAATTATCTAATAATGAAGTTCATTCTAAGAATCCTGTTATACGTGCTTTATTTCCATTAATTTCTATAGATAGAGATGCTGATACTAATAAACGTTTTGATGTAATTAGATTATTTGAAAGAGAGCTTTCTTCAATAGATTTAAATGATTTTATAGATGCTATGAAAGATATTAGAGATGAGATTAGTGAAGATTTGTATAAAAAAATAATTAGACTTGGTATTAATCAAGCTGGTTTTAATAATTCACCGTTCTCTCTTAATAAAATATTTCCTACATTTAAATCATCTGTTAGAAAAAATGGAAAATTAGAATCTTTTGAAAACGATTACTTTAGAGAATTACAGTTAACTATTATACCAATATTGAATCAAATATCTGCAGAGGCTCCGTCAATAATATCTCAATATGAAGAGTTGTTTGTAAGAAATAATCCTGACTTTGCTCCTAACAAATATTCTGATAAATCTCAAATAAGATTTTTTTATACATATAGTGCCAAAAACAAAAAAGGACATTTGTTTTATAAAAAAGATGCATATTCTCAATCAGTTTATCCTTCTATATTAGGCGGTACTTATTTTAAAAGATATTTTATTGAAAATGCTTTAGGATTAACTAATCCTCCAAAAATTCAAACAGGAAAAAAAGAAGAAACTGTTAAATTAAAATCTGGTCCTACTTTTGCTGATTTATACACTGGTAACATAAATACATCTAATATTGAAGATATTGATTATGAAGATGTAACTAATGATAATTTAAATAAAGTTATTGATGGTTTAATTAGCACTATTAATTACGAAGAAATCTCTCTTGGAAAATCTACTGTTTTAAACAAAGACTATTTGAAAAAATACAATAAAGTAGAAGATTTAATAAATGATATAAAAGATGAAATATTAAGGTTAGAAACATCTAGAGAAAATATATATGATGAATATTTAGAAGCAGTAGATAATAATAAGCAAGATCCTATGGCGTTATCTGGAGGTACTAAAAAAACATTAGATCAGATGAAAGAACGTGTTAATAGATTAACTAATTATTTAAATATTATAATGACTATTAATAATTCTGGAACTGGTTTGTTACCAAGTAGTTTAAACGATGATACTTTTACTCCAGATGAATTAAATGAAGCAGAACAAAAAGAACAAGAATGTAAAGGTTCTAATAAAAGAAATATCATAAAATGAAAAACATATCACAACGATTAATCGATTTACTAAATTATCGTATTGAACAAGAAGAATCTAGCTCACGACTTTATAAATCAATGGCTGTATGGCTTGATTTTAAAGGCTATAGCGGTGCTGCTAAATTATTTAATAAATATGCAGAAGAAGAATTAAAACATGCTGGGTGGGCTTATCAATATTTATTAGATTTAGATATTATGCCTACTGTTCCTGCTATAGAAAAACCTCAAACAGATTTTGCTGGTTTAATTGATATTATCAATAAAACCTATGAGCATGAACAACTTGTGACAAATCAATGTCAAGAGTTGGCTTCTGCAGCATTTAAAGAAGGAGATTATATGACTTTACATTTAGCTCAACACTATCTTGATGAACAAGTAGAAGAATTGGCAAAATCTAATTATTGGGTAAATCGAATTCAAGCATTTGGATCAGATCCAAATATACTATTTGAGATCGATGAAGAAATGGGTGAAAAATGATTTGTCCTAATTTAAGTAATCCACAAATACGTCAAGAGTTTGAAGAATTAAAAAATCAATTTGGAGAATCTATGGCGTATTTGTTATGGGATAGAAATGGAGGTTATCATTTAGATAAAGCTCCTAATGGTGAATCCAGTAAGTTATTCAACGACTTACTGGATTTAACCAAAGATAGACAATTAGCATTAGCTACTAAAGCTAAAACATTGTCTAACAGATTTAAAGATTGGTTTGGTAATAGTCAAGTTGTTGACAAAAACGGTGAACCTTTAATTGTTTATCATGGCGGTACTATAGCTGAGTTTCCAGAATGGGTAGATAGATATTATTATGAAGAGTTAATTAATAAACCTAATAAAACATCAGAAGAAATTTCTATATTAAACGATATGATAAAAGAAATAAAAAGTACAGAATCATTTGGTAAAAATAAATATTATAATTATAATTCTGGTTTTTATTCTTATGGCAACGGTTTTTATTTTAGTAAAAATATAAGTACGGCTAAAGATTATGGGACACCTAAACCTTTTTTTATAAACATATCTAATCCATTATTAACAACTAATAATGTATTTAACAAATATGTAGAAAGTAGAAATGAACAACGTCATATATTAGAAAATTATGGTGAAGAAGATGGTTATAATGGAGTATTTTCTGAAAATATGGATGAAATAGTTGCACATAAACCTAACCAAATTAAATCTATTTTTAACTCAGGCGAGTATAATCGGAATTCCGATAATATATATGATAATGAAACATTTAATACAATAGAGAATCGCCGTCAAACAGGTATAAATGGATCGATGTCGCAAGAAATTCTTTCAAACTTTGAAACTTATTTTCCTGATTATGCTTTTTACAATGATAGGCAACGCGAACTCGTCGCCAGTCTTGTTGAATCAGGAAAGCTTCAAATCACCTGCACAATATAAAAACACTATGCTTATAACAGTAATAAGAAAGGAATTTACAGACGCTTATACATTAGGTGAATTATATATCAATGATAAGTTTTTTTGCTATACGATGGAAGATACTGATAGAGGGATTGATGAAAATCATCCGACTGGAGCAATTAAACAAATTAAAGTACCTAAAAGAACAGCTATTCCTTACGGAGATTATAGAATAATGTTGTCTTTTTCAAAAAAATTAAAAAGATTTTTACCATTATTATTAGATGTTCCTGCATTTAGAGGAATACGAATTCATAAAGGATCTACTCACGAATGGAGTAGCGGTTGTATATTAGTAGGTATGAAAAAAGGAAATGGTAAGTTATTAGATATTCTAGAAGCAGAACGTAAATTAATAGAAGTGTTAAAATCTGTAAACGAAACTGAAGCGATTTATATTAAAATTATAAAAGAATGAAACATTGTAAAGCAGAAAACTTAGAACAATTAAATAATATTGTTCAAAATGGTGGAGTAATTTATACCATAACAGCTAATCAAACTCAAGACACAACTGTATCTTTTTTAAAACACACTGCTGAAAACTTCTCTAAAAAAGATGGTAAGTATGCTACGAAAGATGGGAAAACTTCATTAAGTACGACAGTAACTACTGAAATATCTAAAGTTTTTGAGAAAAAATATGGTAAATTTGTTTATAAAAATTTAGATGTATTAGCTGATTTAGGAACATTTACTCACGCATTAAATGAAGGTGTTTTTAATTACTTTAATAGTATTACCGAGAATTTAAATACTAACGATACTATTAAAACTATTGAAGAACTTTCTTGGGAAAACATTAAAAAAGAACTTACAGATGTTTTACTACCTATATATAAAAATTCTGATGTAAAAGTGTTAGCTGGTAAAGGTAGTATGCATAACTTGGAAGCTTTATTAGAAGGTGCTAAAGAAGTGTTTTTAGGTATTCATAAACATCAAGCAATATTAAATAAAAGACTTGGTATAAATGGAAAGGCCTATATATCAATGGAACAATTATTAATAGATCCTAAAGAAGATATAGGAGGGACAGCTGATTTAATAGCTATATATTCAGATAATACTGCTGCTATTTTTGACTTTAAGACAAAAGTACCGTCTAAGAAATACGTTAATGATAAAGGTGAATTAATTAGTTATGATTACATATCTAAATCAGCTAAAGAAAAATATAAATTACAGTTAGCTTCTTTACAAAGAATTCTTACAAAAAAATATGGTGTAAAGCAAGTTATTAAATCTAGAATTGTACCTATTCAATTATCCGCACCTTTAGATGAAGAAGGTAATTTAGGTAGAACAATTACTAAAATTACTTACGGAGCTAAGCAAAATATATTTTTATCTGAGCTAGCTCCTCTTCCTGAATCAACTGGATATAAAGAATTAGATAATTATTTAGCTTCAATTGAATCTAAAATAAAAGATCTTAATAAAAAAGGATCTAGTCCAGAAATAAAAAATAAAATAGAAGAATTAGAATTTGTTAAACATACAATACTTGTAAAGAAAAGTTTTAAAGATTTACAAACATACGCTGAGAAAATATTTGAAAATATTGGTGATATTTCTAATTTAAGTTTAGAACAACTTAGAGAACTTCGAGATGAATTAAGAGCTTTAACATTACTAAGTAAAGCTACGTATGAATATAAACAATCTATTGAAAATCAAGAAGAAAAAGATGAATTAGATGCAGCTGTAAGAAGTATATCTACAGTAGCAACCGATATATTATATAATGTTGAGAATGAACTTTATAATAAAAGATTAGCTAACTATGTACATGAATCTACCGGGTATTCTATTGTAGATCAATCTGGACAATTTATAACATTTACTGAAGAAGGTTTTTTAAATAAGTATTTTAATCAATTAAGTCAGTATGACAATCCTGTATTTAAATCACTCAGAGCTACTTTAGATAGTGCTCAATACGATATTAGAGAAAAGGTTAAAAAACTTATTGATGATGTTGTATCCACTGATTCTAAATTAAGAAAGTGGATGAAAGATAATGGTAAGGATGAAGCTTGGTTAATTAAATCATTAATTAATACAGAGCCTGGAAGTAAAGATGTTGAAAATCTTCATGGTAAATTCTCTAAAGAATTTAGAGAAATTTTAAAAAATCTAAAAAGTAAAGAAGATGTTAAAGCTATAAGAAAATATTTTGAACCTAGTAAATACTATTTAGATAACATTGATAGATTAAAAGCTGAAAAAAAATTACATTTTGAAAAAACTTTACCTAGTAAAAAAGCAGCTGAATTTGCATATCAGAGATGGCAAGAAAAGAACGATTTATCTTTAGATGAAGCTGGAGATCCTATATTTCCTAAAGCTTGGGTTAATCAAATGAAATATAATAAGTTGAGTCTTAAAGATGGTGTAGTTGAACAAAACTTATCAGAAGAATATAAATATATTAAATCAATACCACCATTATTAGCTTATTATGAAATGTTTGAAAAATATAATAAAGAATTTAGAGATGTATTAGGTGTAGAATATTATACATTACCTAATAATTTTCTACCAAATATTCGTAAAAGTAATATTGATAGATTATTAGATAATGGTCTGATATCAGGATCTAAAGAAATATTTAATAACTTTATACAAGATCTTGATATTAGAGAAGACGATATGTTATACGGAGAAGTAGATCCTGATACCGGAGAATTGAAAAAAACAATTCCTAAGTTTTTTTTAAACCCGTTTAAAAATGAAGATGGTACTATTAAAATAGGTGAGAAAAGTTATGACTTAACTAAATCTTTAATTATATTTAGTAAGATGGCTTATAACTATGAATATATGAATAAGATAGAAGCTGTCACACTAACTATGAGAGATTTCTTATCTGAAAAAGGTGAGCAAGTTATTAAACGAGGAAATAATATATTAAAAGATAGGGTAGGTAATGAGTTAACATCTAAAATTCAAGGTAAACAAATAGAAGAAATATTTCAATCTTTTGTAGATTTGTATTTATATGGTGTGAATGTTAACCCTATTAGCCAAGATTCTTCAGGTAAATATGAAAAACTGATTTTAGAAGCTAAACAGTATTTCACATTAAAAGCTTTAGGTTTCGGTTTTATTCCAGCTATAGGTTCTTTTTTAGCAGCTAAAACTCAAGCAGCTGTAGAAGGTTTTAAAGGTCAGGCTTATACATCAGAACAGTATAAAAAAAGTATGAAATATTCTTATTCCGAAAGAGAAAAGTTTCTAGCTTTATCTGGATTCTTTGATCCTATGAATACTAAGTATGACTTTTTTAATGTATCTGACGATAAGACTAAAGTAGGTGATCCAAGAGAACGGAATAAAGTAAAAAGATATGTCAATAGTAGAATGTTAATGAGAACTTTTAGTGCAGGTGATGAATATTTAGATGAAATTATTTTAGCTTCACTAGCTCAAAACTTTTATATAGATGAGAATTATAAACTTAGAAGAATGATAGATGAAGAAGATAGAAAGAATAAAAAATCTATATGGGATATATTTTCATATTCAGATGGTGAAGCTAAGTTAAACGTACCGGAAGATAAACTTAAAGATATTGTAATAGCATTTAGAAGAGCTGCTCAGTCTACTCAATCAAAAATTAAAGGTGTTATTCCAGAAGAGGATAAAGCATATTGGCAGACTCAAATTATAGGTCAGGTTATAATGCATTTTAAATCTTGGATGCCTGGTGTAATGAGAGAGAGATTTGGTAAAACGAGATACAATGATGCTTTACAATTAGTTGAAATGGGTAGATTTACTGCATTTGGACAAGAGCTTTATAATCATGAACAATTATCTATACCAATGTTTGCTAAAGAAATAGTTATTCCAAAATTGTTAGAATTAGGTAAACATTTAATGTGGTATAGACCAGGAACAGGTTCTGATACTAGATTAGAATTAGCTTATGAAAATTGGCTAAATAATAATCCTCAATACAAAGGCGTAGTTTCTTTTAAAGAATTTAAGTCAGCACAACAAGCTCAAATGAAAGCTTTAATCATAGAGCTTAGAATCATATTAACATTTGCTATGTTAGTTGCTTTATTGACAGCAGATTTTGATGATGATGGTAAAAAGTTTTATCAAGAAATGTGGATTACTAGAAAACTTGTAGCAGTTTTAGCAAAAACAAATCAAGAAATAAGTTTTACTTATAATCCTGCTGAATTTGCTAAAATGATTAAAAACCCAATACCCATGGCCGGAATATTAACTGATGCTGTAAATGTATTAGCTAATACTTATGATGAAAGTATTGATACAGTATTTGGTGAAAAATTTCCATTACCGTTTCATAAACCACAAACGCACGATAAAACACAACCGTTATATTATACTGGTAAACTTATTCCGGGTGTTTCACAGCTTGAGAAGTTCTTAGAAATATTTAATAAAGATAATAGTTTAAAATAATAATACCTAATATTACACAATAAAAGGTAAAGAAAAAAGGCGAGGCCCATTAATTTGGACTTCGCCTTTTTTGTTTTTAATCATACTCTCCATTACCAGCTCTTGCAAATTGAATTAATATAGTAACAATTACGATTATGAAAGCCATCAAACCTCTTTCAGAATAAGTCCAAGAAGTACAATCCATTGTACCTATAACAAAAGAAAATATTAAATATGCTAGTAGAATTACAATAATAGCATCGTTTACCCAGATTGGTGTTTTACGCATGTTAACTTTTTTCTAATCTATTTACTTCAAACATTGTTGTTAATACTATAATAATAAACATCATAATACCTCGTTGACAAATAGTCCATTCATTACAATCTAACGTGCCGTATATAAAACTAAAAATAATATAAACCAATATGCTAATTAAAATCGTATCTTTTATCCAAGCAGGTGTTTTATTCATGTAATAATTTTTTACGTACATCTTCTAATGTACATTGGTTATAGAATTTACCATCTTCATAAATTACTTGAAGTTTATCATATATATCTTCTTCTGGTCCAAAAGGCATCCTACCATTATCTACATGTTTAGGGTCACATTCTTGATATACAACGTAATCCATTTCTTTAGTTTTCCAATTAACAAATTCATGAGATACCATACACATTCCTTTCAAAGACTTTTTAGTACCATCATCTGTTACTGGATCTTTATAGATGTTGTATGTAGTTTTAATTTTTACTTTCTTAGGTATTTCATTTTTCAATCCTCCTAATCCAGAATTTGATTGCCTTACTTCTTCTTCAACTTCAAACCAGGCACCTTTAGCTGCAAATCCTAATGTATCTCTTGTATTATATTGATAAGTAAAACTACCTATACCTAATACAATATTAGTAGCTGCAAAGCCTTTAGCTGCTAATCTTTCATAGATTTGTTTTTGTCTTTCTGGAGTAATGCTATCACCATAAATAGCACCAATATGAGGATCTAATACTTTATAACCTTGTTCATTAATAGTTCCACCAAAAATATCCCAAAGAAGTTCTATTACGCCTTTTTGTTTTGGATGTTCAACTGGCATATCTTTTACATCATTATAAGGTAATTTAGATTTTGTATAATCTTCAGTACCACAAATAATATCAACAGGATCACCACTATCAGGTCTGATTACCAATTTACCCTCTCTAGCCATAATAGCTTCTTTATTAGCAGGTAAGTATTCTGTAATTAATTTCCACAAGTCAAATGTATCTGCTACGATTGATAGAATACCTTTAGGAAATATTTGCAACCAATCTGCAATCATTTGTTGTTCACCTACTGTAAAGATTTTAGTAGTGCTAACAGAATGTTCTGAAGCATTAACTGAACCAATAGGCATTTCATCATCTTTAACGCCATAGAAATATCTAGAAGCTGGTATTACAGAAAGAGTATCACTACCTTTAAATGATGTAGCATGACCTAAACCGATAAGATATTGACTCATAGGATCTAATCCTCTTGCAGAAAAATCATGACACATCCAGTCTACTAACCACAAGTTAGAGGGATCGGTTTTAGTTACCCATTCTTCAGCTTGCCTTCTATATAATTTAGCAATGGTCGCTGCTGTAGATGGTTTCCAAGCTAATGATGATACTACTGTTTCAAGATAAAGAGTAAGCCAAGCAAATCCATCAACTGTATTAATAAATGTCATGTGAGGGATATTAGGATTGGTTTCAATACCTTCAGGTAAAGCTTTTACTTTAATAGGTAAATAACCTAAATCCCACAACTCTTCAAAATGTTTACCGTCATATTCCATACCTAAATATGAAGACATGTCTTTTACAAATTGAAGTGCTTTTTCTTTGTAGATAGATTTTATAGTATTTTTGGTAGAAGGATCTACACCTTGAAAACCTCCCAATCTTTCTATTTCATTTGTTATTTGTTTAGTAGCAAAGAAATTCTCCTCAAACTCATCATGTAACCACTTCCACACTAATTGTTGACCAAATGATACTATTTTAGTAATACCTTTAGGTGCGTGTTTAGTTGAACGAGGAATCCAAGTACCGTACAATTTAGTAGTACCTGGAGCTAACATTGCTTTATGACCTACTTTATATCCGTCTGTTAAATACAGACTATTTATTTTGAATGACATACTAATTGGGTTTATAAATTACAATTGTTACATCACAATCTCGTAATTCTTGTTGAATAATTTGTTTGACTTTATTCCAATCACCACCTGCTAAACCACATCCTATTTGTGGAAGACCTATATGCTTTCCTTTAAAGCGTTTATTAATTTTTCTTAAACATAAAGTTAACGCTTCATAATCTAAAGGATTTTCAACACCGTCAGAATGATTTTTACCGTAATGATATTGAGTATACGCATTTACAACAAATAATCTTTTATCATTTTTTAAAAAACCACTCTGAAAATCTATTCTTCCTAATTTATCAATGTCTCCTTTATAAATAGGTTTCTCTAAATTGAATGTGTTACAATTAAAAGTTTCAGCCATTGGTTTAGCAATACCTGATGCCATTGTACAGAAGCAATTACACCCGTGTACAATCACATCAAATTCCCCTTGTAAAGCTAAGTGAATTAAATCACCTTGTATTTCTTTATACATAATTTAAAAAATTGGAAAGTAATATCTTTTAATATTATTTAAATTAATATCACTAGCATTTTTAAATTTACTGTTTGTAGTGTAAATAGTATCGTATATATTTTCAAGATCTGGATTAGGATTATTTACTGTTATATGACTAACTGCAAACATTAACTTTTTTACAGTATTATTTGCTTTTAATATATTTCCTATTTTAACAGCCGTTCCTCCATATACACAGATATCGTCAATAACTAAAACATCTTTCCCATTAAAATTAGTTCGATCTACAGAAAGATTTATTTCAGATCTAAAATTAACAAATTTTCTAGATTTCATTGCTGAAGCTGTATCACCGATCCAGTTTAGTTCATCACACAATTTCATTAATGCTTTGTAACCACCTTGATCGGTAGACATTAATATACATTGCTTAGCGGCTTCGTAAATATCACCATATCGAGATTGTAAGATGTAATTTATAAAACCACGGTTGCTAATAACTTCACAATTATTAATTAAAGCTGGTGCTACATCAGAATGTGGGTGAAATAGTTTTACCTTTTTAAAGTTACAAGAATTAATAAAATCACAAATTAATCTTAGTTCAAAACTTTCATTGTTATTAAATCTTCGATCATGTTGTTGTTGAAACAAACAAGGGATAAATACTGTTTCTAATTTTGGGTGCGCATCTTTTATAGACTTCAACATAAATAAATCTTTATAAGTATTAATCCTATAAGAGATTTCTGTAACATTTGTGTCTAACATTCTTACATAACTACCGCCATCAGGATAGTCAATTATTTGATAATCAGCTATTGGTTCGCTGGTTTCATAATTTTCTTCCATATAGTTCTTCTAATGTTTTAGGTAAAAAATTAATTAACTTTGCATCTACATTTCTGTATTTATGTAAAGTTGGTTGAATAATAGAATCTTTATCTTGATATTTGTCTGAAGCTAAATGCTCTGTTAATTTATTTTCATGATGAATATGTGCATGTATATTACCTCTATAAAATCCCATTTCATCTGGATGTATTGGTGCATGAGTTAAACAAAAACCTTTATAGTCAACCATACCTGCTACATTTTCAACATAATTTAATAATTCTCTAACATCTTGATGTAAATCATGATTTCCTAACACTACTATCTTTCGACCATTTAAACGATCTAATTGATAGTAGTGTTTAGAAGTTTCCATTGTTACATCACCTAATATATAAGTGAGATCTTTTTTATTTATAATTTTATTCCATGCAGATATTAAATATTCATCATGATGATAACTATCCAAAAATCCCCTATAATTAGCTGCCCACTCATGACCTAAATGCAAACAACCAATAAATCTAACATTACTCATGAACAAATATGAACAGATCCTGGAGGACCGAGTTGTTGACCGCATCTAGGGCATCTTTTATGACTTTTAAAATAATTAATCAATTGATGTAGATATTTCATATTGTTTTAATTTTAAATTGTATAATGAATCTTTTAATACATTATGTTTTTCAAATAATGTGTCATTGTATAATACTTGTTCTTGATATCTGGCTTTCCAATAAGATCTATTAGTTTGAAGTATAATATATTGACACACTATAACTATTAATAAAATAATTATTACTGCTGGTTTATAACATATCATTTTCATATCTATATTTTAATTCATATATAAAAATTAAATGAATAGCTTTCCACTGTTTCGTTATAACAGATGTTTCTTCAATTTGCTTAGTAAAAAAAGCAAGTATATTTAATATATGTGGTGTGGAAAGATCTTTTAATAAGCCTGTTTTCGGTTTCTTAAATCTAGTACCGTCTTCTTTAAAAACAGCGGTCCATGTAAATTTTTCTCTAATATCTTTAATTAAATTATAAATATCATCAGATTTAATTGAAGTGTTTGATCTTGTATAATCAAAACCTCCGTCTATAAATTTATTATCTGATGATTTTTTATAATCATGTCTATGAAACGAGAATAATTTACCATCTGCAGTGTCTATATAGTTAATTTTTTCCATTTGATAATTTACTTTTAGAATCTGTTTCTTTTTTAACTTCTTCTTTTACAATATGTAAAATATTTTCCTTAGTTATTTTTATTTTTTCTAGATCTTTTAAATCTTTTATAATAATTTTACTTTTCATATCGTAAATTATTTAAATTAATATCGTCTCCATCTTCAAAAATGTTTTGTATATCATTAATTTGAAATGCTATCATTAAATGTACTTGAGTTTTAAACATTTTAGAGTCTGAAATTTCAGTATTTAAATGTTTAAAATTAGAAGCTACTGTATATTTTACATCGTCATTACTTATAAAATAAACATCTTCGTGAGTAAATTCAGAATTTTGTCTATCTTCATCGTATGACGTATAATGTTTAGCAGCGCACCATAATAGTACATTACTTAATTCAATATTATTATGTACAGTTAATATAAAAGTATCTTTAAAATAAAAATCTAAATAATAACTATTAGGTCTAATTTCTTGTATAGTTGGTAATCTTGTTACATCAATCATAATTTTGTTTTACCTGTGTATGACATTGCTGATTTAATACTATTAATCCAACCCATTAGATACGGTGCCTCGTCTTGTTTATTAGAACCATTTAACCACTCATTTAAAGTCCATCTAACAGGAATCCATTGAACAGATCCTTCTGACGGTTTAATGTCTTTATAAGGTTCTCCTTGTTTTTCTACTTCATAAGTAAATGTATCACTTTCTATTTGAGGTCCAGATAAAATTTTAAGATCTTGAACAGCAGGTTTATATTTGCGCTGCTCCTCTTGTGTACTCATTCCTGAGTATTTTACCATTAAATAGCTAGAGTATCTTTTTGATGAATTAGTAAAATATTTCAATGGTGTAGATAAATCTGGAAGATTAATTTGAATATAAGAATCTCTCTTTTTTTGCCATTGTTCAAAAGGAATTACACCTTCTACTTGGTCAATACCTTTTTCACCAGCACTTTCAACACACTGAGCAAACAATTTTCCAACCATAACTAAATCAGCACCAGCAAACAAAAGTTTATTAATAGCAGCATATCCGTTATCATTAAAACCGTATTTAGTTTCACATTGTTTAATATAAGATGAAATACCGTCTGCTATTATTTTAACATTATTAATATTGAATATTTGTTTTTTATCAATTAGTTCATGGCCTCTAAGAAAGGTAGGGTAATTGGTTTTATAATTATAACAATCTTTAATCAATTCTCCTAAATCTTCTTGACCCACACCGGTATTAGAAGTAGTATTACAACCACCCCCTCCTCCAATTCCTACACGAATATAATCTACACCAGTTTTAGCTAATTCAACAAAAGCTTCTACAGATGATACATTACCAGCCATGATAATAAGATTACCACCATGTATTTCTTTAGCTTTTCTAATAGCATCATGTAATGCAGGAATATTTCCATTTGCTGTATCTATACAAACTTTTTTTATTTCTCCTAAAGAACGTTGTCTATTATTAATAAACTCATCTTGAAATTCTTGCAAAGAATATGCAATAAAAAATGCATTATTAGATTGTAAATTATAATCTACATTTCTAGGTAAACATACTTGAATCTTATTATCAAGAAATGTTTGATAATTAGTTTCGTTTACTACACTATACATCGGTGCAGTAATAAGTGGTAAGAAGCCATCCTCGTTGTAAGGATTGGCTTCAGACCTACTATTTAAACCTTTATTAGTTTGTTGTATCATATTTTAAATGTCTGATTTAATAATTATTTCTGCTTTTTGAATACATTTTCCTATTAAAAATCCTATAATGAACGCGATTTGTTTAGGATCATTTAATACCGAACTATTTTCTAAATCAATACCTAACTGATTTAAAACTTTATCTATTTCATTATGCCAATATATTAAATTATCATGATCCAAATAAGGTGGTGATATTTCAGAATTATCACACAAAATTTTGATAATTTTAATTAAATTATTGTCTGTAGAAATTTCATTATTTAAAAATTTTTCAATCATATTGTATTCATTTATACATTAATTTTATAGCTTCACGTTCTTTTTTTTGTAACACCTATGTTTATTATCCTCCCCATGAATCGTTATCAAAATCCCAATCTTCGTTCATAAGTATTATTTTTTAGGGTTAAATGATTTCTCCCATTCTAAATTAGAAAGAGGTTTTTGTTCTTTATCGGATTTAGATTTTCCTTCGTTAACTTTAATTTCTTCATTTCTAGAAAAGTATTGACGACACTGGTCTGTACAATAATCATCGATTTTATCTAAATCTGGACATTTACATAACTTACATATAAATTTCATTAGTTACATTTATTAATAGTTAGTAAAATTAGAATTACTATCGCAAAATAAAAAGTTTGCTTGCAAAGTAAACCAACATCAATGGAATCATTAGTTTTCATTATTAAATAATTTATAAAGTAATACTACAAAAAAAAGAGGATTTAATAATTCTACAGCGTCTAGTTTTAACTGATTTTTAGTATCGATGTTTGTTTCCGATTTATATAACGTTGCTATAATTAATACGCCAATCATTTGAATGGTGTAAAGTACTATAAACAATGTTAAAAAAAGTGTTGTTAAAAAGTTCATATAAACCAGGGTAAATTTTTAAGTGAATTAATACGCTTGTGTCCAACATTATAGCGAATATTATGTGGAGCACTTAATAGAAATGTACAAATACCTGCATTATTCAGTTCAACAAAGTTTTCAAATTTATCATCAACAAATATTTCACATCCACTTTCTTTAGCTACATCTACTTTACTAGCTCCAAAAGGAACTGAATAAACAGGTCGAGTTGGAAATCCATGCATTTGAATCCATTGTTTAGTTAATTCAACAGGAACACTTCTACTTGTAATGTAGCAATGCGGTTCAAATGGAATATCGGATGGCTTAATTAAAGCAGGGATATTTAGATAAAAATCATTCAATTCCTCTTCTGTAAATGATTCAAAATGATCTTTATTATTATAGCTAAAATGCCAATTTTCAGGTATAGAATACCCAAACCTTTCTGTCCATGCTTTAGTCCATGCACATATTACTTCATCAATATCTAATCCAATTTTAGGATGATTTAAATAGAAATGAGGTCTATCGTCACCTTCAGGATAGATTGAATAGTAGGCCGATAAAAAATGAGCATTGGCCTGTAAATGATCTGCGTGAAGCAATCCGGTTTCTGGGTCATAATCTTCTCCTTTTTCAATTGCTTGTAGATGACGTTTAAGAGAAGCTATTACTTTACTCCATTTCATACCTTTTTCCCAATTTCTAGGTGCGTATTTTTCAGCACCAACTGTTAATACTTTAGCTAACCCTTCTTGAGCTTTTGGATGAAATAAATCAAATCTTAACTTTCCTTCATTTTTTCTTTCTCCAGTTCCTTTAGTCATACGATGTTTTTATATGTGTAATTATTAACTCTGTTCTAGGTTCGTAACCGAATCTACGAGTAACTCTATCATATTTTAGACTACTGGAATATACTGTAGAAAACTTTCTAACACGATATGTTTTTTTATTTGATTCTAGTATTTTTATAAAATTCTCAACATTGTAATTACCGTGATCAATTATATCATAATCAAAGTTAACTAAATATTTTTTTTCAACAGGTTTAACTTTCTTTTTAATTACTTTATAATTTTTACCAAAATTAAATTTAACATAAGGTTTGTACAGCTTTATAATATCGTTTTCAATATAATATCTTTCCCAAAATCTCGCTGTACTTCTTACAGTATCTAATAGTATTTGAGGTTCTCCAAAACGATTTACAAATTGACCATTTCTATTTTTATACCAAACGGCATTATAAATTTTATAATGATATTCTTGAGGAATTTTATTACATAATTTTTTACAAACGTCATTCCAGCTTTTACCAACATTATATTTTAACATTTTATGAATAGTTTTATAAAATAAATCTTTTCCATAATTTTTATCAATAATATAACGTTTAAATTTTTTATATTGATTAGATTCTTTTTTTAATATATTTTCTTGTAATAATTCGGATTCCACCAAAGGATTTGATATGTTTAATTTCTTTTTCATGTCTTTTATTTTTACAATCATTAGAACATATTATTTCTTGTCCGTTTGGTCCACCTACATAGAAGCATTTATTACACATAATTATTTAAATTAAAAAAAGACAGGAGCTTTTACACTCCTGTCTTTGTTAGTTTTATTGATCTTCTTTGCGATTATTAGCCGCTGCGTCAGAATAAGTTTCTGGAAATCTTTTTGCTAGTTTATCAATATTTTCTGTAAATATTTTTTCAATTTTAAACGGGAATTCAATTTCAACCCACATAATAATATTGTAAATAGCTTCTTGAAGTTGTTGCCAAGGAGTGTATCCTGTTTTATCAGGTTGATCAACTGGACGATTATACACCCAAGTAGATTTAGCGATAGACAATACTCTTTCGACTGCATATTTAATACTAGTTTTTCTAAAATTATCACCTCTTGAAAAGTCAAGACCTGTAAAGTGAGCTAAACCAGCAGTATACCAAAGAATATCTCCAAGTTCATGCATTAATTCTTCAGTTTTAGCAATTTGTTCTTCTACCGAACTTGCTAATTTTGATTTTTCCAAAGCTTGAAGAATTTCAAAATATTCACTAGAAATACCTAGTGCCATGTGTACAATATTTTCATTTTCATTGTTAAGAGATTTACACGTCCTCAACGCAAGTAGTTGATAATCATTAAATGTCATATCGTAAGATTTCGTTTTTTAAATTTGGAGGAAAATCCAATTCTGCATCAATTAAATCATCGTTTGTAATTTTCAATTTCCCAAATTCATTTTCTAACTTTTTTATAAAGATTGGAATATGTTCTTTATCTTTTGTTAAAACCATCCATTGTTCTGTTTTATTTTTTCTTATTGTTTTAGGAAACCATTTCTTTAATTCTTCTTCTGAATACATTTTAGAATATTGGCCTTCTAAAAAGTATTTTAATTTTTCTGGAAACGGTAGTTTAAAAACTATAACATGAAGGTGTCCAGTTTTGTTACTATCATAACAATAATCTGTAACATAAGAATAATGATTTTGAAAAAAAGAAAGAGATTTCTGAAATTGTTTTCTTGATTCTAATTGATCTACATAAATATTATATCGTTTTTCACCGTTAACATCAATCAGAGCATAAATGTGCGGCTCAATCTTTTTTGAACCTGTTTTATAATCTTGAACAGCATATACTAAAACTTGGTTATTTTTTATATGGTGCATAAATTCTTCACCGTAATGTTGAACTTGCTGCACTAAATACTTTCTTGTTTGATTTATATGAACTGTATCAAGACTAATAGATTGATTAGAATAGTACATTGTACTTAGAGTATTTCTATAACAGGGGGTAACTCGCCCCTTCTAAATCGAAAATAATCTTCTAGTGTTAAAGTAACTGTAGTATGTTGATTTCCTCTTTTAGAACCTCTACCAACATCAATATTATGAATTAATAATATTGGATAATCATGAAGACGACTAGATTCTCCGTAATATTTGTTAATATTTGATTTAATATTTTCATATATTTCTTCAAATCTAGGTCGTCTTGTTTCATATCCAGCTTTACATTGAACTAACGCATCTGTACCTACAATGTCAATACCACAATCGTCTAATTTTTTTGAAGAAGCTCTTGTAGTTTTAACATCGTGATTTAATCGTTCTTTAAATTGTTTTACAACAATTCTTTCAAAATTATGACCTTTTCTTCTTTGATTCATACTCTTCGTAATTCAATATAGATATATTATTGATCGCGAAATTAAAAGTATGATCATTTTTAAACATTTTAAATAAATCTGTTCCTGGATGAATTACATCACTAATGTTTTGTGATTTCATGTGATTGATATAATCAATTATGTATTCATATAAAAACATACCTTCTTTAGTATTATCTGCATAACATTCTTTAAGAATATCGTCTAATGTAATTTTATCGTAACCAGTTAATATTTTAATAATATTTTTTTCAGTATATTTAATAATAGCTGTACAAATAAAAATCCAAATCAAAGCTTTAATTGGATTAACTGTTCCTTGATGTAATCTGAACTCGATTCGTGAAGATTCTTTTGGTCCAAAATATAAAGGAATAAAATTAAGACTAAAATATCGATTTTTCCATTCCCATTTAGGAGAACCTTCCTTTATATGTTTTCTTGTTTCTAAATTACAATTATTATCATAAACCCCTTCATTTAACATTGTAAAAATTAATTTATCTGATTCTTTAATAGCTTGTGTTACAATATCTGGACTTATTCCAGTATATCGTTTAACAATTCCCAATGCTTCTAATGGTTTACAATGATCTTTAGCCCCACCAAGTTTACTTAAAAAGTAATTTAGATCTCTTTTATACAGAGGTATAAACTGTAACAATTCTTGTTGAATACGATAATAAATATTATACAACGCTACTCTAAAATTAGCATTATTATCAAAACCTGAAATATTTAAATGCAGAGAATTATTAGCCGTACATCTTGTATATTTAGAAAGTGTTGTATAAAGATTTTTCCAAAAATTAAAAGATGGTTTTTGAACAAGTGTTGTAATTTCAATACCTCTAATACTCCCATCTTTTAAAGGCAGACATCCATACTTATAATAATATTTTTCAGGCAACCATCCACCATCAGTTTCTATTTCTTGACCAATATTATAATTAAAGAAATATTTGTCAAAGACAGATTTTGGAGTATTTTCCAATGTTTTTAACATTTCTTCTTTTATAATATTTTTTATTTCTTCAGGATAATCGCAAGAATTATATATATCTGTTTTAAGAGTATTGTATGTTGGTTTAATTCTACCTTCTAAAGAAGGTTCTAAATAGTTTACATATTTCCTTTCTGTGTAAATACCTTTAGCAAAATCATAATATAACCCATGTATTTTAATAGCTTTTTCATTTTGAACAACAAATTCATCTTTTCCTAAAAAATTATCATAAGCGTCAGGTTTAAAATAACCTATTTTTCCGTTATCCATGTATCCATAAACAAGATTCTTTTTTAAATCATAACAGTTATCGTAATCATTCCATTCAATTCTTCCAGTGGTACTTCTGTAATAAGTACCATCAATATCATAACAATGTCCACTATTTTTAACATTACGATCACCTATTAAATAATAATTGTTATCGATTTTTTTTGTTTTATTACGAGGATGTTCTTCCCCATTGTAACATATAACTGTGGTAGTGGTATTTTTTGTCATATACTTAAAATAAATCTTAAATGTGCTAATTCAGATTTTTCTTCTAACTTTAATACTTTTTCTATTATTTGAAATTTTAAATAATTTACATTTAGAGTATTGTAAAAACCTGAAAACTCTGCTAAAATATTATTAACTTCTTTTTCTATCAGCCCTTTTTCAATCTCTAAATCCCGATTCATTAAGTCGTGTTCCAAAGTTAATTCAGAGGTCATATTTACTGAAAAAGGGCTGTTTGAAAAGAATCTAACCGAATGTCATCTTCGTTAGAATATGCGTTAATCAATTTAATGTTATCAGCAGCTGTTATATCAGCTATTTCTTCATATTCAATACCTTTATAAGACAGTTTATACTTAAAGCAAGACCATTTAGGTTGAACCCATGTAGTATAAGGTACTGATACACCATCTTTATAAAGTGCTGCTGAAGTCCCAGAAGAATATAATCGCATATATATTGATTCTCGATGTATCATTTGAGCAAAATCATAAATTGTATAATCATAATGACTTTTATTTGCCTTTAAAAGGTCTTGATAAATAGAATAATTTTTTATCAAAAATCCTTTGTAAAAGAAATATATATCATCTCTGTTTAAATTAGTTACAACATAATTATTGTAAGTTTTTTCAGAAATCCAGTTTGAATCTCCTTTTTCATCCACAGAATATATACCGTTTATCAAGTGCCCATTTTTATAATAAGAACCTCTCCAATAGTAAATTAAATTACCATATTTATTTTGAGGAGATGGTTCCATTGATAAAACTACCTTATTATAATTGTTGTTATTATAATTTGGATAACTTGACCAATCATTATTAGTATAAGATGAGTATGAGTATGTGATATGAGATCTGTCAATATCTATCCTACTAACTTCTTCAGCATTATTATTAAATCCAATTAATACATTAGCAGGAAATTCTTCAACACCGTCTTGAGTATTTAAAGCAGTTACTAAACCTTCAGCTGTAGAATTAAAATATAATAAACCAGGTTTCTTGTAAATATGCAAAGGACGTTCATCCTTTGTAACTTTATCAGCTTCGCATTGCGAAGAACCTTTAAATAAATAAAGGATACCTTTTTTAACATCGTAGGCAGCGACTGCTGCAAAACCCTCATACTCACTTAAAATCTTAGAACCTTGTTCGTATAATAATTTACCAAAAAAGTAACTATCTGTTTTTGAAGAAGAATGTTCAATATTATATTTTTTACATAATTCGGCAATATTTTTAATAGTACCATTATGCATAAAAATAAGATGACGATCTTTAATATAATCATATTCATAAGGATGTGCATTATCTACATTTACAACACCTATGGTTTTAGACCGATTATGTGTTATAAATACGTTTTCATTATTTTTTTTAGAATGATGAATACACACTCCGTTTAATATTTCTAAGCTATCACCTGGAGATGCGAATTTGTAAACTTTATTGTTAAAGTAAAAACCAGTAGAGTCAGTACCTCGCAATCTACCAATAATTGCTAACATTTTCAAAATAGTAATGTTTCCTTTTTTTTTACCTATATATCCAGATATATTACACATTTGCAATTAATTTAGTTAAAACTTCTTTATATTTTACTGCGGTGGTTTCTCCAAATGAAGGAGCTGAATTTATTTCACAAATAATAAAATCTGGATCACTACCATCTTCTTTTGAACTTTGAACTCTTACATCACAAGCTCCTAAATCTAAACCTACTGAGTTCAGAGCTTTTACACATTCTGTTTCAATAGTTTTCCAATTAACAGGTTTATCAAATAATGGATTTTCTTCTTTTATCCATACACAATTACTATCATTTCTATACCATCTATGTTCAGCATTTTGTTTTAACATTTTTCTACAAGTATAAAAACAACCATCTTTACTTACATGTAGTCTATATTCACGATTGTAATTATAATATTTTTCTACAATGTAAGCACCATAACCTTTTTCTCTAAAGAATTGCTTTACTTCTTCAAGATTATTTTTTAAATATAAACCACGACCACGAGATCCACGATATGATTTAATAATCATTTTTTTATCTTGAAGTCTATTTTCTACAGCCCATATATTCAATTCTTCTTCATTTAAAGGATTACAGTATATAGCTGTTTTAACATTATTTTCAATAAATAATTCTTTCATTACTTTTTTATTAGCTGAGTTCATACAAGCATCTACTGTATTTATTTCTTTAAATTCAGGAGGCATTATTGTAAAAGAACCTAGTCTAAATACTACTTTTTTTGTAGTAGGGATTGCTTTTCTTAAAACATCATGCGATGGATGTCTAGATCTTATTTTCAAAAATCTCATAATTTACAATGTTAGGTAAAGAAATATTTAATTGTTTAGTAAATTCAACAGCGGCATTATAATCTCCAGAATTTATAATATTTTGAGCTTTTTCAGCTAATTCTTCAAATACATCTGTCCAATTATTCGCTGCATTAATAGCATCCATAACTCTGTCATAGCACCAGCCTACAGTTTCTTCGTTTTTTGACATCGCTCCTCCCAATGTTCTATATTCTACAATGGTAATTTGATTGTTCAGGCGTCTAAATCTAAAATCACCGGCGTTTCCATAAATATTTCTACGATCACTATCAGTATCTATAATAATACTACCTACACCACAATAAATATCCATAGCTTTAATAATTTTTTCAAAAGCGTGTACATGATTGGTATCGCATTCAAATCCAATATGAATATGAAAACCAAACGATCTAAGATTACCTACTTCAGCAGGGGTAGGTCTTGGAGAAACTCCGCCAGTATATACACAGAATGAAGGATCACAACCAAATTGTTTAGCTGTACGTGATGCTAATTCAGATCTATCAAATCTTGCACTACTTACAGAACGAATATGCCAATTAGGCTGAGTCTCTTGTAATTTAGCATTAACTAGTTTTTTAATATTCATTATACTGTTAACAAAATCTTCTTTAGTTTTAGTGGGTGGTACACAACCTTCTACACCAACATTATCTATCTGAATAGAATACTCTCCATTTTCTGTAAGTGGGTAAGGATCGTTCTTTGTACCTGGAATAAAACCAACAGCACTACGAGGAATACCGTTTTCATCAAATGCTCCAAATTCAGGATCGCTACCTAATGTGATATTTTTAATCATTGTTTTTATTTTGAATTAATTAAATGGTTGATAAGTGCTTTGCTAAACAAACAATCTGATAGTTCTTCAGGATGCCATTGAACACCTGCTACAAGATCAGTAGTTGAGATAAACGCTTCAATATTTTCATATCGAGTATTTATCAGTAAAGGAGTTATATTTTTACCTTTTTGTTCATAATAAAATCCCTGATGATGTAAAGAGTTAACTTTGTATTGTTTATTAACATCTTTAAATCCCATTTTAATAATTAAATCTTTTATTTGATTACTGTTATTAAAAACAGAAAGAAAATCTACTTCTTCATCTCTACTTTTTGAACTATACGCTTGACTAATATGTTGAGATAAAGACCCTCCATAATGAACATTAAGAGTTTGAAAACCTCTACAAATACCAAATATAGGAATTCTATTTTCAATATATGTTGGTAATACAAATCTATCCCAGTATTCATAGTGAATATTAGGATTCTGAGTATAATAGTATGGTTTTTGGTTATATCTTAAAGGATCTACATCAGCACCACCAGGAAGTATTAAAAGATCTAAATCCGTGTATATATTATCGTCATATACAAAAATAGGACGAATGTTTGCATTTAATCCATTAATAAATTCAGCGTAAGCTTTAGGAATACTAATACTCCCATCTATGCTTCTCGATACTAGTATACCTATTTGTTTCTGTTTCTGTTTCTGATTTGTCATTGTTAGATGTGTTGGTAAATATATTAAAATCAAAGTTTTTCATATTTTTAATATCAGCTACTCTTTTTAAAATAACTTCATCAACCCTATTACGTATTGGATCTTTTAATAATTCACTCGCTATGGAAGATAATCTTTCAGCAGTATGAGGACTTTGTTTATAAGCAGCCCTGTCTTTAAAACTTTTAGCTTTAAATTCATTATAACCAATAATTAATTCACATATAATATAGTTAATAGTTTCTGTAGGCATGCTTGCAAATTCAGGATGTCCTTGAACAGCAAGTCCATGAACATCTGTAAATTTTACAATTTCAGGTTCTGCATTTAAAGCATCTCTATACTGCACACCTTCTTCATTACATATTTCTTCATCATTTCCGTTTAAATAAGTAAATGATCTCGGTTTTGAATATGCAAGTAGTTTCCAATTCTGTTTAGGTATTGAATTTAAATCTAACATTTGATGGTGTAAACTGTTAGTTTTTAATTTTCTACCATTTATAGTAATAATTTCATGTAGTTCGCTTATAGCATGATTAGTTACATGTTGAATTAAAGAACCCCCGTTCATAATACACAATCCTTGAGCACCTCTACAAATACCTAAAATATATTTTCCTGAAAGAAGGGCTTTCATAAAAAATATCATTTCAGTATAATCTGTATGATCATGAAAATATGTTTTTCTACCTGTTTTTTGATTATAAAATTTAGGATTCCAGTCAGAACCTCCGGGCATTATAATAACATCTGCGTTTGCAAAATTAGAAACTTTTTGAAACATGTCAGGACTGTTTTCAACTAAAAAGTTACAATCACTTGAAGATACACCAAATACTTTTATTTTTTCCATTATTTTTCGTTTACTAAAAACTTTATTGGATTTTTATCCAGTTTTTTTAATTGTTCATTTATTTCTTTAAATATACCACTTCCTTGAAATTTATTAACACCTGTTCTGTAATCAGCAACTGGATGAATTACGTTTATTACAGGACAATTTGTAATAAATTTACTATAATATTGAGCTTTTTTACCCATAAATACAAATACGGTTTTTTCTCTTAATGCCTCATTTAAATTAATAAATAAGTTTTCCATTAATACTTTTTTCCAATAATAACTGTGAGAACCTACTGTATTTAACATATTTTCACCTTCTGGACAATATTCTTTACAAGTTAAAGCTGCATTCATTAGTAAAACTCCTTGTTTTTTCCAATGTTGTAAAGTTTTATCAAAATACATTTTAGTATCAGAAGGATCAGTACCTAAAGTAATATCTTCGCTATAATTAAAAATTAGCTCATTATAAATAATTTCCAAAGAAGGTTGTAACCTTTCATTTGGTTCTACTCCAAAAGCTAATCCAGTTGCGATTCCTGGTATTGGATATGGATCTTGGCCTACTATTACAACATTAACATCGTCTATTAACAAATCTCTAAAACATTCATATACTTGTTTAGGATTTGAAGGACAACTTTTCCAGTTATTCAAATCCATTTCTTCAGGGGGATTTACTTCATCAGATGAAATAGTAAGTTTTACTAAATCTATTAATTTCATTAATTAATATTTTTAAAAGTTAATAACTTCTTCAATATTTATAGACAATTAAATAGGTGTGTCTGTTTTTATTGAAGCCATGGTAGAAAAATCTACAATGTGCACTGAATTAGATGATAATGCAGTCATACTGTATTGTTTATCTAAAACTTTTTTAAATTCACTATTAATATCAGATTCTTTTGTTTCTGTTTCTATTTCAGAAGAATCAGAAGAGTTTGGGTCTTGCATAAACTCTAAAATAGACTTTAAATGTTGAATAAGTAATTGACTTCTGATATAAGTTTTTCTTATTTTATTAATTAATTCAACTGTAACTTCTCCATCAAATTCATTCAAATCAACATTTTCGTTTTCAACGTTACTTATCATATTTAACAATTCTTCTTTACTTGGGATACCTTTTTCTTTAATCATATCGTCTATTGATAATACAGAATTCAATTCTTTAATTTCATAAACATTTTCCCAAAAAAAAGAATCTTCTGGATTAATAGTAAATCCTCCAAAATCCGCAACAGATAATGTCCAGTAATTATTCTGAACATTTGGTTTTCTTTTTTGAAGTAATCCCCATGCTTCTTTAAGAGGAGCCCATTTTAAATTACTTAGGTTTAATTTTATTGCGTAAACATTTTTGTTGTTTAATTCAAACTTTTGCATAAATTATTATATTTTATATGAGCTTCATAAGAGTCTTTTGCAACTTCTATATTGACCCATGGAATATCATACTGGTTTGAAAATATACCAGCTTGAGTTTGACCTGTTAAATCATTGTCAAAAAGAATAATTTGTTTTTTAAATTGTTTAATTTTATCTATAACCTTATCAAAATTAATTTTTTCATTTTGCATAGATATAGCATTATATCCGTAAACATAATCTAAAATCAATCTATCTTTTTGACTTTTTGTAATAATAATAAGTCTGTCATCTTTTTCTAAATAATAATCTAATTTAGATTCTCCAAAAACATCATTTTGATCACAGTTAGTGTACCATTTTATTGAATGTTCATTCGGAAAATACAATTTAACATGATTTGTATCTGGAAAATAATAAGCTATTGTTAATGTTTTTTTAGGATTATGTAAATGATTCCATTCATAATCAGAATCTTGTTTAATCCAATAATCATCTACTAAATACACATTTTCATTATAAAGATGATAAGGATCTATTCTAAAATAATTATCTTTAGGCCATTCTTTATATTTGAAACGTATATCTAATTTTGATTTTTTATCAGTTTTCGTATAATCAGTAATAAAATTTAAATCTATATTTTCATTTTTAATAATTAAATTTATAGATTCTTTTATACTAATACCTTTTAAATAACTGATAACATCTGCAATGTTAAAGCTAATTTTTCCATTTATCCCAACATTATCAATAAAATACAATATACCATCATGATATTTAAATCTGCAACCCGGAGTTTTGTCCGGCCTGAGTAAAGATTTATAACGTTTCTTTAAATCAGGCCAGACTCCGGTATATTTAGCAAATAGATCTTCTTGATTAAGTGATGGTAGTGTTTTTCTTATATCAATATACTCTAAAGTATTTATTCTATTTGCCGAATTAAACATTAATTAAAACAAATCTTTGTGATCAAAATTAGCAGTAGTTGTAGTTGTAGGTACTGCATTAATACATTCTTCTTTAACAAATGGCTGAAACAACGTGGTAAATAAATATTTAGATATTTTATCACCTTTTGCTAAAGCGTCTGTTAATACTTGAACACTTTTAGAACTAACTTCTGAGTTAGACGTCATGAAGAAAGCATTAGGATTTGTTACAATTGTTTGATTGTAATATACCTTTTCCTCTCCATCTACAATTTTAGAAGTAGTTCTTACAGCAGCTATCAAAACAATACTGTTATTGTTTTCGTTACACCACGTAAAGAAATTTCTTAAACCTGTTAAATTATTATTATAAATAGCATCTATAGTAATACCGTTTTTATCAGCTTCTTCCATAAATTTAGCGTCATCTGGATAACTATTATAACGCATTAATTTTTGCATGAAAGTAAATAATTCATTTTCTCCAATTTTAGCCAATCTGTATGGATGTTTTGTAAACCAAGTCATTTTTTCATTAGAATCTAAAGACTCTTTGCTTTTAGATACTGTAAATACACCTTTACTGTTAACAAAACGCATTGTTCCACTTGGAGAAACATCATCTTCATTTGAAATTAAAAATCTCATGGGAACAGGGTCTATGTTTTTACCTACATCTTGCAACCATATTTCAATTGGTCTAAAACTTCTACCGTTAAGTTGTACTATAGAATAATCTACATTTAATTTGTACTCTTTATTTAACATTTTTTCAATTTCTGTTTTGTCTGGATTTACTGCTAACACTTTGAAAGCAGATAAACCTGTGAAAAGTTTAGAAGCGTTGCCGCCAGTGGTGTTGGAATTATTAAACATAAGGATTAAAATTTTTAAAAGGATTATTATTTATTAGATAAGAATATCTTATCCCAGTTAAAAATAAATTTACGTGAACCTTTTGGTTCTTCCTGAACCAAGATAAATTCTTGATTATTCAAATGCTCTGGTCTAGCACCTGTTGCTAAATCTCTTTCATCATTTTTAAAAGATACTATAGTATTCACTCCATCTTTACGGAATAAATAACCAACCGCATCTGCATTTTGACAAAGAATATGTTTTAATTTACCAGGTAGTTGAAGATCTCTTGCTGAAACATCTCCTCCAATTTTCATAATAGAAGCATCTTTAACGTGACCTATTTCAATAGCGCATTCTTTAGCATGTGGTTCTATTGAGCTTAAAATACGTTCATACGCTTGGCGTAACCATTCGTAACCCGCTCCGTTAGCTAAATCTTTAACTACATCATGTCCTGTATAATTTTTACCCATAGGGCTAGCTTTATACATTAGTGATGCTAGATAAGTAGCAATTTTAACTAATGCAGTTACGGTATCTATAACAATGTAATCAAAAGAAGACTTTTTTAATTCTTCTACTAATTCTTTTAAAACATTTAAACATTCTTGCAAACCTTCCGGATGATTTAACACCTCTTTAGGTTCTAATTTAGTACGTTCTCCAGCTATTGCTAAAATATTTACAATAGCATCTGCTTTAATAAAAGAACTCCCATCTTCTAAATCAATAATCAATGCATTTTTCAATCCTGATATAGCTGTAGTTTTACCAGCTTTAGGATGTGAAAATAATAACATTTTTTTAGGATTAATTCTTGTGGTTTCTTGTTTTTTAATTAAGGACATGTTTGTTTATTCATATAAAAGCGTATCGAAAATTGTTTTTATATAATTTTGTAAATTCTTAAAACATTTTTTTGATGATTCTGAAAAATAAACTGTATTGATATTTTCAATAATATTACGAGCGTTATTTCTTTCTTTAATATGTTCAGATACATATAACCAGTCAAGAACATCTAAAGAACATATATCATACACATTCAACGCAATATCTTGAATAGTTCGACCAGTGTTAAAATTTTTATAATTCATTTCATCATATGAAAATACTTTTTTCAAATCATTACTAATCTTATTAGCTCCATCAAAATCTTCTTTTGGAATAGTGTAATTAACAACACCTGTAGAATTCTCTGTAACATATAAGATAATACCTGTTAGTATACCAATCGTTGTTAAGTTTTTACTTTTTTTAAATTTTTTATTGCTTTTATTTAAAAATACACTTAAATTTCCTAAGTGTTTTTTACCGCAACAAGTATAATCAGGATACATATCATAAGATATTGCTAGTTCTTCATCTTTTCTGAATACAAATCGTTTTAAATCAGCTGGTAAACGAATATTGTTACTATACCATATTTCAAATTCTTCAAAAGGTTGAGTTAATTCATTATTAATCAAATAATCTTGTATAAGATTAAATACTACACTATTTTTAGTTAAATAGTTAATATCTTTATTTAAAATAAATAATGAATCTTTTATTAAAGCCATTTTTACAATTCTTTAAAAAATGAGACAGCTCCGTCAAAATATACAGCTAATTCTTTTTGTCCAGTAGATTCTCTACCACCCATTATATTAAGAATTCGTAAATTATTTTTATAATTATTTACATTAATCCCTTCATAAGTAGATAGTTTTGCCATTTCTGGACTAAATATACCAAAGCCAATATCAATATCTCTTTGAGTATCTTTTGAATCTGCTAAACCATTAAAAGATGGTAATAAATCATTCATTTTTCTAGCTTCAAAAGATTCTTTTTCATTAGCTTGTTGCTGTACTATGACGGGATTGATTTTATATAAATTTCTTGCTTTAACAAATGTAGAAGCAGATGTTTCATCAATAGCTTGTTTTAATGTTTGTCCTCTTCTTGGAATAATTAATGATGCGTGATCTAAAATCAACATCGTTATTTTTTCAGAATTAGGATTTACTTTTTTACTTAATTCTACCGTAAAATTAGCTATTTCATCTACACTTCTAAATCTGTCATAATAGTTTACTCTTTCTAAATATTTTTCAAAAAATGGTTCATATTTTACAATAGCTTCGTATACTTCGGGTTCTAAAGATTTTTTAGTTGATCTAATATCTTCAGGAGATACTCTAATCATACCTTTAGAATCAATAAATAGGAAGTGACACATTGCTTGAATCATTTTTTGCTGACTGGTCATTTCTAAAGATAAATAATGAACTTCAACATCTAAATCTGATTCTGTATCCATACAAAACTTAACAGGATTGTATACATACATGAAATCAGTAAATTGAGATTTACCTCTTTTTGGAGATGCTGATACCATTTCATATTTACCTTTTTCAATACCTGTGTAATATTGTTCTAATTTTGGAAAAGGACACGGAATAGCATTAAATTTACCAGACTCTCTTCTAAGTTTTCTTCTTTCAATATTTTTTAATGTTTCTTTAAATAAACTCACAACAAATTAGATTCTTGACTTATCAATCGCAATTCTTCTAATATTGTGTAAAGTTTAGATTCTTCTCCGTTATTAGTAGTTCTAAAAATAAAATTTTCAGCACTGGTAATATATTTCATTTCAGTATGGTTAATATAATAATGAGCAGCTTGTAATATTTCATCAAAAGTATACCCATATTCAAGAATAAATCTTATAATATACGCTATACAAGTTTTTCTATTACCCATATTACCTATTCTAAAACCTTTAAATAAAGTTCTATATTCATCTATTCTATTCTTAACAATTTCTTCTATAGAATTTAATTCTTCAAAAGTTTTAAATTTACCTGAAACTACTTCACCATTTTCTAAAATAGGAACTTTTAATATAAACTTGTTCTTTATGTAATCTCTTTCTATAATACAATCTCTTGTTAACTTGGATATTATTGAATCTTCTATAGGAAATTCCCAATCAATATTATTAGCTAATTTTATTAGAAACAATAAAGCATGGTTTTTTTCTATATTTGATTCAAAGCAATTATTCAAGTACAACAGCAAACTTTGATTCATTTGTTTTTTCTTTTTCTAAAATCGCATTACATATTGTAACTTTTACATGAGAATTTCTTTTTTCAGTTTTAAAATAATACCCTAATTCATCAACAGTTGAAGAACAGTAAACATTATAACTAAAATAAACATTTTCAGTAAACCCATCTTTTTCAACAGGGGTTAATGTATTTCCTACATATTTTAACATCGCTTTAAGCACGTCTAAAATCTTATGATTAGCCAATTCTCTATTAATTTTTAGTCTCAATGATGAATCTATGTTATAAACTCTCCTAACTACAGTTGAACACATTAAAGATTTAATTTGAAATCTTGTGAATAATTCTGACATTGCGTTTATTAGTATATCATAATTAGCAAATTGTTTATTGTAACTATTTGCAAATAAACCAATATCTAATAAACTCCTATTAGTATTAAGTGTAATTCCTGCTCTACCTGCATTAACAAACCTTTTATATCTAAAAGAATATCTTTTAGTTGTATAGATAGTATTCAATATTAATATTGACATTATAAACATACCTGGATGTTTTAATTCGTTTAAAAACTTTTCAACATCTTCTGGAAGGTTATCAAAAACAAGTTTAGTTAACGAAAATAGTCTATCATGCTCATCAGGATGAATAGGGTTAGTATATTTAATTTTTCCGTACATAATTTTTTATAAAATCTTGCATTGTATTATAAGTTTTAAATTTTAAACCAGTGGCTTCTATAATTTTGTTTAACCAAGTTTCTTCTTGAGTACCTCTTGTACAAAATATAATTACATTACCTTTTTCTGGTCTATTTCTTAATCTACCTACTCTTTGAATAAAATCTTTTTCTACTCCATAGTAAGAATGAAGTATTACAGTATCTAAATTATCAAGATTAATTCCTTGCTTTAACATTTTAAAAGAACCTATTACGTTAATTTTACCTTCATTAAAATCTTTAATGATTTGTAAATTAACATCTTTAATTCTTTTACTAGATACTGTTGGGCATATTTTAACTAATTCTGTAATACTATTAGCAAATACAATAGTTCTTTTTAAATCTATTGCTTTTAATAGAGATATTACAGATTCTGTTTTAGAAGGTAAATTATATAATATTTCATTACGTTTTCTCATCCAGTATTGTTTTAAAAAATCTGAATCAGAAAACATACATTTTATAAATCTTTGATGACAATAAGAATAATAATCTTTTTCAGTTTGATAAAAAGTTTTTTTAACACCTGTTGTTTTATCTTTATAATCAACGGGTATTATTTTCTTTTTATCATCTAGTTCTGTAATTATTACACTTATTTCAAGTTCTCTGGCAGTTTTATCTTCCTGTCCTTGTTTAATATTGTAAGAAAAACATATAGGCGCTATTTTATTTAATAATGTTATTTTAGTTATTTCTTCACCATCTATTTCAAAAGTACTTTTTTTATCTATTGTAGCAGATAAGCCGATCAAATGATTAAATTTGTTATTTTCGTAATATTTGAAATATTGAGGTGTTAATGAATCATGTATTTCATCAGCAACTACCATATCATAAAAAGTACTTATCCATTTATAAGCACTTTGATAACATGCAAACGTTACTGAATGATTTGCTAAAATATCATAATTAAATACTTCTTTAAACTTAGCTATATCTTTTCTAATATCTAATTCTCTTAAATTAGTTTCAGCTAAAAATAAAATAGATTTTGGCTTTAGTTCTTTTATCATCATTAATGAAATAAAAGTTTTACCAATACCTGTAATAGCTTCTATAGTACCTCTTACATTACCATTAATTTTACTATTTAACAGTGATTGAACTGCCTTATTTTGTATATCATTTCTGTCAATACTAATCAATGTTTTTTATTACTCCAATAACGATCGCACGTTTGTGAAGTGGCAACTTAATATGTTGCGTTTCATTATTATCATTAAATCTTTTTACATTGACTAACGTAACATGATGTTTCATTGCAGGAATTCCTACATTTTCTTCCCAAAATACAAGAGGTAGATCTTTTAAATCTACCCCTTGATTTTTAATATCTGTCAGTAATTTAAGTAATTCTTCAGCTGTAACCATAGTTATCCACATTTAGATGATCCACATTCTTTACATACAGCACACCCTTCTTCAAATACAACCGATTTAGATCCACAGTCTAAGCATGATACTGTACTGTTTGTTCCATCAGGAATATATGCTTTAAGTGTTCTTGCTATAGCTTTTGTAAATGAATGTAACTCACCATCGGTTTTTTGTAATTGCTCAACAATAAAGCGTATTTCTGCGCCATGTCGTAAAGCAGTTGAAATAAGTCTGGTAATAGCTTCTTGTTCATCAGTCATCATATAAGCTAATTGATGATATTTACTATTATCAATTATTACGTTATATTTTCCTTTACTTTTTTTAGAAATAATACCTTTACTATAACCTTCTAATATAAGTTCTGGTACAGCAAATACTTCGTAAGGCTTGTTATCTAATAAACCAACAATAACTGTAAAACCATTACCCTTTACTTTTAAGTGTTTAATATCACATTCTAAATCAATAGGTCTTTTAGGTGCGTTTCTTTGTTCAAAAGTATTATTTTTAGTAGTATCTGTTACTAAAACACCTGTCCTACTACCATCTCTATATACAGTAACTCCTTTAAGATTTGCATCAAAAGCAGTCATATATATAATATCTACTTCTTCAGTAGAAATTTCATTTGGTAGATTAATTGTACTACTTCATATTTGTCTCATATTTCTATGAGTATGGACTATATCATATTCCTTAATAAAGGAACTCGGACGCTGATACGGTATTACTCATCACGCTTGATGAACCCGTTAGTCTCTGCACCTTCACTACAAGATCGTGTAGTGCTTGGCTCAATGTTAGCATGATTATTTGCTATTTCTCTGCATAGTTGTAAAAAGTCACTATTAGTCATATTGTTTTTCATTGTATTAACTCTTTTTGTGACCCACTGGACATTATCTTTAACATACCCTTTATCGGAATTTATTCTATCTAAAGAACACGTGTGCTTTACTCTATCTTCTTTATTATTAAATTTTGTATTCATTAATAATTCTCTTTGTGTATAAGCACATTTACCATTTTGATTATTCCACAATTCTTCCAAATATTCTGGTGTAAGATCAAATTCAAAACCTCTTAATTTAGCGTTTCTCTCAATAACTTTAAAATAAGTTAATGAAAGATTATTAGTTAACATTGTATTTCTTTTAGGTTTTTTTAAATTAGTATTAAAACAGTTATTACAATAAGAAAGTCCTTCCCCTTTACATTTTCTAGTTAATGTGGTATGACCTGTTCTGTAAATATGGCCACAATCACATTGTACTTTATAAATAGTATTTCCTTTTTGAAGACCTTCACATTTCAATACTGTTAAATTTTGTACTTTGAATCCGTCAAAATAAGTTTTTTTGTCTTTCCATCGCAATTTTCCAGAACACGAACGACATGATTTTGAAAACCCGTTTCGATTAATATAATGTTTTCCAAAAATATATTCTTTATCACAAGTACATTTTAATACAAAATGATCTCTACCATTTTCTTTAAATGGTTCTGATACAACTGTCCAGTTGTTTACTTTACTTCCAATTTCTAAATTTCTTTGCATATTTTATGTATTTTTATTACACAAAGATAATTAAAAATTGATTACTTCAACAGATAACTTACATTTAATTTTAGCCTTCTTTGAATTCATCCGATTTTCGATACACATTACTGTGTAAAGGCACAAGTTTTTATGCTGTGAGTAGTATATTTTTGAATAATAGATTGAATAAATACTCTATTTTGCCAGTTAATATCATTAGCTATTGAACCATACCAAGGAGACATTTTAAAACGTGCTTCTAATTCAGACTTTGGCATCATTTCTATAGAATACGATAATGGATCTGGAGCAGTTTTATTAATTTGAATTTGAAGCCAATCTTTAAATTTAGGATGAAGTACAGGATATTCCATCCAGTTATCTCCATTTTGATCTGTAAAATCTACTCTAACACCTGTTTCACCCGGATTAACTTTTTTACGACGCATGTAATATGGTGCAAATAAAGGTTCTAATCCAGAAGTTGTTTGTGTTAAAATACTTACAGAACCAGTTGGAGCTACTGTAGACCATGATACATTACGACGTCCCCATTTTATCATTTTTAAAACTTTAAAATAAAAGTTTTCTACTAAAAATTGATAAAATTCATTACGTCCACTAATAATATCACCATCTATTTTAAATTCACTTTCAGCATCCCAATCTTTAAATGAACCCCTTAATATAGATAAATCAATACTACAATCTAGTTCTCCTGACATTTTAGTTTGCATCACTCTTTCAATAGTTTCCATAGCTTCTTTAGAATCATATTTTAATCCTAAAGCTGCTAACATATCACCTAAAGCAGTGAAACCACTACCCGTTCTTCTAGAACTTTCAGCAATATATCTTATATTTTGCCAAAGTTCTAATTCAGTACGTTTAACTGAATCATTTTCAGGATCTTGATTGATTTTATCGATAATTCTATCAATGTGTTCTAATTCAAGATCAATTAAATTATCAGCTAATCGTTGTTGTTCATACGCCATTTTATAAAGACTTTCGTAATCTATTTGAGCATCTTTAGTAAATGGGTTCTTTACAAAGGAATAAAAATTAAGTGCTAATAAACGACAAGCATCATAAGCACTCATGAAAATTTCTCCACCTTTTTATCTACACTTTATTAATCATGTTTTTAAATTCATTATAATAATCTTTTTCTGTCCACAATTCATTCTTTTTAATTTTTTTAATGTTAGTACCATTATAATAAAAAATACCTTCTTGTGCAGGATACGAACAAATACACCTTATTGAAGAATTGTTAATACGACTTTTAAATTCTTCAACTGTAATTAATTTAGGAAAGGTATCAATTGCAGTTTTTCCATAGTAATTATTCAAAAAACAATGATTAACATTTACTTTTTCAATATCTAACATTAAATTATGACAAAATAAAAATACTTGTAAAGAATCTTCGTTTTTAAATAAATCTTTTTCTATTAATTCTAAAAATAAATTGTATACATCAAAATATGAATCATCAGAGTTATCATTAGTATGTTTAGGACTTACAAAATAACCTTCATAAGCAAATCTAATAAACATACCTAATAAAGTTAATTCAATAATTTTTGAATCGTTTTTTACATGTACTTCTATTCTTTCACAATCTTTATTATCAATAATTTCAGTTATACAATCTATGAAATTAGATTTAATAATATTTAAATATTTCATAAATTTATCATAATTTTCTATTTTAACATATTCTATTATAATTGCTACAGGATCTGCAGAAGGAACAGTATAATCATGAGCAAACGAATGAAAACAAGCTTCGTTGGTATGTGTGTTAATTTCGCCTTTTACTTTTTTAATAAAACTTGAATTGTATGACATAATAACATGATTTGAGTTATTTGTAGTTTGGACTGTATCATAAACTTGCATTAAGTTTTTCCTTGTCAGTCTCTCGCGGCTTATTGATTAAATTGTCTATGATTTCTTTTAAGATAGCTTTTTCGTCAATGTTAAAGCTATTAGTTAATGTAAGTATTCTATTTAGTTTATTTAACAATTTATATTCAATCTGTCCGACGGGATTGACCTCTCCAGGTGTTTCCCCGTTAGCCTTATTCAGACCCTCAATTTTTTGAGATTCGGAATTTTTGTTAAATGGATTATCTTGATATACAATATTTTCAAGTTTCGTAAGTCTATCATAAAGTTCTTGTATTTGTTTTTGAAAGAGTTTTTCATTTCTGTCAATTCTTTCAAATTGTTTAATATTAAATTGTTGACTCATAATCTATTTAACTTTCCATAAGTATCACTACTTACAGCCGCATGGTATGTTTTACGGATTTGTGGTTACCCCTTTGTATTTTGGATAAACTGTATCAGGAGAATAATCCCAGTGTCTATCTACAAATAATATTCCGGGTTCTGCTGTACTATGTGCAGCTTCTATCATCTTATCCCAAAGTTCTCGTGCTTTTATTTCTTTAGTAATAGATGGATTATCTGAATCGCAAGGCCATCTCAATGTATAATTTGTATTTTGTTTAACAGCTTGCATAAAGTCATCTCTTACCATTACTGAAATATTAGCTCCAGTTACTTTAGTTAGATCTTTTTTAATAGTTATAAAATGTTCAACATCAGGATGTCGAACGTCTATGCTTAACATTAAAGCACCTCTACGGCCATTTTGTGCTACTTCTCTTGTACTATTAGAAAATCTCTCCATAAAACTAACTGCTCCTGTAGAAGTACCAGCAGCATTAGTTACAGGTGTATTATTTGGTCTCAATGTAGAAATATCAAGACCTACACCACCTCTTCTTTTCATTAACTGAACTAATTGCTCGTCTTTTTGAAGAATACCTCCATAAGAATCTTCAGGTTGCCCTACCACAAAACAGTTACTTAAAGATCCTATTTTTTTAGAACCTAGCATTGACATTATAGATCCTTGTGGTACAACATACTTAAAGTGTTTAAACAAATCATAAATACGTTCTTCTGAAAGATATTCTCTTTCTTGTCCATATTTACTTAATTCTGTTCTGTTTTCGGAGTTTTCTTCTTTTTCTTTGTAATTAGATTCAATTCTAGCAAATTCTTTTGCCATTCTTTTGTGCATGTCATCGGGAGTCGTTTCTCCTTCTTGAGCATACTTTCCTTGCCATACTGACATGGCTAATTCATCTTGATTAAAGTAATTGGATAATGACATATATTAAAATAAAGTAGGTTTTTTATCAAATAATGATAATTCTTCTTTTACATTTTTTATATAAAAATTGTAATTAATATCATAATTTAAAGCATTAGTATCTGTGATAGTATTCAATAGTGTTTGATACCATGCTTTACCTTTGATAGATGGGGCATTTAGATATTCACTTCTACCATCGTTATATAACTTTTTAAATACACTACCTTTATTAGAGATAATATATCTAATTGTTTTATGTAATGGTTTTTTATTTGCGTTCTTATCATATTCGTATAATTCAGCTCCTTGTCTTACTCTAATACCAAAACAAAAATCGAATATATTACTATGTTCTTTAATTGTTTTTTCTATTGGAGTGTTATATAAAAACCAGTTATAAACAGCTATTCTTTCAATTAATGATGATTTATTTTTATGTAAAGGAATATTTTCTATTTCATAAGCACCTTTACATTTAGTTTTACCATTTGTATAAACTGCGATATAGTTATTTACATCTCTAATCATCATTTTTGAATAGTATGCATATTCTAATTGAAGTTTTGTAATAGATTCCCATTCTTTACAAATATCATAATACATAGATTCATACTCTTTTTTTAATTTAAGAGTTAAACCATCTGTATTTATTTGAATAAGTGTACTATCTGGAATATTCATTAACTTTTCAGCTAACATTGTAAGCATAAGTTGACCATTTATAGTAGTTGTATAAGTATATTTAGGATCATACAACCAACTAGTAGATTCATTACTTTTACCGTACACACTATTAGCAGCTTCTTTTAGTCCAGCAATAATAGCTTTATCCCCATCTGGTTTAGCTTTTTCAGCTAATCTTACAGCAACAATATCATTATTATAAATAGTAGCAAAATCTTCTCCTAAATGTTCAGGATATAGTTTATTTACTACCGCAATACTTGGATATAGACTTGCTACATCAGCATCTATTATAATATAATCATCTTCTGCAGATATAATGATATTTTTTAAACTACCGTGAATACCACCCAATCCATAATCAAATTGAAAATGTTTATAAATAGCGGATTTTGAAATAGAACTTTCAGAATTAATATTTAAATTTTTAAAATATTCTAATAATTCATTAAATTCTTTTGATTCAAATTTAATGTAATCAAATATAATGTCTGATAATTTAATATTACTTCTATAAGTTCTTAAATCTCTTACATTCCATTTATTTAATCCACATTTGTTAGAATATAATTCTAACATTAAATCACTTCCTATTTTTGAATTACTAGCATTTAAAAAATTTAATTTATATTTTTCTGTCAAGTTAATTCTTAACTCTATTTCTTTTTTATTTTTATTAAATAAACTTTCAGTAGAATTAACGTCATTAATACAATATTGTATTATTTTATCAGCTTCTTCTCTATTACTAATTGGTTTGAAAAAAGGCATGTCTTCTATGTTAGGCCAATCTATCATATACTGACACCATTTTAAACCAACTCTTCTGTTTTTATTATCTAAATGTAATATTTTATAAATGTCAAGATTAAAAATATGAAAATCTTTTACTTTATAAGGTTTCCTATCTTGTTCTATTAAATATGTTTGAACAAAATTAAATATTTCTTCAGCTGATTTTTCAATACTCCAAATGTATTCTATAACTTGAGCATCAAAATCTAAATTATTAAATCCTCGCAATGCTTTTACTTCATTACGTAAAAATGCCCATAGAGGCTCATAATCGTCTCTGTAAGGCGATATCTCAAACACTCTGTAATCTTCTTCGTCTTTTGCTTTAAATACAGCACAAAAGAAATTAGGTAGTGTTTCGAGGTCATACGTCCAAACTTTTTTAATCATTTAATAATTCAATGACTTTATGTTTGATCGCACAATTTTTCCAAGCTTTATAAGTTAACCAATCAGGAGTTTCTAATCTTCTTAAATAAAGTTGAACAGCCAGTCTTAATTCAGCATGTTCAAAGTTATTTAATAAATCAAATTTTTCTTTTAACTTATTAATTTTGGTTTGAAGTTTTCGTTCTTCAGATTTTAAATGCCAATTAATAGCATCACGATAATTACTAGTAGTGTATGCTTTTATACCATCAGTATGATAATTAGGTGGGTCTTCAATAGGTTTTTCTACATAATCTACAGGATCGGTAGATCCAACGACTTGTTCATAAGGAACTCTAAATACACCTCTAATTCTCATACCGTCTTCTGTCAAACACTCATAAATTTCTCCAGCATATTCTTCTCCATTAACAACTTTTTTTTCTATATGTCCTTTCCAACCTCTTAATCCGAGGTATTTCATTTTCTTAACATATTTAGGCTGTCCTTTTTGACTAGCCCATCTAGAATACAGTAAATCCATTAAGTTTTAATCATTTCATATTGATCGATAAAAGTTTGAATTTGATTGTTATTTTTAGCTCGTTTAATTTGAAATTTTAATAAATCTTCTTTTGTAATAACATTATCTTTATTCAAATCTAAAGCAGCTAAATATTTATTAGTTACTCTACTTAAAATAGTTTTATTGTATCTACTTGGTGCAAAATGTAATATATGTAAATCTATACTATTTTTAACAGCTGCTAGATATCTTTTATTACAATTTCTTAAATATTTTTCGTAATATAATAGTTGTTCAGATAATGTTAAACTATCTAGTTTAGGAATGTTAAGTGCTTGTCTAGTAGCTTCAGTAAGTTGAAACACACCTATTTGACTAGATGCTGTATTTATTCCTTTACCATACGCATTCGGTTTTAAATTACTTTCTGCGTAATGTACTATCATACTAGCAATTGCAAACTCGTAAGGATCTATTGTTAATACATCCTGCATTCTTTTTCCTACTTCTACATAACAATTGAATATACTATTTTCTTCAATTGTAATTTCAGATACTGTTCCAGTTTCTTTTCTTGGAAGAAAAATCATGATTAGAATTAAAAGTATATGTTTCATAATAATTATAAATCAATCCATAAAAGGTAAAGAAAAAAGGTTTAGACGGGGAATAACCCTATCTAAACCTTAATATTTATTTCTTTTTAGACTGTGTTTTATTCATGATCCAATTTGCAATTTCTTGCAAGTTTGGAATCAATGATTCATTTTTACCTTGAGTAATTTGCTGATCTCCAATATGCTCACGAAGAGCATTGGCACCAGCAAAGAAACAGGCGAAAGCTGCGTTGATGTTAGCTCTTGCGAGTCTATTGAGATCAGGTGTGTCTGAAGTAGCTGCCAGTGCTACTTTTCGACCGAAATTAGTCAATCGAAGTGGTTCTCCATTTTTTAGTTCAAGATAACCGGCTTCTGTCAGATCATTCAAAGCGTTTTCCAACAATTCTGAGTGATCTTTTGCACCTTCTCCAAAAATAATGTCATCGCAAAACTTACTTTCTGCTACTTCTTTTTCTTTCGGTTCTTGTGAAAGAAAGAAAGAAATGAGTAATGCGGTTGAAAACAGGTTTCTTTTTTTTTTAAATGTTTCTGTCATGTTAAGAAATTTAAGTAATAAATAAGAAGCTGGGTTTTGTTTTTGTTAGTAGCGATACAAAACCAGCAATGAAAAAACGCTAGGTACTCCGAGCGAGACTCGAACTCGCAAGAAGCTTACGCCTCCAAGGGATTTTAAGTCCCTCGTGTATACCATTCCACCACCGGAGCGAAAAATGTCAGATTAAAACCTATAATTAGGAAACTTCTTCTGACAAAAGTTTTATTTTTTGTAATTAGTTTACATTAAAAGCATCCGCTTCTTCTTCCACTTTTGCTGGAGTAAACGCATCTGCAGCTACAGATCCGTTATGAGTGATAAAAGTGTGCCGTGCTTCAGAAGCAGGCGTCAAAGAAACTTCACGGTAAATTGGAGACCCGTCTTTCAAAAGAACCTCATTAGTTTGAGGATTGATTTTTGGAGTTGGGTTTTTGCGAGCTGGATTTGGCGTCAAAGATTCGGTAACCTGCAATTGAAACTCAATCCCAGCTTCAGCTTCAATATTTTCAATTGTGGGCCATTCAGCTTGCGGTTTGTTGCTATAATCAGCGTCCGTTGTTCCGAAATATTTCATTGCCTGTTCTTCGCTAAAAGAAACTACAGCGACTGCTTTTGTTTCACCCGTGATGCCTTGCGTAATTGAAAGAAGCGGATTGCTTGAACCTTTGAAAGTTTGTTGCAGCATCACATTTACTTGGTTTTTGTCAGAATTAGCGTTTGGCCAAATGCGACGTACCTGAACTTTAGAGAATGGTTTCATGTGTGAAAAAGTTGAAATTGTTAAGAGTTATATGGACTGTATTCTATTCAGAATCTACAAATCCATATTTTTTGAGTTTTTTTGAATTTTCATAGGCGAATTCGACAATAGTTTTATTGTCTTCATAGCCTATTACCCGGAACTTTTCTTGTTTCGGTTTAACAGTTATTCGTTTCTCTTTTTTAGAAAGAGATTTAATAAACTCTTTTTGATACTCAGCTTTAACATCTTCAGAAATATTTTCTTCTGATATTTTACTGATCAGCATTTGCTGTTTCATCAATTGAGCTGAATTTTCTTGATACTGTTGTTTAGCGATAGCATCATCATGGTTGTTTAAAAATTTACCATTAAATACTTTCCCAACAGGTTTCAGAAAATTATTTACTATAAATTTATTATCTTTTCTATATATAATCATAAAATATAATTTAGTGCCGGTTGATGGATTCGAACCACCCGAACGATTAAGTACCTGAGTTACAGTCAGACCCGCGACCATTTACGGAATAAACCGGCATTAAAATCTTACAGTTTTTACAACTATAAGAATTATTAATTTTGATTAAACTATTTATAAATTCCTTGTGATAGTACAGTAGGGATGTATGTTACGTACATTTTACAAAATTGAGGATATAATTCTAATAATCCTTTTAATGCTTTTTCAGCATCATATTTTGTTTCATATACGCCATAATGAGTGATCCAGTTACCATCTTGTAATTGACTTACTAAAAAATCTTTTGGTCTATTTTTAGCTGGAGTTTTTAAATATTCAAATCTAACAGTCCAACAATTACCATAAGACATTTTTCTAACTTTAGTACCAGTTTCAATAGTATCTACAGATAAAATTTGAATAATGTTGTAACAACCGTCAAGAATTGCATTAATACGCACTTCTTTAGTTTTTTCTACAATATCATCTTGATTTTCATAATAATGTAATACACCTGTATATTTAGGGTGTTTTGTACTACAAATATCTGGTTTGTAGTTTTTAGGAGTTGTGATAGATACGGAATACATTGCTGGACTAGGATTTGAACTAGTTTCAACAATAGGTGGACAATATACTTGACTGTAAATATGTACAGTCTGAAGTATTGAAATAAGAATAAAAATAATCTTTTTCATTGTTTAATTTTTAGTGATCCCGACAGGGGTCGAACCTGTAGCCTACAGATTAGAAATCTGTTGCACTATCCTTTGTGCTACGGGACCAGGTTATTTAATGTTTACAACTACCGTCACAATCTGCAACAACTTTACATCGTTTTACACAATGCCAAGTTATTTTTAACAATGGTTTACAAATACATGGAAATTGATGTCCATTAATTGTAACCCAACCAGTATCGTCACAAAGTTTACATTTCATATAAATTTATTTTAGTGGGCCCAGCAGGACTTGAACCTACAACCCTCAAATTATGAGTTTGGCGCTCTACCGATTGAGCTATGGGCCCGGTGTTTTAATACACACTTTTAATTGTAATATAATATTTTTGATGACACTAGCAGGAATTTAACCTACCACAACCGCAGAAGAACTAGTATTACGTTGGTTCGCCCACATACAAATGTAGTGTTCAGGAACATGTAGTGTCGAGTTTTTAATTATAGATAGATTGTAATAATCTACCTAAAATGTGTTTGTTTTTTGGATTCCATCCGTTGATTACTCTCATGGTGGAATCAACATATAAATTCGATAATCCACGATGTATTACATGTGGCTTACTTGAATTCATAATGTTATCTATTTGTTGAGTATTTAATTCAGGTATTTCAAATTGTACATCAGCAAATGATTTATAAGCCTGTGTACAATCTTCATAATCTGAAATAAATAATTGCGGATGCTGTTCTGGTGATATTATCATGATGTTACATATTTAACAGCGTTAATGTAATCGTTTTTTAAAGGACTACCTGCATAATATTTCTTAATTCTTTTTATTACTTCTGCAGGATATTCTCCATGTATACCACTACCATTACATATCCATACTTTTCCTTTATAACCGTAAATGGTTCTTTCTTTATAACCCAAATGTCTAGATACTTTAATTTTGGGTACATATACAATTTGGTTATAATTATAAATAATAAGACTAACTAAAACTATAAATACTGGAAAAGCAATTAATGTTTTGAAAAATTCTACTTCTATTGGATAAGTTTTCTTTTCCGAATTTAATAAAGAAATTGCTGACTCTAAATCTAATGCTAAATTATAATTTAAATAATTGTTAATTAAATTTAGCATAATTAAAATCATTAAAAGAATTAAAAGTTCCATAATTAAATATTTAAGAATGATAAAAATCAAAGAAGAAAAATGATAAAACTGTCTTTGTTGCATACGGGGCTCGAACCCGTAATTCAAAATCCGAAATTTTTGCGATCAACCAATTGATCTAATGCGAAGTAAGTTTTATCTAACTATCTTTGATTGGTGGCGGGTACGGGACTTGAACCCGTGATCTCCAGGTTATGAGCCTGGCGAGATACCAACTTCTACCAACCCGCTATTTGTTTCTTCAAATCACTTAATAAGTATGATTATCGCTAATACCATCAAACTTGATACGACAGCAACCGTTGAAGTTATCCGTTCATATTTAGGGTGTGGTGTATCTTCAAGATACCTGTAAGTTAGGTTAAGTGCAGTTGCAGTAAAGGCAACTCCGAACAAAAACATCTCTATACAAAGTATCCAATTCATTTCAAAAAGGGAGTCTTGATCCCTATGCACCCGCATTAGAGGAGTTCACTCGCTGGTTAATTCCAGATGTGCATCTTAACTCCATCTATCAACAGTTTTACGGTCAAGACTCTTTTTTTACCTGGTCGCCTTTCGACTTAGAGGACTTTGCCCAGAGTTTTATGGTGAGGTGTCTTTCGACAAGGATGCCATCGTTTTAGCAACCCAACTCCCAGGGACTATAACCATCGGTGGGGGAGGCTAGAATCGAACTAGCGACAGTCAGCTTTGCAGGCTGATACTCTACCGATGAAACTCTTAAATAACTACCTTTCGGAGAAAATTTAAAGAGTTGTTGTAACTGAGTTACTCCCCCATTAGTTTTAAAACACTATCCCTGCATACGCACATCCGGGATCAGACGTAGACCAACGCCGTATGTTATAGTGTTTTGTATTTTAGGCTACTTGAAAAGTATTTTGTTTCTTAGCACCTCTTGTGCGTCTTCGATAATTGTGATTCATCTTGAGAATATCACACAATTCTCGACACTTGGTAACAAAGAAATCATTTCGATCTCTTATGGGTAATCCCTCACTGTCAAATTTCCATTGTGGATCAACCATAGCTTTACCGGCCGCTTTTGTACGACCTGTTTTGCGACAAAATTGATCTGCTCCATGACAATAAGACATACCAATTCGAAGTTCGTCGTTAACGAAGATGCCGGCAAATGATGCACGGCTTTTGTACAAACGTTTTTTTCCGCGCTGTTCGGGCGGATTAACGTGAAAAAACATTAGCTTTTCCATAAATTTGTTTTTAAGTGAAAAAATATTTAGCGAATGCGGCAGGATTCGAACCTGCAACCTTTGGTTTTGGAGACCAATACTCTACCAATTGAGCTACGCAAACGTTTTATTTAAGATAGCCGCCCAGGACAAGTAAACTGAATTACGATCGGTGTTCCTGCTTCCTTCAGCTATACGGCTAACTTAAATTTGACCTGCTAGAGAGGGCTTGAACTCCTCAACTACTTACTTATAAGGCATATACTTTACCAGTTGAACTATATCCGCCAATAGAGGTTTATCATCCTTTGATGACTTAATGGTTGTCACTGCCATTTTTCAGGTATTCTTAAGTAACCCTGTTCCATTTTCCTCTATTGACGGAACGACTAGACTCGAATTAAATTACGCAAGCGTTTTTTAAGATAATTCTTTATATTTTTCAATTATTCTTATATAGAATAGAATACCACATAAAGCATATAAGAATTCTTTTTTTGTTAAATTAGTACCATACTCATCAAGTAAATCATCTATTGACATACCTAAATTTACCAACCATTGTGATACATGAATAATTAATAAAAATATTATAAAAAATGTTATCATAATCGAAAAGTTAACGGGTAAATGGGGAGAGTTATGTTGTGACACCAAAAAGTCGAAGTAACTCTCCCCTAACCACGTTTATATTTTAAAGAATTTACTGTTTGCTAGGTGATGCTATTGTTAAACCTGTGCAAAATGATAATAGTAGCATGAAAATATAAAAATATTCATCACTACTACACATTGTAACAATAACACCAATTACTGTAATAACAGTAAATAACAAAGCTTTTTGTTTATATGTCATACAAATTCAATTGATTTAACTGTTTGAATTATTTCATTTGGATTGAATTCCACATGTTTGATTTGTTCAAACACATGATTTCCATATCCATAGATATAATGTACTTTTGGCCCAACTAATTGAGTTGTGCCGTAGGCTGCTAAATCAACTGAATACACGTAAGGTCTTCCACACTTTTCTATATAATCCTGATATGCTTTGTAAGTATTACCTACATTACATTCATGATCAGAGAAAATGAATACACGATCGTACTTTTTAGTAGAAGCGAGTTTCCAAGCTTCTGCTAAATTAGTTGAGCCCATTTCAGATTTAAATCCAGAAGCAATTGTAAACACATCATCACTGATTTTATAGTTTACATAATTTGCTTTAGACCCAAATCTAATAATATCCGCATTTGTAGCTTTAGCGATAGTAGCTGCTAACAAACACGCTTTATCACCAGCGTATGATTTGTAAGTAACTGCATTATTTCGATTGCCGTTCTTTACATAACCATTTAGCATCCACATTGAACCAGACTGATCAACAATAACAAGAGTATTACCTGTAAGCAATTCAGCGAAGTTTGGAATACTTTGCTTATAACCTACTGTTAATTCTTGTACAATTCTTCTTGATTCAGGAGAATTGAATTCATTGTTAATTACTTCAATAGCAATGTCGAAATGATATGGCATTATTTTACCTTGTATAACCTTGTTAGGGTCAGATACAAGAGCACATAACATATTTACAGTATCTCTTGTCGGATTTGACAAAAGAATACTACGGATATTGCGCAGTGCTGCCATAATACCAAGACGACCTTCTGACAGCAACTGATTCCAGTTTTGCTCTTTAGCTTCTTGTAGAAGTTGTTGAGCTTCTTGCTGGTTAATATTACCTTCACGTACAGCACGAGCAATTTCTTGCCCAGCTTCACTCTGAGCATTCTCCCATGTATGAGCAGGAATGTTATTTCCTCTCATAATATAGTCAAGTGCTGCAACACTATGTGCTTTTTCTAATGATATTTCTGGTGTTTTCCAAGGATTAGGATGCACCATATTAGCAACATCACGAATTTGTTTCGTGTATTTGCCAAAATTATACAAATCCAATCCTTCAATCGTCATAGCAAATCCTTTCTTCATGGAAGCAGGCAGGGATTTGTTATTATTCAATTTATAATATGCCATAATTTCAGACATATCGTCAGTTCTGAAAATAACACCGCCTTTCTTAGTTTTTTTATTCCAAGCAGAATAAAAATACTTTGCCCATGGTTGACCAGAAATGTATGGAGCAATTGTTACTGCAGCTACATGAGATACAGAACGTAGACCTTCTCCCAAACAGCGAGAATAAACAATACATTGTGCTGTGAAATATGGATTTTCTTTAGCACATTCGATAACAACAGCTTTCAAATTACGAATCTGTTGAGATTCTGATTTATAATACTGTTGTTCTAGTTTTAGCGTATTAAGCATAGAAAGTAGTTTTAACCACTTATCCATATTATACGCTGGTGAGCCACTGATATTAGTAGCTTTTGGTGGTGCTGCTGTTTGTTTCTTTTTATGTGAAACAAATGAAGCAGTTTGATTCTTACCATCCAACTTTTTTTTGAGTTCGGAGTTAAATTTTGACATTTTTTTAATTTTCAAGATGAACAATTTTTACTACATCATCTGCATAAAAAACTGTTTGATCATCTTCGTTATAAAAATCTGGTTCTATAGGAATAATTAAGTCTATTGCAAAATTTTTATCATCGTAATAAAATTTAATTATTCCTGTAAACCAATTTTCATTAATAGTTTTAAAAGCAACAATTGATCCTTTTTGCATAATAATTTGATTTAGAGCCACGTAAAGGATTCGAACCTTTGACCTTCTGATTACAAATCAAGCGCTCTACCAACTGAGCTAACGCGGCATAAAATTGACACCTGGTTACCAACCTACGCAGGGTGTCCTACGCTCTTTATTCCAGAAGAGTAACTGTGATTTAATTATGACGGTAATTAAATGCATAAAAACCGACAAGTTTCTCATTAACTATTAAACTTGTAAAAACTACAGACAGCTTATTCTGCAGGACGAGTAATCTCAGGTGACTACCAACCCAATCGTTTGTTTCATCCAGACCGATTAACTGGAGAGATTGGTTAGATCTCATTATCTTTGTCCGTAAAATTAAAAATGGAAATTACTGCATTATCTTTAGTAAATGCAGTTGCAGCAAGATCACCGTTAGGTTCTCTGCTAAGATCAATATCGTGAGCTCCAGTCTCTTTCAGTTTATTGTGAAGAGCTTTTTCAGCTTCTTCTTTTGAATCGAAAGCTTCTGGGCTACCAATATCCCCATCTTTAATGGTTGTTTGAAATATTTTTGCCATGATCATTAATATTTAGTCCACCAGCAAGTATCACAAGTAGTGTGGTATTTAGTACCTCCGATACCGTTTACGTTAGCTGGTTTATTTTTAATCCAATAATATTTCCTATGGTTTACCAGACCAATATACGGAAATTCAATAACAATCATCGGACGATTGTTAGAGAACCCATAAATGATCTCCCATCTGCTCATATTTGTCCAGACAGTCATCTGAACTCCAGGTATCGATTGTTCGAAACCCAAAATCTCTTCGATAAATAGAACAGATTCTTCTTGTCCACTTACGACGAGTCTGTGTGACTCAAAGTCGAAACCTAGTTGAATAGTATCACCAGCTTCAATAGACTGATATTCATCAGTTTCTACTGTAGTATTGGCGTTGAAAATGATACTATTTCTTTGAGCAAATAGCATAGAGCTAAATGCCATCAATGCGATGAATAAAACGTTCTTCATATTTAAATTGTTTGAAAAAAACAGAGAGAATCCACCTCTCTGTTAAGATGCTATTATTGTGATATTTAAAAAAGGAACGGATGACGGTGGTTCGTCTAAGGCGGGGTTAGTATTGGTTGTGATTGAACTTCCAGGCGCATACTTGAGGATGATAATTCATCCCCCCGATGAGAGCAAGGAAGTGATCGTTTAACCAAAACTGCAACCGCTTTTGAAATGGATGTTTAAGTTTGATGATGCGTTTACCATCACCACCGTAACTCACTTCATCAGGAAGTGGTTTTACGGCCATGAAGTTAATTACATCATCGCTCAAATTGTGAAGAGACTGAGTGACTTGTTGGTGGTAATGATGGTTGCCATCGCTTGCGTACAAACGACACCCTTTCCGTGCTGGAATCTCAATTACCATGAGACCCCCGGTCAAGGGTTTTGTGGGAGTAGTCATATTTTTTAATCAGGAATTTCACCACGTAACCATGCTTGTTTACGTTCGTGTTCTTGAATAAGCTTTTCTCTTGCTTGTACGTAATCCTCTTTCGGAATTACGTACACATCTTCTCTATTACCCCTGACAATATCTTTATCAGGGTTCAAAGATTTAATTTCAGATTTATTAAGCTCTTCTGCTTTAGACAGAGCTTCTTCTCTTCCATTAATTTGACCCAAAAACGTAACATCTTCGGGTGGTTCTGGGTTTGTGAGTGTTGTTTTTTCTTTTTTAAAAAGCAGGTGTAACATATGATGATGAGTTTGATTTAAGTTTATTTAGGAAAACGTACTAAGTCTATTAAACAATTAATGTTTAACTAAATGAGGTTTCCGTTTTCCTAAATTATATAAGAGATAGATTACACTATCATGACCATACTATCTAGTTTCCCTACAGTATTTAACTACTGCAATCTTTCGCAATAAATCGATTTACACCGTATATGTAATAACATACGTTATTTGGTTGGAGACGATTTATCCTACTCGAATATAGCTACTTTGATAGTATGATTGATTTTAAATGTTTGAATAGCCGTGACTATTCACTGCACAATATTAACACAATTTGATCAGAATTGTATTAATTAGGATTGTGTATCAATTTGGTGGTGCTTTTCACCCTTAATGTGTCTTATTGACTGTTTGACCAAATTACGATATACAAAACGCAAGTATCCAACTTGCTGCCTTCGATTGAGTACTGGATTTTTATTTTTGAATTTCCTATTGTTTCATTCACCGCTATTCTCCATTTACAATCGTCATTGCAGGATAAGGTGATCTCCTTCCGCAACTAGTAATTCACAAAATAAACTCAATCTTATCCCATTTAAGGGCTTACATGATCTCTTTCGAGTCAATGTTTTACAGGTTATCAAGCCTGTATATAAACACATAATTGTAAACAGATGCCTATTTCAAGATCGGCTCCAATGATCCTGGCGAACCACCTTCTTAGCCTCGGCATTATCCTATACAGTTTACAATATGTTTGATATTTAATATAATATACATTTTCCGGCAATGTATTTATTCCAACAATTTTTATGACACGGCTTTGTCATTGTCGGATACATAGAAAACTTCTATTATATTAATGTTTCTTTGAGAATTAAAATTCTCTTTTCTTATTTATCGCAGCTTTTGACAGCTTTGATAAAACTTGGTTGACAGTCATAGTAACTGTCTCAATGGGTTCATTACTAAAAGTAGTTACTTCTACTTTAGATGACCAACTGAGGTTGTTTACATAGCAGAACGTTACAAATTTTCTCCATTCAGTAGCTGGACTGAATGGAATACGAATGATGTAATGCATAGGTGATGATTTAAGTAATGATGAGATCAGAACTATATGATTATAATTATTCATACAGTCTGATCTCATCATCACAAATTTATCTATTAAGTGGGTTTTTAGCCCACAAAGTCTCTGCCTGATCACAAAGTCTGTGAACACGCAACCAGTATGCCGGTGTCAATGATTGGATTCCGATGCAAACCTTGAATCCAAGTTGTAAGAACCACTTGCTATTGTGGTATTCAATCACAACATTGTTATTGTGATTGTTTTGGATTATTTCAAAACCAGCCTTTTTGCAAAGACTGATTAATCGTTTAACTGCCGCTATTGATTCACGACACTTTTGTACTTTTTCTCGCACGTCTTCAATAGAAGACGTATCAATAGCTTTTTCAAGCTCTTGTACATGAGTGATAAGTTTTAACTTACCGCTCACAATGTCTGAATTTACTGGAAGTGGTCGATCGACCAACTTCTCAATTTGTTCTCTTAATGTCATATTTTTTAACATTTAAGATGAGTTAAACTATTAAAGGTTAGTTTAAAAAACCTGCTACCTAAAGGGTGAAATAAATTTCAAATCCTTTAATCATTAGTTATACTCCAACGGGTAACTCCCACAATGAGTTTCACATATACTTGCACTAATACTTGATTGTCAAACTAACATCAAGATATAAGCCCTGCCTGTGAATGGCGTGATAAGGATTCTCACCTTATAATGAGCGGAGTGTCTGCACCCACTCATACTATTTGTTCTCATCGGTCTAAAGAACTTCTGTTGCTAGGGTAATAGTTTACCCCCAAACCTTCAGAATTTGGATGTCAAAGCTTTAAGATAAGGTGCTGGAGCTTTAAAACTCAGCACGTTATTATAAGCTAAATATGACAGTTTTTCTAAGTACAAAGTTTCATCTTTCTGTGTATACTCTGTACCTTTAAAAAATGTCATTTTGAAATTATCTACTCCAAATACTGAAACATGGTTAGCAATTAACATGCCAACCATGAATTTTTTTTGGGTTTTGTAGATATTTCTACACCCGCAGGCCTTGTAATAATCTCTCCGATCATCACAAGACTCTGCTTTGCTTGAAGTGCCATCAAAATCTGTAAGATCGTCAACTTCCATAAAGAAATTGTCGATAAACATTTTGCTGGCAGAACCTAACTTTTCAGAAAATGGAATCAAATTTAATTTTGTCCAAACAAAATCAATTTTATCCAGTACTGAAATTTGGGTTCCTTCAAGTCGCTTGAAGGTTTCTAGCTTGGTGTTAGCAACTTCATCTAACATTCCACCTAAAAAAGTGAAATTTGGTGAAATTACTATGGCCCAAGCCAGATTATTTGAAAAGTGATAATGATAAAATATATTACCACTTTTCAAAATAATTTTGGTGATCATTTAAAAAAGTTTCATTTTTTTAAATCCAAAATTAAATGTTAATAATATGTGGGAAACTCTTCCTCATATTTCATACCTTTGAAAAGTATGAAGTGAGTATCCACATTATAGGAATTATGACAATTTCATTAATGTAGTATAAGATTTTTATAATATTTTAGTTACCTCACTCATTCGCTTGTATGAAGAGCTTATGAGATAAAGTTAAAATACCATCAATCTTATAGTTTACATTATGACATGCATAATTAAATCTATAGACCCTGTTTATATTCAGTAGGAGTCTTCACTGTACAAGTTTCTTTGCCTTGTATTACTCAAACAGTAAGATGTTAGCTAATCATTTACATTTAAGTGTCAATATGATCATAAGACACCGAGTAGATTCGTGATCTACACAGACACTACGGTCTGTATCTGACAACTCACCAATAGTTATGAACGTTTATTAGATAAATCTAATACTCCGCTTGTATGGATAATCCACAACTATTCTTTAAAGGAGTGTAATGCTCCTTTGGCTTCTTTGTTTATAATGATCATTACTATGATCATTACTATCTTACGTCCCAGATTCGACAGTAAGACCACAATTACTAATGTGGCTTGCTTTAGGATGAGTCAGTTACGCTCAAACATGTGTTTTAACCTATTAACACACAAAGGTCGAAATCGATAACTCAAATTTTAATTTAGTTAAAATAAAAACATATTCAGAGATGAGTTAGTCTCTTAGGTGTGTTTATCACCATTTACCTTTATTAATAACAGTTATCAGTTGTTATTAATACCACAGAACGCTTGAATGACTAAATCCTACTGTGGAAATATTAGTCAGCGCTAAACTAAGGATTTTAGTTTAGATTTACTTTTTTTACCAGAAGTATAACTGGTGAAGACTATCTTTACAGATAATCTTCAAGTGGGCGTCGACCCAATCGGGTCAACACCGCGTTAATCTGCTCGGTAGTGGCTTCTTGAGTCAGGTCAGTCGGCCAATATTGGGCGACTGTTTCGTAGTTGAAGCCCAGCAGGGATTGGATCTCCCAGATTGGCCATAGTTTACTAGAAGGAGCGTCAGAAGGAGCTTCGACCGTCTCCATTTTTTCTTCTGCAGCTGGAACGTTCGATGGATAGAGCTTGTTCAGCTCTTCCATTTCGGCCTCGATGGCCTTTTTGAGCTCTTCAGCAGCACTGGTAGCGTTTTTAGCCGCTTCCTCTGCGGCCTGAACTGCCTCTTTCCATTTCTGGTTGAGGCTTTTGATTCTCTTGTTCATAAAATAGATTTCAAATTCTCCCTGCACGGAGATTTTAAAAATTAGACCAGATACCAATATAATAACAGTGCAGTGTTATCAATGATATCTGGCCAGTTTTTTTCTACGAATGTGCCGCTTATCCAACTACCATTGTAGGTGTCACCATCCATTATTACTTTGGATGGGAACAGAATAATGGTGTACTCATTTTCAATCACGCTACTGTCTGCAGCAACGTAATTGAATTTGAGTGGCTTGTGAGACTCTATCGCTGATTCCACATTGATAGTGGTTTCAGCGTTTTGATAATACGAAGCACCTATAAAGATGCTCGCAATTATCAAAACTGATACGAAAATTGTGATAAAAAGTTTCATGTTGTTAACAGTTGTAATGAAAAATTTTTGTTATACATAATATAACAAAAAAGTCATGCCAAAAACCTTTCGGTAAAAACAGCATGTAAAGATGATTAAAGGTCTATTCCCCAACCAAATCCATCATAACTCACTGATTTACAACGATTTACAACGCTCAAGGCGAATACGTATCAGTGGATGGAGCCCGTAACTGGGCAGTGTGGAAACACCTAATCATCTTTGTTTGAAAAACCATATTTTAAGGGAAGAAGTCATCGCATTTCTGCTCGTTCTTATCGAGTGTATTAACCTTCTGCTACTTATTGAGCATTGGTTTATACGAATCTATCCCTTATATATCTTAAAACCAGATAGTGACATCATCGCAGCCCAGTGATAAATCGAATGGGTTATTCTGCTCCGTCATGAAGATGAATTCAATTACCTATATTATATAGGTGTATTCATCAAACATCTTTACTATCTGGTTATCTAAACAAACCAGGTTGGATTTTAAATGTGGTTTACTCCACTTTACCCCAATAGATGAAACTATTGAGTTTACTACTTTCAACCCGGTTTGTGACTGATTTAATTGAGCTTGGACAAAGGCTGTGGCCCCACACCCCGCAGAGTGTGAGACCACCACCATCACCAGGCCATGTTCTTCAGGCTTTCGAAGGTCTCTTGGACCTTGCTAACAGCCTGGGCACTCTCGGCCATACCCTCCATTCGATAGAAGGTCGCGCCGTTATACTCGTCCTCGACGAGCTTAACGACACCATTCAGGGTCAGGGCGCCGCACTTCCAAGAGTACTGAACGCCGTTTACAGTTTGGGTGTGCCGGTACGAGCCAGCAATCACCTCTTTCGTGTTAAAGTCCCGCACGACCCCGCCAACGGAGCCGATGCATGGGACAAGGATAACATCTCCCTTTGCCATGATAACAGATTTTCACGACAGGGGGAATTCCCTGCCGTAAAAGTTAGTGGGGGGTGGGGGCTGGGATACCCTATCAAATAAGCTGTCTCCTCAAAAAACTTTATAAATAAAAGGGGGGAGGGGTACTTTTATTTCAAAAAAAGACCGGGTGGGGTACTTACAAAAAATATTTTAAAAATCATTTTGCGAAAAATAATATAAAATGACACAATTTGCAAAAAACACTAAAATAAAAAAATAAAATAATTATTTTTTCCTTATCTTTGTACCGTAACATGAATAACATAGGTATTCATATCACCCGATTGCAACTCATCACCATGAGAGAACTAGGATCTGGGTCAGACGTTGGATAGGTAGGACGCTGATGAAAAAAGCAGCAACATAGTCCGAGGGTTTCTCCGACAGTTACGAAAATGGCTTAAATGTATAAGCTTGTAGTTGAGATAGAACGAGAGGGTGCCGATAACAGTAGGCGCGGTTCTGATGACCAATTTACCGAAAAGGAAAAACATCAGGTTCTATCGGGGTTTTAAAATGCACTGGCTACATGGAAGATTTAAGCTAAACGACCGGCACGATAAGATCGACAGTTGGTCAAACGGTAAACGTCAAGTTAATCCGATAGGGAGAGGTATATCTAAAAATAAAGATTCTTCTTTTACATCAGGGATAATATTTAAAGATAATGTTTAAAGTAATCGGGGGTGTTGTATCTTTGTGTTAAATTAACCTAACGAGTATAAAAACAATAATTAATGGGTATAAAATTTAAAATAATCGTTAAAAGAAGTTCGATTAATAAATTGAACGATCTTATTTATAAAAGAAAAGTATTAGTATTTTTAATTAATGGAGAAGAATATTGTATAATGCAAACAGATAATTATAATGATGAAGATGGGTTTAATACATCAATTCATATATGGCCTAGATGCTGGGGTTATGATGGTTATAAAGATGGTCACAGCATGTATATAGTTAATGTAACTAATGATATACTATTAAGCTATTCTGAATATTTAATTGATGTTCTAAATAAACTTAAAGAAAGATCTTTAATTGATTTATCAGTTATTGAAATAAATGAAAATGACACAACATCAGAAGATACTTAATTATATAGGTTTGATCAGAGAATCACATTCTAGTATGGTTAATATTTTTACAAAAGGAAGTTGTTTCAATTTCTATTTGATTTTAAAACAAATGTATCCGCAAGCAATACCTTATTATAATATGGATCATGTGATTACTAATATCGATGGTAAATATTATGATATTACTGGAGAGGTGAAGAATATATCAGGTTATTATAAAGGATTAACAAATCATTTTATAAAACGTAAACAATCACAAATTATAAAACAATTATTAAAGTATGAGTATAAGAATGAAAGCTAGAGGTAAAGGTGGTAAACCAAGTATAACTTGGGGTAGAAAAGCATCTAAAAAATTACACACATCAGAATTTAAACCTACTAATAATAGTAACAAAAATTACACTAAACATGTTCTTATAAGTTTACTACTATTTGTTAGTATTATACTTGGGTTTATATTATTTAAAAAATAAACAATATGGAATTAAATATCTTAAACAAGAGGTTAAATGTAGATTCAGATACGTTTCATGAAAAATCTGAATTTGAATTTTGGAATATTTATTTTCAACTTCTTAATTTAAGAAACCCTGTTTTAACTGATAAAGATTGTAGTATAATGGCTTCTATATTAACAGAACCATTAGAAGAGAATGTTATTAATATGAAAAGAATTGAAGAAGTAACAAAAACAAGTGCTACAAATTTATATGCTAAATTTAAGCAATTGTGTGAAAAGGGCTTTTTAATTAAGAATGAAGAAGGGTATTTATTAAATCCTGCATTAATAGGTTTTCAAAAATATATTAAGAAAACGACAAACAAAAGAATTAAATTTACAATACCTTTAGAGATATGTCAATAATTGAAACTATACTAGAATGTCAATCTGACTATTATAAAAGACATAATCGAGCGGTATCTTTGTTAATGTTAAATAAGGATACTTATAGAAAGTTGTTAATGGAATTAGAAAAAAGTCATATAAGTAATTTACACGGTATGCAGATTATTTTAAATTCTAAGAAAAATTTAGAATTAATATGACGTCTAAAATAATAGAAAAGATCTCAAAAGAAAGAAAATTACCACCTGAACAAGTTAAAATGGTAATTGATAGTTTATATGATGGGTTAAGATATTACTTAACCAACCCTTTAGAAACCAAAGATGGTATTATATTACATAACTTTTTATCTTTTTATATTGATGAAAAAAAAGTAAATAAGTATGTAGAAAGATTAAAATTAAAACAATTTAAAAACCCACCTAGATCTGAAGAAAGTCAATTAGAATTTTATGACGATCTTTTAAAAGTAAAGAAAAAATATGAAAGACAAAAGAAACAGCCAGTATTCAATCAACAATTTGGTACAAGAACACCGCAAGAATGATTTAGTAAAAAGAAGAAGTACATCTGCTAATTTTACAGATGATGATATTCCTGAAATAAGTCAGGAAGAATTAGCGGCTATTTATGAATATAATAGTTCATTAGCTAATATTGATTCAGAATATGCTTCCGTACAACCAATGTCTAAGGTTTTAGTAAGAGTGTTTTTATTAGAACCTCATAAAACAGAAAATGGACTTTTAGAACCTCATACTCAGTTATTACCTGTTCCTACTAATAGTGGTTATGGTTCGGTTATGCAAATAGAATCACCATTTCCTTATTCAAATAAAGCAATTGTAATAGCAACTCCTCCTACATTTTCTATGATTAAAGTTGGAGATATTGTACAATTAGAAAGTAATCCAGTTAAACCAATTGTTACTGGTTCTGGTGCTAACGCTAGTGTACATGTACCTTATGCTTATATGCATCCTTCCGCAAATACAATTGAAATTCCCACATCCTGTACTAATAAACATTATGGTTATTTGTTAATTCCTTTTCATGAAATAGCAACTAAAATAGCATAATGATGAAATACTATACACCTACTGAAGATGAATTTTTTAACGGGTTTGAGTATATTGAAAATGAAATAACAAAGGTATACCATAATCGAATACTTGGTATTGAAAATTTAAAAATTAAATATTTAGATGTAGAAGATATTTTAAAATTAGGTTTTACATTAGAAGAAAATAAAGATGGTGTTTATAAATTTAATAAAATGTTCTTTGGAGAATCTCCATCATTTTATGAATTGATTTTTAAATTAGAAGATCGTACATTAACATTAAATGAAGTAAATCAGTTTAAAACTACAAATTTATTTTTAAATTTTCATTTAAAAAACATTAGCGAATTAAAATGGATTCTCAATAGATATGGGATTCTCTGAAACAAAAATAAAAAAACCAGCATTAATGGGTTCTACTCTTAAACATACTTTTATATACAATGGTGATAAAAAAATTGTTAGAGTAAACCCATTATGCGATTGTGTAAAATCTAATATAAACCATCCTAATTATACTTTTTGGTTTAAAGTTAAAAGTAATTCTAATAAAATTATTGTAATTACTTATAATGATGAATCTAAAGAGTTTTTAGAATTACAAGCAATAACATGAGATTAAATAACTATTTCGATTTAAGAGAATTTATACCTCCTCAAATATATAATCAATTTGGAGAAAGATCTTTACAATTTTTAGATCCTAAAATAATAACTTTAGCTACAGCGTATAGAGAATTTTTTCAATTACCTGTAGTTATTAACAACTGGCATTTAGGTAAAGGATTTTCATATAGAGGTTATCGTCCACCTAGAGTTAACGTTGGTGGTGAATATTCTCAACATAAGTTTGGAAGAGCTTTTGATTGTAACATTGGAAAAATGAATGAGTTGCAGATGTTTAATGCAGTAAAAGAAAACTTTGAATATTTTAAACAGTTTGGATTAACCACTTTAGAAGATTATAGATTTACAGATGGTTGGTTACATTCAGATGTTAGATTTACAAATAAAGATGAACTTTTAATTGTAAAACCATTATGATTGAATTATAATAAAATGAATAGTTTTATAAATATAAAAAAAGAATTAAAACCAGATGAAAACTTTTGGGAGCTTAATCCACATTTAAGATTTGTAAATCCTTTTTCAAAATTATATTCAGAAGACGAATCTAAAAATAAAATTGATTCTTCAAAAACAATGTGGTGTATATTTTATTTATCAGAACCTGATGAAGATATAAATCTTTATTACAGATTATCTGAAGATGAAATATATGAAGTTTGCAAAAGTTTTCATCCTAAGTTTTCAATAGAAGATGAAGTTGTTTTAGAATGTATATCAGTTTATCCTGAAATTTGTTTAACTGTAATAGAAAGACTTTTAAAAACAACTAAAGATCTTTTTAAGAAAAGAAATAAATTTTTAAAAGAAGCAGATTATAATTTTGAAACAATGACTGCTATTGATAATGCTATAGCAAAGACTCCTAAAATGGAAGAAGATTTTGATAAAATAGTTCAGAAATATACTGAAAGTAAGAAAACTGAAATACAGTTATATGGAGGTAGAAAATTAACAGCTAGAGAAAAGAAAACGATTAGAACTATAAATAATGATACAGACTTTAGAGCCCTTGAAGGCGACATTGATTAGAATTGAAAATATAAAAACATGGTTGGTTAATGTACCTAAATTACATCCTGATTCTGAAAGATTTAGTAAGTTATGGTCTTTATACACTAAGTATAGTATTGAAGGACTTTGGGGATATGATAATGGTGGATGGAGATATATGCCAGGTACTTTATTTTTCTATGGTAATTTCTTTTCAATTCTAGACATAGATCGTAAACAAAAAGTAAGACGATACGTCAGACCAACTATTAGAGATATTGATTGGATGTTACATTATGCTTATTTAGAAGCTCAGGGTTTTTCTGGTTGGTCAAACGATGATGAATATACGTCTAATTATGATGTATTAAACTGCAAATCTGTATCTGATACTACAGATCCTGATTTAATTAGTTCAAAAGGTACTCTTAAAAAGTTTATACATCCCAGAGATAATATTAAAAAGTTGCATGATGAAAATAAAGGAGTTCCTTTATATGCAAACGCTACTAAAAATCTTATGGTTTTTGGTTCAAGAGGTGGTGGTAAATCATTCTCTTTTGCTGGTATAGCAGCGCATCATGTAACTTTTGATGGATTAAAATATTTTACTCAAGAAGATTTTGATAATCCTCCTACTATTGAAGTATGTATTGGTTCTGGTGGTACAGAAAAATCATCTGAATTGTGTACAAAAATAGAAGATGGTTTAAAACAGTTTGGTACTAATAATGAATTAGGTGTTTGGGGAAGAGCTGATAAAGGAGATGATGATTATACACCTAATCCTTTTTATAGGGATTGGGAAGGTTCTATAGCAGTTGGTAATAAAAAGAATCCTTTTAGATATGAATATTCTGCTAAAATAAACGATCGTTGGATTAAAGGTTTAGGTACTAAAACTAAATTAGTTCACGTAAACTATTCTGATAAAAAACAAGGAGGTGAAGCTGCAGCGGCTGGTGGTCGTTATGTTTTACATCTTTATGAAGAAGTAGGTTTAATGGCTAATATAGTAGACGCTTGGTTTTCAAATGTTGGTACTGTAACAGATCCTGATGGTAAACAATTTGGTGTACAAGTTGCAATAGGCACTTCTGGTAATATTGATTTGGTGCAACAATCTAAAAAAATATTTACAAATCCAAATGATTATAATTGTTTAGAGTATGACGATCTTTGGGAAAATAGTGGTAAGATAGGTTTCTTTTTACCAGCGTATTTAACCAACTCTAAATTTAAAGATGAGAATGGAAATACAGATATAGATGCTGCTTTACAGTTTTATATGAATCGTAGATTAGAAGCAGCTAAATCAACAGATCCTGAATCATTGCGAAATGAGAAAATGAATTATCCTATTATTCCATCAGATATGTGGATATCTTCTAAAGGATATTACTTTCCTATAATGGAATTAATGGATAGAGAAAAAAACTTAGTAAAAAAATCAACTTATCGTAATATAGGACAAGCTACTAAATTTACTTGGGATTCTAATTATCCTAGAGGTGTTAGGTCAGATTTAGATTTAGAAGCTGAACCTTTTTACGAATTTCCTTATAATAGAAGTGTTTCTAAATTAGATGGTGCTATAATGATTTATCAAAATCCAGAAGAAATTGATGGAGAGATTCCAGACGATATGTATTTCTTTGTATTAGATCCTTATGTAGCAGATAATATAGATGAAGGAGAATCTTTAGGTGCTTTTTATGGATTTGTAAATCCTAAATATGGTTCTAAATATAATGGTGGTACAATGGTGTGTTCTTATATAGGAAAACATCCCAATGGGAAAGATTCTTTTTATGAGAATATAGAAAAAATTATAGCTTATTATGGTAATTGTTCAAGAAGTTTATGGTATGAATCTAACCGAGGTGATTCTGTTAGAGGTTATTTTTTAATGAAAAATAAATTAAATTTATTAGCTTTAGAACCTTTAAGAGAACGTGGTAATAATATATATGAAAGAAAAGTTATAAAATTTGGTATTCCTGTAAATAGTCAGGAAGATAAATTACAAATGATAACAGATGCTTCTGAATATTTATTACAAGAAATTACATACAATAATGAAACATTAAGAGTTATTGAAACAATACCTGATATATTTTTAATTCGTCAAATGATGAATTTTGAAATTAAAAAACATAAAAACTTTGACGCGGTGTCAGCATTCATATTAGCTCCTTTTGTTATGAAAGAATTGAGACACAAAGAAAAAACAGAATTGGAAAAAAAGACAAGACATAACCCACTATCCTTTTTATCAGTAAATCCAAATGTATTTGATTTAGATGATACTAGGAATAGATTACTAAAATTTAAATATGCAACACAAGACTCAGATAATTGATGACAGTTTACAAAATGTTATCGAAGGATTAAATACAGCAGCTGATATAATCATATCTACGATGGGAGGTTCTGGACAAAATGTTATAATAAGTAAACCAGATATGGAATCTCCAGAAAATTCAATAAACTTTACTAAAGATGGTGTATCCGTAGCAAAAAGTATAAAATTAAAAGATCCTGTAAAAAATATAGGGGCTTCTTTATTAATTAATGCAGCTGATAAAACAGTTAAAGAATGTGGTGATGGTACTACATCTACTGCATTGTTTATTAAAACATTATTAAATTCTAATCATGTTTCTTTAATTCAGGATAAGAATGAATTTATTGATGATTTAGAATTATTTTTAGAACAATTGGAAAGTATTTTAAAAGAACAATCTAAGAAAGTAGAGTCTATTGATGATATTTATAAGATTGCTATAACTTCATGCAAGTCTCCTAAAATAGCAAATTTAATAAAAGAGATTTATATTAAAACAGGATTTAATGCAGATATTGCTTTAGAATTATCTAGAACTTCAGATACTACTTATTATGAATTAATTGAAGGATTGAGTTTTGAATCTGGTATGGTTAGTACACTGTTTGCAAATCAAGATAATAATACTTGTATTTTAGAAAATGCAATTGTATTAATTGAAAAAGAATTAATTAACTCAGCACAACCATTTCATGAAATTTTAGATGAATGTTTAGCTCAAGATAAAGCTATATTAATTATGGCTCCTCAGTTTGGGGATGCTTTTGTAAGATTTGCTGTACATAATAAAATTCAAAAAGGTTTAAAAATATGTTTAGTTAATATTCCTGGATATGGTGTTTTTCAAAAAGAAAATATTAAAGATATATTAACGTTTACTACAGATAATGAAGTAAATAAAGTTGTAATTACTCAACAAAATTTTACATTATATAATAAACCGTATTCTGATAAAATTAACAAACGAGTTGCTCAATTACAAAAACTTGCGGACAATGCTGTTGAAGATTATGAAGAACAAGATTTTAAAAATAGAATAACTAGACTTCAACAGACGGGTGCTGTAATTTATGTAGGCGGTGTTACAGAAAAAAATGCAAAAGAAGAATTTGATAGAATTGAAGATGCGTTAGGTGCTGTAAAATCTGCGTTACGTTTAGGTTATGTTAGAGGAGCTGGTGTGGAACTAATTCAAATAATTCCTTTATTTAAAAATAGTAGAATATTTCCTTTAATAAAAGAATTATTATCAAAACCACATAAGCAAATTTTACAAAATGCTAATATAACACGAGAAGTAAAAACGGACATTCCGTTTAATGTAAGAACTAAGACTTATGATGAAACTATTATTGATCCTACAGATGTGATATTAAATTCACTAAAGAATTCAGTATCATTATTTAAACTTTTAATTAACACATCTTTTATTATTCATAATGAATAAACAAGAAATAAAAAGTCCAGTTTTTTCGTTAAAAGTGTCGGAAAAACATAAACACGAAAATGACAATCAATGGTATAAGGATTACATGAATTATGTAATACCTTCAGAAGCATCTTCTGTTGAAGATTATGATATGATGTTAAATTGTTATAAAATTGCAAATAATGATTTATCTGGTTTTAAAGATAAGATCAAAGAATTTTGTAATCCTCTTGGTGAAGACGTTGGTCAAATAAATGAAGAACTAGTTCCTTATCCAGAATTATATAATAAGATATCTGCATTAAAAGGAGAAATGTTAAAAAGAGGTGATGATTTTAGAATTGTATTATTAACTGCAAAAGCTATACAAGATAAAAATGAAGCATTGTTTCAAAAAATAAAAATGTCAGTAGACGAAAAATTAGCAATTTTTCTGGAAAAACAAAAAGCTCAAATGCAGCAAATGAAACCAGAAGAAGCTGAAGAATATATAAAGTCTATAAGAACTCAATTAGAACCTGAAGATTTGTTAGCAAAAACATGGCAATCTGAACAAGAGATATTTGCAGACAAAGCTATAAAGTATTGTTATTACGATCAAGATATTAAAACTAAAAAATTAGAGACATTTGAAGATGTTATTAATGTTGATAGATGTTTTATATTTTCTGGATGGAGATTTGGTAAACCAATTTTACAAATAAGAAACCCTTTGTTTTCTATTTATCACAAAGCTCCTAATGAAAGATATATTCACAAAGGTGATTATTTTGCTTACAAGCAAGCAATTACTCCTGCAGATGTATTTAATAATTATGATTTAACTGATGATGAAATTCAAAAACTAGGTTTGAATACATATAGTGCTACAGTTGCTGATAAAAGACATGCATTAGGTAAAAATTCAAAACCAATTTTTGATAAGACTAATCAAGAATTAATGATGGCGGCTGATAAGACTTTAGTTCATGATAAAATGAAAGGGTTACATCAAACTTCTGCCAGAACATTACATAGACAATCTGATTTAATTTGGGAAACTCATTTTGAATTTAAGGCATATAAGGAATTAATATTTCTATCTTATATTGATGAATATAACAAAGAAGTTGTAACAATAATGCCTTCTTCATTTTCTGATCAAATTCCAGATACAGCTGTTAAAGAATCTTTTATTAATAGGTATGGTCAAAAATCTACAAGATATGTTTGGGTTGATGAACTTACCGGTACTGAATATAAAACAGAAAATATATGGATACCTAGAAAATATGAAATTGTTAGATTAGGTAATAATGTATATCCTATTTGTAGAGAAGTACCTAATCAACATACAAATATAGATGATCCTTTTGGTTCATTTGAACTTTCTACAAAAAGGATATTATTTTCAGCTCGTAATGCAAAATCAGTATCTTTACTTCAAAGAGCTTTACCTTATTACTTTCAATATATTTTTATAAAACATATTCAAAATAAAGAACTATCTAAATACATAGGTTCTAATTTAGATATGGATGTTGATCAGATACCTGATGATTTAGGTAAAGATTTTATGGGTAATGATATTAGAGATAAATTCTTAACTTGGTTTTTATATTTAAAGAAAACTGGTATTAATTTTTATTCAGGTAGTCAAACTTCTTTAGGTGGATTACCCCCTGCAACAAGATCTCCTGGATCTAAAGGTATCACATTTGATAATGCTATGAATATTTATAATCTACAACAACTTGTAGAACTTATAAAAAGAGAAATAGGCATGTCAATGGGGATTTCTCCACAGAGAGAATCTATGTTTGCACAAAATTCAAATGTAACAGATAATCAACAAGCAATTACTCAATCTTATAATATTACAGAACCTTATTATTATTTACATAATGAACTTTGGAAAGCTGCTATAAATGATTGGTTGACTAACTTTATAACATATTGTAGAAATATATTTTTAGCAAATCCTCAACTTAAAGAACATACGTTACATTATGTAATGCCTAATGGTATGGAGGATTTACTTAGAGTTACTCCTGAAACATTAAACCACATGTCAATTGGATTATATGTTTCAAACTCTGGACAAAATCAAAAATATATTGATACAATGTTTAATTATGGTTTGTCATTTGCTCAGAATGGTGGACAAGGTATGGAATCAATGTCTACATTAATTATGGCATTGGTTTCAGGAGCGTCTCCTCAAGAAATACACAAGTTAATTTTAATTGAACAAGATAAACAAGCTAAAAGACAAGAGCAACTTGAAAAAATGAGATTAGAATCTCAAGAAAAACAAGTCAAATTGCAAGTTGAATCCAGAGAAGATGTACAAGCTCACGAAATAGAAAAGATTGTTGTAAAAGCTGTAGAAGATAGAAAGACAGCTCTTCTAGTTAATCAATCACAGGTTGAAGAAGATGTTGATAACGATGGTGATGTAGATATGGTAGATATTGCAAAATTGAATATTGAACGAGAAAAGTTAAATCTTTCCAAAAGAGAGCAGGTTAGAAAAGAAAAGTTAGATGAAACTAATAAAGAACTTGCCGAAGAAAAATTAAAAATAGATCGTAAAAAAGCAAGTCAACCAAAAACAGCAAAAAAATAATTTTGCATAAAATATTATAAAATGATGCAATTTACATTAAATTGTATAATTAAAAATAAAATAAATAAAAAACCTACGTAATTTTGTATGGAAAATAACACAATTCCAGAATTTGATTTAGAGCTTGATGATAAGATAGTAATTGATCTTCCTTTAGAAGACGATGATAATATAGCTAATGATTCTAAAGATACATCTGAAATAGATACTGGTTCTGAAGAAACTTCTCAAACAGTAGAGCAAAGTGAAACAGCTAAAATAATTTTTGAACAATTAGTAGAAGAAAATATATTATCTGAAGATTCAGAGTTTGATGGTAGCTGGGAAGGTTTGCGAAAAAATGTATCAGAACTTCCTCAAAGAATTTTAAACTCCTTAGTAGAAACTAGAAACGATGTTAGTAAAGATGTACTTCGTTATATATTTACATCAGATAATATTACTAAAGATGAGATGTTAAATTTTATAAAAACTAATTTAGAAGAATCCGTTGAAACAGAATTGCAATTAGAAACAATGGATGATGCTAGAGAGTTTTTGGAAAATGTTTATAAAAATAAAGGTTTGAAACCAAAAGCTATTGAAGCCACTTTAGCAGCTTTAGAAGAAGATGAGAGTTTACTTGAAGAAGCTAGAGAAGAATTAGAAAAGCAAAAATTAAACGCTAAACCAAAAACTGAAAAATTAATAGCTGAAAAAGAACAACAAGAGTATGAAGAAAAACAACGCAGAATTGAATATACAAACTCTGTTATATCAGCTTTAGAAGATACTGGTTGGAAAAAAACAAAAATTGATACTATTAAACAAAAAATAGCTAATAATGAAATTAATCCTACATTAGTAGAAATTTTTAGAAACCCTAAAGCATTAGTTAAAATGGTTGATTTTATAAGTTATTACAAAAATGGAGACATTGATTACGATAAGTTTATAAATACAATTGAAACACCTAAAGCTAAAGATTTTAAAACAAGATTAGAAACATCTATTAGTTCACCAACTACTTCTAGTAGATCAAATTTAAAAAATCCTGAAGAGGAGCTTAATAATTTAAAAGCAATAATTTAATAAAATTTTATGAGTAGAAAAACAGCATTACAAACTGTTGAACGTCATGCATGGGGTGGGTCATATTTTGATTCACTTACTCACGCTGCAATGTTCAAACGCTATCAACCATTTAACTTCGGTGTTCGTACATCTCAGTTATTTTCTTCTAAACTTGGTAGCCATTTAGTAAACAAAAAATTTACTTACATGACATCTGCCAAAAAGAACGTTTATGTTCTTCCTGGTGGAACTGATGATTATCAGTGGTTCCTTATGGGTGACGCTGATGTAGATTTCCGTATTACGGAACTTTTAGTAGCTAGCGATGCTACTCCGGGTAAAGGTAATCTCCCATTTAAAATTGCTGCTGACCGTGATTGGCTTCATGAACCAGCTGTAATTAAACTTGAAGGTTCTAACTTGCCTCTTTTAAGAATCATAGGTCATCCTGTACAACGTTCTGTAAACTCTTGGGAGTATGAAGTAGAACTGCAAACTGGTGATCCTAATGCATGGATTCCTGTTGAATATCTGATGCCTGGTCGTAGATTCATGCGTGTATCTACATTAGTATCTGATGAACTTAATACAAAATACGCTCCTGATCAGTATGGTGAGATGTTTAAACTTCAGTCTTGGGTAGCTAACTATGCTAATAAAGCTGAATTTACTGATAAATTCATTCGTACTGAAATAGCTTGTCGTAAAGAAGGAAGAGCTCTTCCAAGTAATGCAGGCTATTCTGTAGGTGGTGCAATGTATTCTGAAGGCGCTGTAAGTACGGGATATGTATATCAACAAGAGTTCCAATCTAACGATAAAACCACTATTGAAAAAGGTGTGTTTATTTCTAAGATTGAAGCGCGCTTGCTTGATCGTACAGAAATGGACCGTGAGATGGCTATGGAATTTGGTCAATTGCAAAAAACAGTAGATCGTGAATCCGGTAGAGTTATTAAAGCTGCTCCAGGATGGAGACAAATCGTTAGAGATGGTCACTATAAAGAGCATAATGGTACATTGACTCTTAGTGAGATTTATGAATACTTGCAACAAATTTTCATTACTCGTAAATCATTTACTGATCGTCATATTATGATTGCTTCTGGTGAAGCAGGTATCGAATTTTTGAGCAGACTTATTGCTTCTGAAGCTAGTCAGTTCCAATACATTGATACGTTGTTTACTACTAAGCGTACTGATCCACAAGGTTACCACCCCAATGAGCTTGAATATGGTGCTCAGTTTACCAAAATCAAGATGACAAACGGTGTAATTGTAGAGATCGTATATGATCCAATTAAAGATGATCGTAAACTTTTCCCTGAGTTAGCTCCTGGTACTAATCGTACTATTGAGTCTTATGCAATGGATATCTTTGACTTCGGTGTAACTGAACAAAAAGCTAACGATGCTGCTCGTGATGAAAATATTACAATGGTTATGCAAGATGGTGTAGAGTCTTACTTTACTGTAAGTAACGTTTATGACTTTAATACTGGAGCTATCAAGGATGGTAGCAACGCATACGCTAATAATAAAGAACTCGGTATTTACCGTGAATTGTCTGGTTCTCTTTGTGTTTGGGACGTAACTCGTGTCGGACGTATTGAATATGTACCTGTACAATAATAACTAATTTTAATCCCGGTAGTCCCTGAAGAAATTCAAACTACCGGGTTTTTTAAATGCAAGAAAAGCAAACTGATATGAAAAATCAAAAAACAACCATCTACGTAAATCCGATTAATCGGATGTCTGCACAAGGTAGACACAAACAAAGTTTCACTATTCAACAAAAAACAGGTGAATTTGTACCCACAGTGGGTATGCAAAAAAATAAAGAATTTGGTGTTCCTTCAGAATATAGTTTTAGAGCTAATGTTTCTACAAATAAGTTAATTACAGGTTTAGATAAAATGGTACAAAATCCATATAAAGATCTTGAACCACATTTAATTGTAGAACAAAACGGTCTTTCTCAAGATTGGGTAAAACATCTTGAATATATTGTAAAACAAGACCAAATAAAATTGCAAACTCAGTATGAGATTATAGATAATGTTCCCTATAATCATTATACTAATGAAATAACTGGATCAATGTTTTCTTCAAACTGGAAAGCAAATCTAGAAAAACCAAGAAACTTTTTAGAAAGTTTTAAAATTATTTTATACGATAGACCTAATGAATTTTCTGATGATACACCTAGAGGTAGGTTGTCAATTATGTTAATAAAAAATCATCCTAAGATTGCAGCAAATAAAACTATGGCTAATGCTGCTGTGCATGATTGGTATATTTCAGAAGAGAATGAGGCGGCTATTGAAAAACTTAAAAAGAGAGATATTATAGAAGATGCTGTATGGAAATGGGGTAATCTTAAACAAAAAACTACGCCTTATATTGTATATCAAGTAGCTAGTCTTTTGAAAAATAATGATGGTAATCCTATTGTAAAAGGTAAAATGAATGATATAACAGTTAGAAATCAAATCTCAGATTTTATTAATGATTCTACAACTTATCAATTAGATAATATAGAAAAGTTCAATAAACTTTATAATATGGTTACCAGTGATAAAGAAAGTAGACAAAGATTCGAGTCTATGTATCTTGTTCAGCAAGCTATTAATCTTAATATTATAGGTGTAAGAGATGGTTTTTATGTATGGCATTCTAAATCTTCTCAAGATAATATATATAAGCATACTACTTATGATGCTTTAGTAAGTACTATTCAAAGAGAATTTCTTAATTATAATCCAACTGAAACCGATATTTCTAACTGGTATAAAGATCTTTTAGAAGAAGTTAAAAATAAAGGTGGTTGGGTTGAAAACTAAAAACTATGAATATTCAAAGAATGCATTCCGAAGTAAAACTTCGGTATAATAAACTCAATTCAAATAACAAACCAGATTTACCTAAACAATTTATAGATGATTATTTAAATAATGCTCAAGATGAGTTTATAAGAATTTGTTATGCTGGTAATAACACAAAGAAATTTAAAATAGGTTTTGAAGTAACTCAGCAAAGAATTGATTTATTATCGTCTATTGTAATCCCAGAAGAAACTGTTTCATCTGTTTCGTTATTTAAACCAAATGTGTATAAAATAGAATTAAATGATCTAACACATCCATATAGACATTTAATTAGATTATATGCAAACACTTCTTGTGGAAAGATAGAATGTATTCCTGTTAAACATGAAGATATTGATCCTTATTTAAGAAATGAAAACACAAAACCTTCAGCGATTTGGAGACGTTGTTTATATGTTGTAGCTAGTGATGGCTCAAACAATCCTTGTTTGTATTTATATACAGGAGGAGAATTTACAATAACTAGTGTAACACTTAGTTATATTAAAGAACCTAAAAAAGTATTTTTTGGAGGGTATAACACTTTAGAGTTTATAAATGGTGATGCTACTGCTCCTAGTACAGTAACCCCTGCTATTAATACAGAGTTGCCACAAACTTCTCATGATTTTATAGTAGATATTGCAGTACAACTTATTAGCCGTTCTTTAGAAGATATAAATCAGCTTCAAATAACTGAAGATAAAATTACAAGAACAATTTAATTTAATTATGTCAAAAAGAACAAACAAACTTTCAGTACCAGTTATTGAAGTAGCTACTGGTGATCAGGTGCTTGCTTCCGGTACTCTTACTAGTTCTACTAGTGATTTAAACATTAACAACGGTCAAATTGGAGTATTATCTTGGGACTTTAATGGAACTAAACCATTGGGTACTTTTATAGATTCTACTGACAATGCTACCGATGTAAGTGCTATTAAAATTCTTGTAGGCACTCCTAAATCTTCTGCATCTCATTTAGCTGATTTGTGGGAGGTTGGTGATAAAGCTTACGTAGAAAGCGGTGTTATTAGAGCCGGTCAAATTAGAAGCGTAGCTGTAGAAAAAGCTCGTTTTGCAAAATGGGGTGGTGTAGCCGCGACAAATTTCCCAACTCCAGCTGATGATGTAGAATATAAAGCATATATTAGATTGCTTTCTGTTAGAAAAGATAGAGATTATGGTAAAAATAACGATGTGCTTTCTGTAGTAGTTCCCGCTACTGATTTTACCGGTTTAGCTATTACTAGCCCTAAAGATTATGTTATCAAACAAATGGTTGATAAAATTAATCGTTATAGTGCTATAGTTAATCAAAACGGAAATCAAGCTAAAGGTAATAAAGAAGTTGTAGCAATGGCTGTTAGATCTACTGGATTTACTGCTGGTGCTGCTACAGCTACTGTTAATGCTGGTGCAGTTACTGCAGTTACTGTGGGTACAGCTGGTACAGGTTATGAAGTAGCTCCTACTATTAGTTTTACTGGTGGTGGCGGAAATGGTGCAACAGCTGTAGCTACAATTAACGCTGCTGGTGCTATTACTGCAATTACTGTAACTAACGGTGGTACTGGGTATGCTACAGCACCTACGGTTGTAATATCTGGTGGTGGTGTAACTACTATTGGTACAATTGCTGTAGGTACTTCTGTTCCATTCCAAACTATTAATGGTGTTACAACAAGTATCACTGCTGATGAAGCTTTCATCACTGCTCTAGCTGAATTAGTTAATTCTAATGCAGATTTGACAGGAACATCTGTAATAGTAGTTACTAATGCTGCAACTGCTGGTCAAGGTACAAAATCTGACGGTCTTATTGTATTAGGTCTTCCTGCTACAGAAGCTGCTTATTTTGATAATATTGAACAAGTTCAAACAACTGCTGAAGTAAGTTTTGGTGGCGGATTTGAATCTGTTTCTACCAGACCTACAGTAACAAAAATGTGGGCTGAGGAAGGTACTGGTCAAGGATCTAAATGGATTATTAATTCATTTGACAGATATTTACTGACAGTACACACTAAACAAAATCATCCACACGGTGAATGGTTTAAAACAGGTAAAGATTATATTGATGCTGATAAATTGTATACCAGCTATTCTATCGATTTTTACGATACTGAAGATGCTTTGAATACACAAATCACATCTCCTAAAAATGTTACTATATTGTTTCCTTGCGAAAAAAGTTCTGCTTTTACCGTTAATGTAAATAATGTTGTAACTAGGTTAGCTGCTGGAAACACTCCAATTACAATGCTTACAAGTGACGGCGCAGGCACAGGAACTGCTTCTGCAAATACTGTATCTGATGTTAATGATATCTTGGATGCTTGGTTGGAATCTGCCAGAGCGATCAAACCTTTTGATTTAATTGGTGAGGCTGTTGTAGGTGGGCCTTACTTGTCTTAATTCCTTATTTTTTATTAGGGGGCTTATGTTGCATTACGTAAGTCCCCTTTTTCATTTATACCGATGGGAAAATACGATAAATATAAAAAAATAATATTATCTGCTAATCTGATAAAAACTATGATAACTACTTCAATACCGGGTAGTTATGGCCAGCTTACTACAGCTGGGCCTGGTAATGAAGGTGTTGATTTAGCAGAATGGATTAATGAAAAAATAGATGAAGGTGTTATTATTTCGCCATCTACCCCATCAGCAACTAACTTGTCTTTTATAAGAGATTCTACTTCAGTAACTGTTCAATCTGATACAGGGACTGATGCTGTTCTTCCTATAGCAACTCCTACACTTGCTGGTGTAATGTCAGCATCTGATAAAACAAATCTTAGTAGTTTAATTGTATTAAGTGGTGTTCCGGCAGGATCGTCTCATTTGAATACATTTACCGGAACTATAATTCCTGATAATTCTTCTATCAAAGAGGCTCTACAAGCTTTAGAAACAGAACTTGAAAACGCATCTGATGGAAATGGTATTTATTCAGGATCAGGGACAATTCCTACCACAACCGTAGCTACAGTTACTGATAGATTTAGTATTGACATACCTGTTACAAGTGGCATATTTGAAGTAGGTGATTATAATAATGTTGTTACAAACGGCAATCATTTTATAAGACTTCAAACAGATTATGGCATAGAGATGGGAAGATCTGCTGGATTTTTCCCTAGATTTGAAATGAATCCTTTTAAAACTGAATTTTACGGACCTGCTGAATTTGGATTTGATGTTTTTCATTTTAATCTTACTCAACCGGGTTATTTAAATACAGAAAAAATTAAATTTAATATTGGTAGTTCTAATGGAAATTTCCAAGGTTTAGTTTATTCAAATGATTTTTCTGCAAATTTCGTAGCTAACTCTTTAATAACTAAACAATATTTAGAAGATCAACTAACAGCTCTTCCACATAATGACCTAACAGGTTTACAAGGAGGTATTGCTGGAGAATATTATCATTTAACTAAAGCACAACATGATACTCTTTTCTTAACAGCTCCACCTAATTCATTAGTAGGATCAGATAATGGAGGTAGTATCAAAGCTTTAGGAGTAGCTGGTTCTATAACATTTTCAGGAACTAATATTCAATTAGTAAATGATAATGTATCTCCCGGTAATAATAAATATTATGGTACTGATGCTAGTGGTGTAAAAGGATTTCATGATATTACTTTATTAGGGGTATCTTCAGTTTCTGTTACAGATTCTTCCGATATTGATTTTACAGTAACCAATCCTACAACTACACCGAATATTACAGGAGTATTAACTTCAACAGGAGTTATTGCAGGTAGTTATGGTAGTAGTTCAGCAGTTCCTATATATACAGTTGATTCAAAAGGTAGATTAACTTCAGCTGGAAATACAAGTATTTCTATATCAAGTTCTTCAGTTGTTGATTTTAATGAATCTGTTGACGATCGTGTTAATACTTTATTAGTTGCTGGAACAGGTATTACTTTAAATTATGATGATACAGCTAATACATTAACTATAGCAAGTTCTGGTACAGTTAGTGGAACAGGTACTGCTAATTATGTAGCATATTGGAATAGTTCTTCTAGTTTAACTGGAGATATTGATTTTCAATTTGATGGTACTTATTTAACCTTAGGAACTCCTACACCAGCTTCTTTAAGTAGATTTACTACAAAAGGAACTGGTTCTACAGTTTCTACATTTGGTTGGACTCATCAAAATTTAGCTGGAAATAATGTTTTTCAAGTAGCTGATAACGGCGCTGTAACAATAGGAGCTTTAGGAGATGTATATATACATCCTGATCAGATGAATATATCTGCTGGAGGTACGTATGTTATTTCTAAATCTGGTGGTGATTTAGGTCTTTATTCAGATACTACTGTAGTTGTTGAAGGTGGTGGGATTGCAACAACAACCCCGTCATTTAAATCTGTAGCTACGAGATCTAGTAATATAGGAACTTTAATTAACGCACAGATTCAGGGAACTTTTAATATGGTAGCTGGATCTAACCGTTACTCAGATCTTTATATTGACACACAAGTAAATCAGTCTGGTGGTACGTCTCCAATTAGATCTATTTACATTAATCCAACTCTTACTGCAGCTACTAATTATGCAGGTATAGAGATAAATGCTCCTGGACATCATGCATTGAGAACAACAGCCGGTAAGGTTAGATTTGATCTTGGGTCTGATGCTGTAGGGGATATTTACTATAGAGATGCTAATGGTGATTTAGCAAGGTTACCTATTGGTGGGCCCACTGAAGTATTAGGTTCTGATGGCACAATACCGGCATGGACCACTACCGCTGGTTCATTACCGGGAGGTACTGCCGGCTCTTTCTTACTTTACTCAGGCGGATCTTGGGTATCAGGAACTTACCTTAGAGAAATACAAACAGGCATGACAGGAACTAATGTTACTCTAGCTAGTACTCCATTAGTAGATACTCCTGTACAAATTTATAAAAATGGTTTATTACAAAACGTTGGTGATGATTATACTATAGTAGGTACTACACTTACTATGGTTATCGCACTTGTAACTACAGATAAGATAACCGCAATTTATTATATTTAATTAACAAATGGCAATTTCAAGAATTAATTTAGCAAAACAGCTCGCTAAATCTAGCACAATAGGTTCTATATTAGCAACCAATGGAGATAATGAGCTACAATACGTAGCCCCACCAACATCAAATGTGTTATGGGGGTATGATCATGGAGAACTAGGTACTGTATATGTCAATATAGGTACAAACCTATCTTATGATGCTGTTAGTAATACATTAAGCGCATCCGCCGGTGCAGGTGGATATTCTGATGTTTTAAATGATGGTAGTGGTTTTACCAATTCAAACACAAATACCAAATTAAATTTTGTAGGATCTGCTTTACAGGCTTCCGATGGTGGTTCTGGAGAAACAGATATTACAATTGCAACTATTCTTAATACCATCGCTACTGATGGAGCTGTTACATTGTCAACATCTGTTACAGGAATACTTCCTGTAGGAAATGGGGGTACAGGAGCTAATTCTTTAACTGGTATTTTACAAGGTAATGGTGCATCTCCTGTAACCGCAATTACTGACTCTTCAACTGTTGGTCAAGTTCTCAGAGTAACTGGGGCTTCTACCTACGGATGGGGAGCTTTGGATTTAGCTGATGCCGATGCTGTAACCGGTATTTTATCTATTACAAATGGAGGTACTGGTTCAGCTACTCAAAACTTTGTAGATTTATCTACTAACCAAAATTCTATTGGTGGCGATAAAACATTCACTGGAAATACAACTTTTTCTAATAATGTTGTAATTAATGGATCTCCATCTGCAAGCAATCATGCTGCTACTAAAGGATATGTAGATGATTTGCTTCATGGTCTTTCTTGGAAAGATTCTGTTGACGTAGCTACCACTGCAAACATTACTCTTTCTGGCGAACAAACAATTGATGATGTATTAACATCTTCTTCTCGTGTGCTTGTTAAGAATCAAAATACTCCGGCTCAAAACGGTATTTATGTAACCGCTGCAGGAGCTTGGACCCGTGCTACAGATATGAATGCCTGGTCAGAAGTACCGGCTGCTGCAGTATTTGTAGAAGCTGGTACGACACAGGCAGATACGGCTTGGGTTTGTACTTCCAACGATGGAGGAACTTTAGATACTACAGATATCACTTTCGTTAAGTTTAGTTCTGCATCTGGAGTGATTGATGGTTCAGGTACAGCTAATAGATTGACATGGTGGTCTGACACTGATACAGTTACCGCAGCAGCATCTTCTTACACAGATGGTTCAGTGTTCGCATTAGGTACTACTTCGGCAGCTGCGTCTACAATCCTTACTACTAAAGGTACTGGTACAGGTTCTTCTACTTATGGTATACTTCACCAAACTTCAGGTGGTATTCAGGCATTTAGAGTAGCCGATGATGGAACATTACAAATAGGTACTGGAACTGATTTTCTACAAATCACTAAAGGGAAAATAAGTAGAACTTCGGAAATGCAAATAGCTCCATCACTAGCTACTTCTTCCATTCATCTTTTTAATGATGTAGCTGCTACTAATCCTGTAACTGAAGTGGTTAAAATTTTTACTTCAGCTAGATCTTATACATCAGGTAATCAAATAGATTTATCTATAGGTTCTAATTATATACCAACAAGCGGTACTGGTACAATAACAGCAATCAACATAGCAAATAGTATTAATCAGACAGGTGGTGCAAGTGGTATTACTAGAGGTATTCATATTAATCCTACTTTAACAGCAGCTGCCGATTATAGAGCTTTAGAGATTACAACTAACGCTTCTCAATATTCTATTTGGTCTACTGCGGGCAAAATTCGTTTTGATCTAGGATCAGATGCTACTGGTGATCTATATACTCGCGCATCTGGTGGCGAACTAGCAAGAATTGCAGCTGGTACTTCTGGATATGTACTTACATCTAATGGTGCAGGTGCGGCTCCTACTTATCAAGCTCTCCCAGCAACAGGTACTACTGTAACTAGAGCTTATATTATTGGATCAACCGCTGGTACTTTCGATCTTGATGCAAATACTGGTGTAGTAAAAGATCGCAATGGTAACAACGTAGCGTTTACTATTCCGACAGCTACTGACCAATTCTTTGTTTATCTTAATGGTCAATTATTACAGCAGGGTGGAACTGGTAACAATAGAGATTACACTGTGGATACAGCAACTCATATTCTTACGCTGTCCGATAGTAGAACACTTGTTGCAACAGATGAATTAGTAGTAGTCAAATTTAGTTAATAATTTATAACTCGATCGATGTGGGTGGTTGTTAACTAAATAATCACCCACTTAATTTATAAAATAAAAAACTAAATATGGCACAATCAAAATTAAGTCCTAGTCAATTCACAAGTGGAAGATTGTCTGCCGATGTAGTCTTTACATTACAGGACTCTTCTTCTACTTTTCAAATAGATTATAGTACAGGTGGTCAACCAGCACTGTATATACAAGAAAACGTTGCTAGCGGAATTTCGCTGCAAAATATAGATGGAACAGAACTATTAGGTGTTGATGATAATGGTATTACTTTTAGTAATAACGGAGCAGAGGTAATGCGTATAGAGGATAGAAACTTTCGTATGTTTGATTTAGATAAATCACACTATCTAAATTTAAAAGCTCCAGATACTATTACAACCAACTTTACTTTAATTCTTCCAGATAATGATGGGGCTGCGGGACAGTATTTAAAAACTGATGGCTCTGGTGTTCTTTCTTGGGACACACCAGCAGGAGGAGGATCTTCTTCAGGAGCGGCTGGAGCAGTTCAGTATTCTGATGGTTCCGGAGGATTTTCTGCTGAAGAAGCTAATTTCTTCTATGATTCTACTAAGAATCAGTTACTATTAGCTAACAGTACAACTGGTAACTATCAATTAGAAATCGATTCTGATTTTGGAGGTATTCAAATATCACCAGTAACTACTGGATTATCTGGAGCTCTCAACGCAATTAATGTTACCGGTAGTGCTACTGGAAGTATGAATATAAATATTAGTAATACTAATACAGGATCTTCGGCAAACTCAAGATTACAGCTTTCTACAGCGGCTGCTGGGGGGGATCCTTTTACTAGTTTTAGCGTTGGAGATATTACTTATGTTGTAGGCACAGACAATTCAGATAATGATACTTTTAGGATTGGTATAGGAACTAATCCTTCCTCAATGACGTCAAGCTCTATTAATATTAGAGGTAATAAAATAGGCGTATCTGGACAAACATCTCCTACAGCCGCGCTGCATTTACCAGCAGGGACAGCTTCTGCAGAATCAGCTCCGCTTAAATTTACTACTGGTACAGCTCTTACTACACCTGAAGATGGTGCTTTAGAGTACCACGGGTCTCATTTGTATTTTACAATTGGTTCTACCAGATATCAATTAGATCAACAAGCTGCTTCTATTTCAGATGGCGATAAAGGAGATATAACAGTATCATCAGGAGGCACGGTGTGGACTATTGATAATTTAGCTGTTACAGACGCTAAGATTAATGACGTTAGTGTTTCTAAATTAACTTCTGGTACTGTAGCGTCTACTTTAAGTTTAACATCCACAGCAAGCTCTAATATTAATTTAAAATATAATTCTGGAGTAAATGGTTTACAACTTAGCGATGGGCTCGGTCAAATAGTGTTATCAAGCCCAGATGGAAATAAACAAGTAAATGCTAGTAATACATCCGTATCTATAATAGACGGTACAGCTAGTTGGGAATACGTTGGGGGAGTGATGCGTATTTACGATTCCGATTCTACGCATTATATAGGTTTTCAAACTCCAGCCACAGGATCTTTAACAACTAGTTATACGTTAACATTTCCTACAACAGATGGTAATGCTAACCAAGTTTTAACTACTGACGGTTCTGGTGTTCTTAGTTGGACTACACCCGCTACTGGAGATGTTGTAGGTCCAGGATCATCAGTTAATGATCGTATTGTATTATTTGACGGCATTACTGGTAAATTAATAAAAGATGGAGGTAAAACTCTACCTGCTGGTTCAGTTGTAGGCACTTCTGATTCTCAAACACTAACAGCTAAACGTATTGATCCTAGAGTAACATCTAATGCATCAGTAGCTTCACCGACGCCTGACGTAAGTACAACAGATATATACATACTTACTGCTCAAGCAGCAACAGCAAGTTTCCAAGTACCAACAGGCACACCAGTTCAAGGTACTAGATTATTAATAAGAATAAAAGATAACGGTACAACTAGAACATTAAATTGGGATGCTATTTATCGTGGTATAGGAGTAAGTTTGCCATCAGCTACTGTAGCTTCTAAAACATTGTATTTAGGTTTTATATACAATTCTACTGATACTAAATGGGATTTAATAGCTTTAGCAGAACAAGCATAATATGGTACAACTATTTGAATCTAACGCAAGTTGGGTGGTTCCAAAAGGCTGCACTTCTGTTTATGTGGAAGTTTACGGAGCCGGAGGCGGCGGCGGCGGTGTAGAAGGAAATCCAGCTGCAGGAGGAGGAGGTGGGGGAGGGGCTTATGCTGCTTCTTTACTAACAGTTACACCTGGGGATACTTATACTATTAACATAGGTGCTGGAGGTGCCGGCGGTTCTGCCCTTACTTCATGGAATGGTAATACTGGTGGAGCATCTTTTTTTAACGGGCCGGGTGGTTTAGTTAGAGCTGCCGGTGGTCAAGGTGGTGTCGGTGCTATAGCAAACAATAGTTCTGGTGCTGGTGGAGCTGGTGGAAATACAGGTTCTGGAGATATTATTAATGCCGGTGGAAATGGAGCTAATGGATTACATGCCTCAGCCCCCGCTGGTGGCGGAGGTGGGGGCGGTATAACTGCTGGTGGAGCTGGCGGTAACCCAACTGGAGGAACTGGTGGAGATGGTTTAGGTGGAAATGGAGCCAATGGAGTAAATAATGCTACTGGGGCGGCTGCTGAAGCTACTTATGGAAACTACGGCGGTGGCGGCGGAGGTTCTAGAGCAAATCTTAACGATACTAATAGAGCAGGGGGAGCTGGTAGACAAGGAGCCATCAGGCTTACATGGAATCAGTATGATTTTTTACCATTTATAAAAGATTAAAATATGTGGACTACAAAAATAACAAGTGTACTAAAAAATAAATTAACGTTAGATTATACCGTAGAGTTTTATAAAGACGGTATACTAAGAGAAACTTTTGTATTTAAAAATGTGTCAAAACCAGAGTCTATAAAAAGATTGATATACGATCAATTAAACCAGTATAAAAAACTAGATGAAACTCCTATTGAAACAGGAGATGTAGATCTAACTGTGTTTGACCCTAAAGATCCGGAAGAAGTAGTTCTTACTCCAGAGCAAATTGCATATAATGATTATGTAACAAAGTTTCATACTTTTCGTAAGCTTAGATTAGCTATAGAACTTGGGCTCATTACTGATACAAATCAAAGGTATGAAAATCTTTTAAAGTATCTAAAGACAAACTTTGATCCAAATCTCCATTTGGATTTATTAAATTAATCTAGTATGGCATATCTACAATATAGAGAGATAACCATAGACCATTTAGAAGTACCTAACACAGACCAGACAGATTTCCCAGTATTAATTTCAGGAACCTACAGTTACTTGGCAACAATAGCTAATGGTGGTAAGGTAAATAGCAGTAACGGATACGATATTGCTTTTTATGCAGACTCTGGTTTAACTGATCAACTTTCGCATGAAGTAGAGAGTTATAATGCTACTACAGGAGAAGTAATTTTTTGGGTAAAAGTTCCTACTGTTTCTCACTCTGTAGATACCACTATTTATCTTGCATATGGTAATGTAGACATAAGTACATCTCAAGAAAACATAAATGATGTATGGTCAAATAACTTTAGAGAAGTTTTTCATATAAAAGATGGTACAACTTTAATAATAGAAGATTCTACATCATTAGGTAATGATCCAGGAAGTGTAGCAAGTTTATCAGCTGTCAATGCCAAAATAGGCGGTGGTGCTTCTAGTGGGGTTAATTCGATAGCAAATGGATTTAGTAGTAATCTTTCACCATCTGGAAATAGTAGAACAATAACCGCATGGGTAAAAAGAGATAATTCTACAAGAGGAGGTATTATTAGTACAAGACCTGCAAACGGAACTCAAGGTTGGGTATTTACAATTAACTTTGGTAATGTAGCGGGACGGATTACATACTTTAATACAGGGGGTGCAATAGTAAATATAACTAGTAGCTTGGCTCGAGATACTTGGGGTTACGTTACGGCTACTTGGGATGGTACTGAAGCTGAGGTATTTTTAAATGGAACTTCATTAGGGACAGCGACTGGTAATTCAGATAATGCTTCTGGTATAAATGGGCAAATATTTTGCGAGACTACTTTTGGAGGAGTTCAACATCCCTTAAGAGGAGATCTGGATGAAGTAAGGATAGCTCACACTATTAGAAGTTCTGACTGGTTAACAACAGAATATAATAATCAAAACAATCCGTCAAAATTTTACAGAATCGGTGCAGAAATACCGATAAGTGTGGCTGAAACTAACTTTATGTTTTGGTTTACATTTTAATAATCATTAATCAATTATCTTTGTAAAGATAAGGACAAAACCTTAGAATATATATGAAACCTACAGAAATTAATTTAACACTTTCAGTAGTCAATGTATTAAAAACATTCGACACAGAGTTAAAACAATTAAATGAGAAAATGAATAATCTTAGAATTAAAGCTAATGATTTACTTATTGGTATAGCATTAAATAATAATATTGATTTAGAAAATAATAAAATGACATTAGCTCCAGATTATTCAAAATTAATATTCGAACCAGTTAATAAACAAGAAGAAGAAACTACTGAAGACAAACTTAAAAAAGTAAAACCAAAGGCTACGAAAAGAGCTCTATCTGAATGATGGGGCTCTTTTTTTAATACCCCTCTAAAACTTAAAGTTTGTTATATTATGGAAAACACGCTCGATATGCTCAAATCTTATTTATTTTCTTTATTCACAACTTTAAAAAATTCTTTTATTTCTGCAGCTAGTGTATTTACTGCTTTCGTAGCTCCCATAGGGGATTTACTATTTTTTGTATGCTTCTTAATATTGATTGATTTTATAACAGGCGTTACTGCAGCTAAATATAAAGGTGAAATAAGAACTTCTGGTAAAATGATAAAGTCAGCTTATAAAATGTTTTTTTATACTTCATTATTAATGGTTATGCATTCTTTCGACCATTTTGTTGAAATGAATTTTAAACCTAATTTACTTAATGTAATAGTAGGAGATGAAGGTGTAGAAACAGTAAATCAATTTAAATTCTTAGCTGCTTTAGCATTTTTATTAATTGTTAGAGAACTTAAATCAATAGATGAAAATTGGAATTTTATTTTTGGATGGAGTTTTATTAATCATGCCAGTGTTATATATGATAAAGTGATAAACATAATTACATTAATAAAATCAAAAAAATGAAAAATTTTGCAATTAAAATTTTACTCAATGCTTTAGCATTATTTTCAGAAATTGTTATTTCTAGAATTAATGTAGAATGGGTTAAAAAAACTTTAGATCTTACTATTAAAAGATTAAAGTTGTTTGGAGAAGCACTTACTGACAATGATCCTAATGATAAAGATCAAATAGAATTGATCGCAAAACAAACATTAATGTCAGAAGAATTTCAAGCTCTTGAAAAACATATTACTTTAGAAATAGTAAAACAAATACCAAATGAAAAATTAGGTAATCTTTTATTACAAACTGATGATCTTAGATTAAGATTCTTTGCTTTACTTGGGGATGAAAATCCTGAAAATAAAGAACAAATAAAAGATATGTTTGAACAATTTATCAAATCAGAAGAGTTTGATACTGTTGTAATTAATCTTACAGAATTACTTGTTGAAAAATACGCTAAAAATGAAGCTGCTAAACAATTCATTATAGCTATGGTTACAAGTCTGGTAAATTCAGACGATAACAATTAATATAAATAAGCATGGGTTAGAAATAGCTCATGCTTATTTTTAATATTTTTATTATGCAATTAACAATATCTCAAGATTATACAGATATTACTTTTACCCACAGTGTTTTAAAACAAGGAGATGTTTCTACTCTTTCTTTAAGATATAAAAAAAATTGTGGAACTTTACAAACAGTTAACGTTACTTCTAAAATAGGAACTATAATAGATGCTACAACCAGTATAACTTTAAATGTTTCAGATATAATATCTGGGAAAACAATATTTGATGATGGGGTTTATTATTTTGAACTTATAGTCGGTGGTCCAGATGTTCCACCAGATAATGTTCCTGGTACTTATTTTTTAAAAGGATGTATTTATATAGGGACTACGAGTAGATGTAAAGCATTATGTCTTTATGAAACATCTGAAAATGAATTATTGCTTTATTTAATTAAAGCATTAGATTTAGTAAATGATTGTGATGAATGTGATTGTTCAACACAATGCGAACTGTACGATTATTTAATAACATTATTAACCACAAAAACAACAGACAATGTGTATAAATCCTGCGGATGTGACTGAAGTTAAATGTTTGTTTTACAATGAAGTATTATCTCAAATACAATCTAACACATACGGTATAGAATGTGGAGACGATCCGTTATCTACCGCTAGGAAACTATATAATCATATAATCTTTCAATGTTATTCTAATGATTATATTAGAAATTTAGTTTTAGATAATGATCTTGAATTATGTGAAAGAGATACTTATGTTGAAGGATTATTAGAGTAATCATCTAAATCGTACCTTTGCATAAATAATAACATTATGCAAAAAGATTTAATTAAACATTTAACAGAAAAAGGAAAAACTCATGACTGGAGAAAACTTGCTGATATGTATGGTATATTATCTGATTTACCTGATACTTATCAAACTAGAAAGAAAAAATGTGATTATGTAAGAAGATTGTATTACAAATTACAAAAAGAAAAACCAGTCACAACTTCTCAAAATTCTTCTCTTATTGAAGAGTTTAAAACTTTTATAAGATACAATAAACCAGTAAAAAATTATAAAAGTTATGATAACGGAAATCCTGAAAATATACTGGTTATTGGAGACACTCATATTCCTTACCACGATCCTAATTATTTAGAGTTCTGTATAGGTCTTCAAAAGAAATGGGATTGTGGTAAAATAATACACATCGGAGATATTTTAGATTTTCAGTCTACTACTTATCACACACCTCATCCCGATGGTCTTTCCCCTTATTATGAACTTGAAATTTCAAAATTAGAAATTGAAAACTGGAAAAAAGCTTTTCCAAACATGACAGTTATTATGGGTAATCATGATAGAAGAATATCCAGAAAGTTATTTGATAGTCAAATAAGTTCTCAATGGCAATTTTCACTTAAACAAATTTTAAATGTTGATTGGGATTTTGTTGTTGATTATGAATATAATAATATTTACTTTTGTCATGGAGAGGGTACAACAGCTAGAGTTACTGCTTTACAAAAGCAATTATCTGTTGTACAAGGACATAGGCATAGTGAAAGTTATATAGATTATCCTGCAAAAAATTTATTTGCTGTTCAATGTCCGATTGGTATTGATAGAAAAGCATTAGCTTTTGAGTATGCTAGAACGGATACTAAAGAATGGCTTTTAGGAGCAACTGTAATATTAAATTCTAAAACACCTATAATTGAAAAAATGTCATGATATTAGATTTTTATAAGAACTTTCAAAACATACAATATATTGATGATTCTCACCTGTATTATGATTCTGATACGGGTGAGAGTCTAATTTCAGTAACTACTTTATTAAAGAAATTAAAACCTCCTTTTGAATCTATATTTTGGGCTTGTTATACTTCTTTAAAAAGAAGTGGCTTTGAGAATATTAGACCTATGAAACCATATAAAATAATGATAGATGGAGCCATCTATGATATAGATGATATTAAATTATGGGATCTTTCTTTTACATACAAAGATGTATTAAAAGAGTGGGATATTAAATCAAAAATAGGATCTACATTAGGGACGTTTTTACATAATAGTATTGAAAATAAAATACATAGAAAAGAGCTAAGTCAACCTATACCATTGTTTGTTAGTAGTTTACCTGCTTTGGAAGCTGTTAAATATATGAATACTAGAAACACATTAGGTGTATTAGCTAATGATTTTTATAATACAATGATAGATAGATATGTTCCTTTATTATCTGAATTTGTTATAGGAGACGCTGATTTAAAAATAGCTGGTACATTTGATCTAATTGTATTAGATAAAGAAACCAATAAAATTGAATTATGGGATTTTAAAACAGATAAGGAAATAAAGACTCAATCAGATTATGGAAATAAAATAAAATATTTTGACGTAGATGATTGTGAATTAAACAAATATAGTTTACAATTAGGTATATATAAATATTTAATAGAAAGAAATACTAAAATAAATATATCTAAATGTAAGATTATTCATTTTTCTTCTAAAGCTCAAACATATACTGTTTATGATACTTTAGATTATCATGATAAAATAAAAGAATTTTTTGAAGATGACAACAATAAATCAATATATCTCTGATTTAAGAGCATTGATTAAAGAATCCGGTAGAAGTGAAGACATCTACACGGATTCTTTTTTATATTCACTTTTAAATGGTGCAAGAACTGCAATATTAGAACAAGAAGCTAATAAATTAAGTTTTACTTCTGAATGGGACTGGTTAAGTTTTCCAGTAAAATTAATAAAAACAAAATCTCACCTTGTAGGTTGTGTAGAAGTTGGGTGCGATGTATTACGATCTGAATACAAACTACCAAGAGTATTAGCGTCAAACATAAAAGATTTATTTAGAGTAACTACATTTGATTATTCTAAAATTACAATAGGTACTGAACAAGATTATCAAAATAGTAAATATGATGATATTAAATCTAAAGAACCTTTTGTATCTATTATCAATGGTTATTTAGTTGTTTGGAATAGACCTACTTGGAAATGGGTATTAGTTAGTGCTATTTGGGAAGATGTGTTAGACTGGATGACAATACCGCATTGTGATGAAGATGGAGAATACACAACTAGTCCTTGTTTTGATATGTTAAACTCTGATTTTAAAATTAGTGAAAAATTAAAATTAGCAACTTATCAAATGGTTTTAGATAAATTAGGAATGACTTTAAATAAAATTAAAGATATGACTAATGATGCTAATTCTCAAATACACGCATGAAAAGAAATAAGACAATAACTGAAAAAGATATTTATTATTTTTATCCCTACAAAAAAAATCCAATCAATAGTATAGGTGTACCGCAACCTTATGTTAAGAAAAAAGATGTATCGGATCATCAATATTCTTTAACGTATGATCAATGGTTAGATATTGTAAAAGAATATTTAATACTTGTTAGAGAAGAATTATACGCTGGTAAATCATATAGATTTCCTAAATTATTAGGTGCTGTTCAATTTAAAAAATATAAAGTTTATAGAAGAATTGATTGGGGAGAAACTATTAAAAAACAAGAAAAAGTGTACTTTAAAGACACGGATCGAATAATTGTAAAATGGGATCGTTCTACAAGCAATTCTAGTTTTAAATTTAAAAATCATTGGAAGATAAGAATGACATTTGGATTTAGACAAGAGTTAGCTAAAAAAATATTTGAAGATTCTACTTATATTTATAATATAATGGACATATAAATGAACTATGTTTCTATAAAATCAGCTTTAAGATTTATACCAAGACCTTTGTTTAATCAATCTTCTGAACATGATTTTTTATCATGGATGTTAGATGGTTATAGACAATTAGATTTACCTGTTACTGTAGAAAATCATGTTAAGATATTTGAAATTGTTGATGGGAAATTAGAACTTCCTCAAGAATTAAAAGAAATAAATTCTATAAAGTATTTAGATAAAGAGCCTACACAAGATGATATTTATTCTTTACAGGCTTGTATATGTGAACCAGAATCTAATGCTAATACTGAAGATACAAATAACCCTTGTCAATATACTTTAGCATATAGACAATTTTTAAATTCTCCTTATTATAAGAATAATTATTTACCTCTTCTATATAAAGGTAATGGAGATCTTTTATGTACAGATTGTGTAAATAAAACCGTAAGATGTAATAATTATTTTACTATCAATAAAGATCGTATTTTACATACAAATATTCAAAAAGGATATTTATGTATAGATTATAGTAGAGAAATGAAATCTGATAAAGGAGATTTTTTAATAGTAGATTTAACTGAAATAAAACAGTTTTTAGCTTACTATGCTATAGCTAAACACTGGGAAGAAAGAGCTATGATAAAAGAACAATCTGCAATGAATATGTATCAAGACGCTTTAACTAAAGCTGAAATATACTTGAAAAAATGTAGAGGTATATTAATAATGAGAGGTATAAGTCCTCATGATATTTCTGCTGCTCAATACGATGGTTATCAACATTATTTAAAACTACCTGAGAAATATGTCTATTCTAGATAAAAATTCATTAACCCAATTACAGAACGGGTTAAATAAAGATATGAATATGCAAAAGCAAGGTGATGTTACATTTGCTTTAAATGCTATTAGAGACGCTCATGATGGAGGTAAGTACGATTATCAATCAGAACCAGGAAATGAATTAGTAGAATCAATACCTAGTGGTTTTACTTTTATGGGAGCTATTAATGGTAATAATAATAATGTATATATATTTGCTACAAATCAAGATCTTAACTTAGGTACTATTGGAATATTTAAAGAAGGTAAATATAATGAAGTTGTAAGAACTTCTTTTACTTGGGATGTAAACTATCCTATTACTGGAGAGTTTAGAGTTAGGAACGGTTGTGAAAATATTATATATTGGTGTAATGGTGATACTTGGGATGGGTATTTTAATTTTGATAGACCAGAGTTATTTAAAGATGAATTTGGTAACTGGGTATTGAATAAATTTAAATTAGTTCCTGATGTATCACCTCCTAAAATAGATTTAAAATCTGTAAATGATTCCGGTGGTTCTTTACCTTTAGGATCTTATTACTTCCAAATTGAGATTTTAGATACTACTTTAAACTCATTATATAAAACAGATTTATCACCTCAAACAATTATATATGATGATTCTTTTGGGGAATCTTATAATAAAATTGACGGTGGTTTAAACATTGCACAATTTACTGAAGAAATAGGTGGAGTACCTATTACATCAAAATCTATTACATTAACTATTTCAAATTTAGATACACAATTTGCTTATTTAAGATTAAATGTAGCAAGAGAAATAGCATCTAATCAAACCATTGATGCACACGCTGTAGCTGAATTAATACCTATCAGTAACGAAACAGTTGAGTTTACATATACCGGATATGATCCATCTAAGGGAGATTATCCTTTAGACTATTCTCAAATGTTAGTTGATAATATAAAATACGATACTGCTTATGTAATGGAACAAGTACAAGGCAGATTACTTAGAGCTAATTTAAAAAGTGATGATAGAGATTATTCTAATTATCAAAAATATGCTTCTAAGATAATTACAAAATGGGTCGCTAAAGAAGTAGAAGTTAATAATGTAAATAGTGTAGGTGATCCTAAAAATCCTAAAACATATTGGTCTTGTACTTCATTTCAAGGTGATGAAATTTATGCTGTTGGTATTAGATATCTTCATAGTAATGGGTTATGGTCTCCAGTATTTCATATACCAGGTAGATCGTCTGTTGCAAATGATACTAAATTACTTACTGTAGTAGCTGATTCTACTAACCCAATTAATTCAAATCAAGTTTGGGAATCTGATGTAAAACATTTAGATTTACAAATTGGAGATACAATTGAACATTGGAAGGTATTTAATACAGCGTCTATAACTGATTCTCAAACTACAGTACACCCATATACGTATGAAGGTTTAATGGGATATTACGAAACAGATAATAATTATCCTGAAATTAGAAGTTGTGATAATGAATTAATTTGGGGTAAGGATTTTAATGATATTGATATTACAGAAACTACAAAAATAAGACATCATAGATTTCCAGATAGACGACTTGTTTCACATTTTTCAAGTCATAAAAATATAGGTGAAGATAAGCTTATAGAGGTAGCTAGACCATTTGGTATTAAATTTGATAATTTAGAATATCCTTCTTCTGATGTAGTAGGTCATCAATTTTGCTATGTAAAAAGAAGTGAAACAAACAAAACGGTTTTAGATAGTGGATGGTTTACAAAAGAATACGATAATCGTAAAATAACATCTGTTGATGCGGAGGGAGTTTCTCTTTCTTATATAGAAAATTCTGTTAGTGCAAATAATGGAACAGATTGGATGAAGTTTGGAACTTATGGTAGATTTACCAGTAGTAATATTCTTTATGATAATAAATTATTTAGACCTGATTATTTAAAGTTTAATAGAGCTTTTGAATTTACAAATACCATTACAAAAAATATATTTTTAGATGATGTAGCTGGTATAAATATTTTTGGCATTTACTATAATCATTTAGAATATAAAACAAGTGTTATACAATCTAGACAAAATTATAAGGTAGAAAATCAATTATTAAATCCTGCCAAAAGCGTAACGTTAACTGGTTTCCCTGTAAAAGTAGGATCTGTAGAAAGTGTTTCTCCAGATAGTGTAATAGAAGTAAAATCAGTTTTACAGAATTTATCAGATTTTTTAGGAATTGCTACTAATACAAAAATTCAAAATTCATACATATATAAAAAAATTGAAATAAAACCATATGGAGATTTATTTAATTTAAATTATAGTTACATTAATTATAATTATGTTAATTTATCAGATGTCAATGAGTTTTATAATGGTGATATTTTAATTACTTTATCAAATTGCACAAGAGTTTTAGATTGGATGAGTCAAGATGGTTCTTTAAGAGTATTGGCTCACACAAGATATGAAGAACAATCTATAAACAGTGCGTTAAGACATGGTGGTAGTATTAATAACCAATATTATAAAGTAGATGCAAATCCTGATTGGGCTTTAGGTAAGTTTTTTGAAAGATCGGCTGATGGAAAATATACATTATTAGCAGATAATAAATATGAATATTATGCCTATAATAAAGATTATAATAAAAATTCAATTGAACAATTTAAAACTGTAATCCCAATAACCTATAATTATTGTTCAGATTGTTTAGGAGAATTTACAAATAAAATTATATTTAGTCCAAAATCATTTGATGAAGAATCTTTTGATTTATATAGAGTTAATTTAGTAAATGATTCTATAACAATACCTGCACATAGAGGATCTATAACAGGTTTAAAGTATCAAAATAATTTATTGCTAGTTCATACTGAAAATAGTTTGTTTATATTACAACCTAATCCTCAATCGTTGAATACAGATGTAAGTCAAGTATATTTAACCACAGGCGGGTTTCTTAGTTTACCACCATCTGAAATAATACAAGATGATATTGGATATGCTGGCATGCAGTCAAAACAACACTGTTGCGAAACACCTAATGGACACGCTTGGTGTGATCAGAAAAGAGGTCAAGTATTTTTGTTTAATGTTAAGTTAGAAGAATTATCTCACGAAAATAGTGGGATGTCTCAATGGTTTAAACAAGAACTTCCTTCAGCTATGTTACAGTCGTATTATGATGTAATGGAAAGTGATTATCCGAATACAAGTACTTATGATTTTGTCAATAATGGTGTTGGTTTAATAATGTATTATGATCCTAGATTTAAAAGGTTAATCATATCTAAAAAAGATTATAAACCTGTTAATTTTTCAGCTAACGATAATGATATTTTAGGTAATGTATATCATGTACCTAATGAAAATAAATGGTATTATATTGCTACAGAATCTTTAAACATACCTGTTTACTTTTATGATACTATAGCTTTTGAAAACAAGTCATGGACAATATCTTATTCTTTTAATACTGGTAATTTTACATCTTGGCATTCCTATAGACCAATGGCTGCTTTTTCTGACAGTTATAATTATTATACTTTATCAGTATCTGATTTCAGCTTAAATAGAATATGGAGACATAAACATATAGGTAATTATCAAAAGTATTATAATGTAAAATATGATTTTGTAATTGAATGGATGACTTATGATTCATCAACAGATGTTTTTTCATCTATATATTACAATGCTTATACAATGCAGTGGGATGAGCTGAATAAACAGTGGTTAGTTCCCACCAATGATAATGATGTTACTTTTAATAGAGGTATAGTTTATAACCATGAACAAAGTTCTGGTTTATTCAACTTAACCTTAGTAAATCAACAATTGAATCCATACTCTTCATTAAATACTTCTAACTTAAATAAAACAGTTATTAAAACAGATAATACTTACAAAATATCTGGTATATATGATTTATTAGTAACTCGACCAGCTTTTACATCTGCTTGGGCAAACGTTAGCGGATATCCTGGATACATAGATCAAGTTCCTAGAGCTGCTGGTTATAACTTTAATTTAAGCGCTTATGAAGTAGGTAATATAAAAGATAAACATGTATATTGTAGATTATTTTATAAACCTGCTCAGGATTATAAAAAGGTAGTACATTTAATTCAAACAAATGAAATGCGTTCAATACGATGAAAAATAAAAATTATAATTTAGGTGGACCTTTAGACCCACCCGTTAAAACTTTAAACAGACCTTATAAAAAAAGAGAACCTTATTATATAAATGTAAATAAACCGTTAATGGAATACCATCCTCCAAAATTTATTGATCCGATGAATGTATATGAGGGATTTAACGAAAGTGTTAATAAACAAGCAATAGCTAACTTAACACCTTTACCAACAGATACAAGTGTTAAATCTAGATCCACAAATAGATTTAGAGAAAGAGCTTTAGGTGGTTTAACTACAAATGAATCTAATTTAATTGAAGCACTTATTAAAAATTTAGATAAACCTACAGCTAGCTTTAGTAATCAACTTAGTATGGGGGGTAAACCACCAAAATATTATTTAGATTATAATAAATCTACTGACCCTAATATTTTAAAGAAAGCACAATTAGAATTACAAAAAGCTGGGTTATATAAAGGAAATATAGATGGTAAATATGGACCAATGACTGAACAAGCTATTTCAGAATATAACTTACAATCTAATGGAGAATCTATATCTCAAAGTATGGAACTTCTTGGTAATAATTGGAATAGAGTTCGTAAAGTTGTATCAGATAAACAAAATAAAAATATTCAAAAATTAGACGGTATAACATTTGATTCTAATACAAGTAGACCGTCAGCCGACGGAACTCACATGATTGTTAAAGATGAAAGAACTGGAAAAGATTACGGTGTACGTAGAAGAAAATCAGATGGTTCTTATAGTTGGTATGGTAAACAAGACCCTAATGTTATAGATGATGCAAATCGTCATTTTATGGAAAATAATTCAAAAAGTCAGGATAATAAAATGTTAATTGCTCATAGCATGGGTGGGCAAATATTATCTTCGTTAGCTGGATTAGTGCCTGGAGTTGGTGGTGTGTTATCTACTGCGGTTAATGTAATAGATCAACAAATTGATAAAAGTAATCCTGCTACACCAGAAGTACCCAAAACACAGTTGAATACAAACATATACGGTCAAATGGCTCATGGTGGAATGATTACTAAAAACTTTAAACAGTATAATACTGGTAGTCATGCTTCAGGAAATGATTTAGCTGTAAACGCTAAAGGTAATCCAGCTCAAGGGAATAATGTAGTAACTGTTCAAAATAAAGAAAATGCTTACACAAATACAAAAGGAGAATCCTATGTATTTTCAGATGTTTTAGTAAATCCATTAACAGGTAATCATTTTAATAAAGACGCTGCTAAAATTAATAAAAAATATTCTAAAGCTGATTCTTATAAAGAAGAACAAAATGCTTTAGAATTTTCTATGAATAGATTATCTATGTTAAATGAGATTGTAAAACCTAAAGAACAATCTACACAATTATTTAATGGTGGTCCT